CGTCTAAGTTGTCATCATTTTTAATAATGTCAATTATTATACTTTTTAGATGGTTGTATTTAGCTTGCACAGAACGATCGTCAATCTTTATATTTGCATAGGTAGGTTTAGTTACCCAAGTGTCTTTAAGTATTGAATATACTCCGCTAGACGTTGCAGGATTGTCTAAATCTTCTACATATACCTCAACAGGGTGTCCAAATAAAGATAACTCATGTTTTTTATTAAATAGCGACTTCTTAGCATCTAAGAATTCTCCAACAATAGGACAATTTTTATGTATTCTGTCATAATCGACTATAACGTGTAAATCAACATCTGAATACTTTGTATAGTTAAAGTTAGCCGAGGAACCAGTAAAGACTATATCTGAAACATCATGTTTGTCTAAGTCTACATCTAAGAAACCTATAAAGAGATCAGCTATTTCTAATAACTTATCTCTAACCTCTTTCTTTAATATGAAATTATTCCAGAGTTTAGGATTGAGTACCTTATGATACTCAATCCCTTTTATCTCATGAATTAGTCTATTTATATTAGGTAACATCATTACCCTCCTTACTATATAGTCCAGAAGTTTACTATCCTAGGTATGATTGACGGAATCTCAGCACCTCTTACTAACAAAGTACCCCCTCCGTAGAGAGCTCGATCTACGGGGTCTATTTCTTGGTTATCATCACTACGTACCCATGTTGTATCCCCAAACATAGATTCAAAAGTAGCAGTTACAGTGTACTCTGTCCCAGAACCTCCCTGCATCTTGACAATAGAATGTGCAGGTATTTGAGATCTCACATCCCCCGTAATACAGAAATTAAAGTAGCTTGATCCCCAAGTTTGAGTATTCGGTGTTACAGCTGTCCATGAATATGCCATTATTTAATCTCCTTAAATTATAGTTACCCCCACAAGGAAGTAACGCTAAATATAATATAAAAATTAAAAAAAATAGAGGCTTAAAAAGCCTCTAAAAAATTATGAAGAAAAGAGTTAACCCCTATATATCTTAAGGGCAGTCTTATGCGGAACTTTAACAGGAGATTTACCTGTCTCTATAATAGAGTCTGTTAAACAGTTAATTACTTCTCCAGATTCAAAAGTATTTATGTAATAGACAGGTCCTGTATAAAGTACAGACATGAGAGCTACAACTTGTTTATAGTACTCCTTATACAAAGCTTTAATTTCATCAGTATCATCGATACCGTATACGTATATAGAGTACACTGGAGCTATCACAACTTCACTATTAAACTCAGTAGGGTCAACCATCTTTTCAAAGTTAAGAGACGCTCTAACACAAGGCTTCTGTTCTTTATTCGTTACAAAAATTGTATTTTTTTCTAAATTTATAATCATGCTATTTTCCTTTCCAAACTAAATTGTTATTGATGTCTAATTCTATTTTCTTAGTGTTAAACCTTAGAGATCCAACGTACATAAATCCATGAACTCCTAAGGATATTTGAGACTTATGTACTAATTTTACATCTATCCTATGAAGCGTGTTAAAATACTCATCTAAGTATATCAAGGTAGGGGCATCTACGTAATAGAGCTCTCCTAACACACTACCAGTACCTTCACCTAAATCAGATACTAGGGGAAATTTACCCATATGGTACATTATAAAGGCATCCTCAGTAGTAAATTCTCCCTTATAAATGACTTCTGGCTTGTCTATCATATCATGAAGCATGAAATTCTTTTTCATGTTGCAATACAGGAATACTGGAAATGAAACTCCTTCGTTTTCTGATATGAATTTTAAATTATCTAGATTGTAGGTCATTGTTACACCTTCAAAAAGAAATCACTATTTTCATTAATACATTTTATAACTGACGAGAGATGTTCCTCATGTAAACATCCTAACTCTTCATCAAAGGAACTAAGTTCTAGAATATCTAAAACATAAAATACGTCATCTAAGGTTATTATTCTTTCTATAACCTCTCCAGAGTCGAAATTGTATAAAAAGCTAACCCCTGTATCCGAGTTCCGTGCAATTCCATGTTCGTATAAACTGGTATCTGGAGAGTCTCCCAGATAATCATCACATTCAGACAGTGCTTGAAACATTACCCAACCCTTCTTCTAACTACAAATACTTAATCTGGGAAATCAGAACCATCACCTTCTGACATATAACATGACATGTCTACCCTCTCTACTATAAAATCACTCATAGTTACCATAGGCTTCCCCTCAGCCAACTCTGAGATTATAAAGTCTAGAACTACTGAACCGTCAGCATCAGGTTTAAGTTTTATGATATATGCAAAGATATCAAAATTAATGTTTATACAATTTCCGTCGTCATGAGCACTGATACTCATGAAATCCTTAGTATTTATTAAGTAATTCTTAGCTCGTATTAACATGTCTGCTCCTATTTTAACATTTCTAATAACATACGTAACTTACCTTGGAGTATTTTAGATATCTGTAACTGATACCTCAAAAGGTATTCGATATCTTGGACACTAAAATCATTAAGTTTTTCTAATACTTCTCCGTCACTCATAAGAGGAGTCCAGATAGATATCTTGGAAGGGGGAGTGTTTCTATTACGTCTCCCCCAGATAACCTTTGCCATATTAATCCCTCAACAAGTCCATATTCTCTTCTGTAAATTTCTCAAATTTAGGATGATTAACTATTTTAAGTAACATGTCCTTAGATGACTTTATTAAATCCTTGAGTAGTAATATTTTGAATTCATCTTTGAGTTTGAAAGAGTATTCTAGGATATTTGTTAATTGAACATCATTAGATTTTAACGCTTGACATACTAAGGCGGAGACTAATGCAAAACTTACATCAGGTTTTGTAGGAACTTTAGTACACTTCCCTGCTAAGATTGTTTCCATATTCGGAAGCTCTCCATACAATCGAGTATACGTGTAAAACTCATGAGCTGTACTGTCTCCGATAGTACCTGAAATGAGACTCATGGCTCGTTCTAAATCCAAGACACTCAGGATACTGTTAACCTTCTCCCATGTTCTAGGAGTACAAAAAGAATTTTCATCATTGGAAGGGTCAAACTTGTGGAGGTCGGCACCTTGCCTCCAGTTTAAGAATCCCATAATCCTACTGTCAAATCCTCTAGGAAGTGCCCATGTTTTCCAGTCATCGAAATCTACGGATACGTCTAAGTGGACAAGTCTATTTCCTAACGCTTTAGACATCTTGTAAGCTACTGACTTATCTGTGACTCTATTACCTGCACACATTATTAAACAGTTGTCTGGAATTAAGTGTTCTCCGAGTCTTCTATCTAGGACTATTTGATAAGCAGACGCTTGAATGCTTGGAGCAGCTGCTGATATTTCATCTAGGATTAGGATATTTATAACATCAGGACTGTCATCCATTTGGAATACCAAAGGTTTTAACCATATTGCTAAAGTTTTGTCATCATTCGGAACTGGGATACCTCTCAAATCTACTGGACTGTAATTTACAAGTCTTATGTCAGTAACTTTTACTTTCTTACCTAGCCTTTTCTCTAAAGTTTCTCCTACTTGCTTCATGGCTTGAGACTTCCCTACCCCTGGAGATCCCCAAAGCATTATTGGTTCAACATCCTTAGGTGATGTAGCAGAAGTACAATAGTCTGCCATTAAATTAATTAATTCATTAACCCTGATTTTACTTGAAATGTTAGCCATGTTTTTCCCCTTTTTCTACATAATAATTAAACTTAAACTTTTTTTAAAACCTTACCTAATTAGAATAGCAGATTATTTTTAATAAGTCAATACTTGGATTCTCAATTGTAAACTAATGTGAATTTAAACTTTTTCTGTATAGTAAGCCCACTCAAATCCGCCAGAAGTTTTACGTTTACCTTTACAACATCTCCTAATACATGAACATGATGAACCTACATCCAAGGAAGCTTGATTTAAACTTTCGTATATAATGCCCTTGGTCAAATTAATAACTTTTTTAGGTCTAGTGGAAACGGGAGAGGGAAGTATCTTGGAATAGCTTATACTTTCATTATAGTAAGCCCATATAAAATCTCCAGCACTCCCGTACTTACCTTGACAACATCTATAAAGACTAACTCTATCAACACCTGTTTCAGAAGAAGCTTTAGATACACTAACGTATACTTCCAAAGTTGTTAAATTTATAACTTTTCTCTTATTAGGATTAGATTCTCCTATTCGTCTATCTTGTTCTGAAGTATGTGGATTTTTTCTACCCATTTTGGCATCACTTATCCTCTTTTTAATATTGTCAGGCATTGTTTTACCGAAGTTAGGATTAAGAGACCCTCTGAAGGATATACTCATTTTTCTTTTTACATCCTCCGAGCGTTTACATCCTAAGTTAGTTTCAGCTAGAGGTCTACTGTTGTAACCAAGTGTATATGAATTTTTAGAATCTATGTAAAATTGCTCCCTAGCCGTTATTAATTTTGAGTTGATACCCAAGTCCTCAGTTAGTTGGATACATTCTATAACTTCAAATATAAAACTATCTTTCCCATACTTATTGTAAGCCCTCTGGAGTTTAATACTATGATGTTTCCCCTTATTGAGGTCACAGAAATGCTCGTATTTTCTATGATTCATGCGTATTGAACTTCCTACATAAACCTTCCCGTTTATAGTATTCCGTATTTGATATATTCCTACTTTATTAGACAATACTAGACCTCTCTTAATTTAATGTGAGTTCAGGCTCTTCCTATATCTTAGATAAGATGTGGTACCGAAAGGTGCTTTAGGAATATGATCATCGGTAAACAAGAAAAGAGTGGGAATTCCCTCAGAAAGTTTATATGAATTTCCAAACCCACACTCCCCATCGGATAAAATAACAATTCCAACGATACCCTGCATGTCTACGACATCGGTATCTTTAAGAAATCTAAAACATGCTTCGAAGTCAGTTCCTCCTCCAGAATGAGGTTTATTTTTTATAACATCCTTGACATCCTCAAATTTTTCAAAGTTGTGTATAGCTGTATCGAAGTATCCCAAATACCCACTCATGGATCCAAATTGATTGATAGCTCCCACAATTTCAGAATACGCATCTGAAATATCTTGCTCACTCATAGATCCTGAGATATCTATAAAGAATGCTATATTTTTAACAGTCTCTTCTTCATCATTAAAATCAGGTAGCAGGCATTCAGACATGGAATATAATCTCTTATCTGGAGGGTTAAAAGAGTAGTCTGCTACCTCAGGTTGGATAAATTCAGAGAGCAACTGTCTCCAATCCTTTTTAGGAGGTTGAAGATTAGCTAATAAATCCTTAAGGAATGAAGGAGTTTTCCCCTCCATCTTTCCAGCAGCTAACTTTGCTGCATCTTCCATCCTTTGTTTCCACTCGTCCTCAGAGACTTCACCCATCTCACAGCCTTCACCATCTTTATCATCTGGATCACCTTGACCTTTGGCAGGATCCTTGCCCCATTGACCATGGTCATCTAATGTTTTCATAGCTTTGCCCTTGCCTTCACTAATTTGTTGGGCTATGTCATTATAAATAGCTTCGGAACACATGCCGTCATACTTTTTATCATATAAACAACCCTCAGGCATCTTGAATGTATCAGCTTCAAATTCTTTAAGAATAGAGTGTATGGCGAAATCACTTGCATAGTTGAAAACCATGTGATCTCTTGTACCTTTTCTTCTAATATGACCCAATGCAATATGCATAATTTCGTGAGCCATAACCCATTTTAATTCTCCCATGTTCATTTTATCAAGGAATTCAGAATTGAATATTATCTCACTCCCATTAGTAGCAGCCGTTTCAATGGAATCGTCAATACGATACTTCAGCCAAAGACTCAAACATCCAAAGAAACAAAACTCTTTATGCATAAGCTTACTCTGAGCTAAAAATACCTTACGTTGCAATTGTTTTAAATCGGAAGCCATGTGTGTCTCCTTTAAATTTACCCTACAAATAAAGATTAGCATATAAACAAGCTAATGTCAACATGCTAATCCTTATTTACTAAGTTATTGTTACAAACTCATCTCGAATTTCCAGTTACCACTATTATGAATTGAATAAATATTATTTTCTTCTAATATTTGATCTGCTGTTTTATCATCTGAATACGACTTTGGAAACATTTCTTTCAGTTTATGTTTTTGGTATGTCTCTCTCGAGTATATGGCATGCTTCCCAGTCTTCATATATTTAAGTTGTACTCCAGTATCCTTAACAAACTTGAATCCGTTTTTAAAATATACTGAATCTTTGTAGTTAGGGGTCCAGTCCCTATCACAATATGTTATTATTTTTGTATAATCTTGTAGCCTACACCTATTAATACTATGTTTCAATAGTTTTGAGAAACCTCCAACACATGAAGAGTTTAGTAGTGTAGCAAATCTAGCTATTTCTATGCCTTCTTTATGTTTACGAAAAGAAATACATGAAACTAACTTAGAACCTTCATATAGCCCTAAAGCAAAGTTACTATTAACATCCCCATGTAGATGATTGTTATCAAAGAAATCTCTTCTTTCTTTTATAGAGACTTCTTTAACTTTAAGTTTTCTAGCTTGATATCTAATTTCAGATTTTCCCAGACATGACTTGATCATGGACTTAACAATATCTAAATTGTCATGTTCCCAAACATGATATAGCTTAATCCCTTTTTCTAAAGCTAAGTCTGATTTCATTTTATGATAGTGTTTATCTTTATATTTAGAGCTATGGTGGTAAGTTCCATTATATTCAAATCCAATATTTAATTCTAGAGTCAGTATGTCAATCTCTTTAGGAGTTATTATCCTTCTATCATTTAATGTTATCACAAAACCTAAAGATTCTATTAAATCAGATAGAACTTTCTGGGAAGCCCCAAATTTAGCAGGAAAACATTTAGGACACTTTATAACTCCACATAGGGCATGTTTGAAGATAGTTCCACAAGCCTCATGTTCTATACTATAGTTAGACCAACTTAAATAATCCCCAGTACTACTTCTATTAAAAACACCCGTGTAGTCTCCTAGAAGAGTATACCCTTTATTCTTCAATCGGATGTTCCATAAATGTTCTACGGCACCCATGCGTTTCGAGATACTCTGTTTAGATATCTTTGAACACCTCATAGCATGATAGACTCCGTACCTTCTAAAAGTTGTACTCCTCTGTTTATTTTTCACATCCTCATTTTGATTAGGAGACGGATACCCGTATTTAAGAATGTTTGTATCTCGCCCCTGCTGAATTATATCTATATTCTGGAGAGAACAAGGATACCCATATTTGAGAATATTTGTTTTCTTAATCTTATCTTTTATCTCTGGAGATTGATTAGGATATTCATACCCGTATTTCAACATATTAGTATTCTTACCTTTATCTCTAAATTTAGAGACTTGGAGGGTATAGGGAACTCCATATTTTCCAATGTTAACTTTTTCGTTTTTAACATGTGCAAGTCTTTTTACTTCGGACGAACTTCTAAGATTAAAGTTAAATAATAAGAAATATTTTTTAAGAGTTATATCACTTATTCCCCAAATAGTTGCTAGTTCTACGAAGGATTTCCCACTTTTATAATCTTCGTGGATATCCAACCAATCTTCTCTATCAGTTTTAGAATACCATATTCCATTCTTAGCTTTGATACAACCGAAATGGGGATTAAGTTTTACAGGCATTCTTTCCCTAACTATTAATTTTAGGACGGCTGATCTATCACGAATGTGCATATTAAAATTAGTAAAATATTTTTTTAAAATGTTTCTACAAATTCCATGCATGCTGGATAGTTCTACAAAAGATTTCCCACCTAAATACTCAGCATAAATACCTAGCCAATCTTCTTTATCGGTCTTAGAGTATAATTTACCGTCCTTAGCTTTTATAAATTCTTTTGACAATCCAAACTCCCTGATATTTATGTATACTAATCTTACCACATAATTAAAGGCATGTCAATGGGTTATCTACTCATCTCTTTAATCATCATTATCTTATTCAAGGTTTTTTCTGGAATATGCTTCTGATAAGCTTTTATTAAGTCCACATACTCCATAAATTTATCTATATTCTTTAATATAAATTCCTCACTCAGTACATTATTGTATATGACTAAAGATTGGCTTAATAGCTTAAAGTGTTTACTAATTATTTCATCACTTAATTTATGATAAGAGATAAGTTCCCAAACTACGTTATTATTAAACATGTCTAAGAATTCTAAATCTATGACATGTTTATTGTTGGATATATAATGCCAGTCTACTTTATTTCTTATAGCTTGTAGCTCGGATATATTTAATTTTTTCCAATTCTTTAATAGATAATCCGATCTAATCTTTCTCATTGGGACTCCTAGTAACTACCTGAATGGATAGAATTTTACAAACAACACATTCATGAAAAACAACTACGTAGACTCCAACAGAGTCTACTATCTTTCTTATATGTCTAATAAGATACCTATGTTTACAATTTTTCATGAAAATCTCCTCTCCCATTTATTATAACATATATAAGAGAGGATTTCAAGAGGTTATATGTCAGTTCCTATTATCTCCATCTCAGTTATAGTGACGTAGTAGATATTACTGCAAGATCCCACCATATTATTTATTCTAAAATAGCTATAATTTGCGTTATTGGGAAGATCAAAGTCTTGTTTAACTTGAGAGTTAAGTACCTGATTAGTTTGAGTATCTAGTATTGTCCAGATAGTTCCATTATTACTTCCTTCAAACGTCCATGCCTTCGGAAATACTACACTAACAATACCACCGCCCATGAATAATGTATAAGAACTTATTGATTTCGGTGAACTGAACTGATACTGTAGCCATTGAGGTGTACTAGACGAAGGGTTGGAAAACCAAGAGTCATCAAAATTACGATTAAAAGCCATCCATGCACGAGAACCCATACCATAATTAGTAGAACTAGCATTAACTTCACCACTGGGTAGAATATAACTTGTCATTATAGGCACCTGATTTATAGGATTCTGGACTATCTCGGTCATTTTAGAAAGAAATCCAAATAAACTAGGTTTAATCATACCGTACACTCCCCAGCAAGCGTTACACAGTTTACAGCATCTACAAGAAGAGAAGCTATAGCATTAACTCCAGCAGTCTTAGTATGGAGACTGTAACTTTGGACTACCATGCCTCCAGTACCCACAATTGTAATTTTTCCAACCCCTACCTGTTTAACTAAGCAAGAAAAACCGACACTTAAAGTATTTGGAACATTTAAAGTGACATCTAAGGCAGAGTCTATTCTTATTATAGAAGTGTTATCCAAGTCTAATAAAGTATAACTATCTGTTTTATCGGATATGCTAGAAAGAGGGTTATTTAAGTATGTGTATAAGGTATCGAAATCAGCATTAACTTCACCAGCAGAAGCTTCGGTATCTGGAGTAAATGTATAAGGTTTTCGAATTACAGGCGACTGTATTAATTCTAAATATTCACACTGAGCCCAATTAGTATTTATAGATGTCATGTATATTCTAAAAGAAGAATATGAAGTGTTACTAGCCACATTAAAAGTCTGTGTTGGACTGTCTACATTCCAAGTTACATTTGTAAAAGTAGCTAGGTCTATCCAAGTTCCATTAGATCCATCAGTTGTGTTGTTAGAACCTTGGACTTTAAAATTAGTAGGGGCTCCTTCAATAGTGTTTATTCCAGGTGGGGGGAAAGGCATACCCTTATGGACTACCGCAGTATACTTAATGGAATCGAGTTTATAATTCCCAGTAGTTTTATATCCTATATATTGAGGGGTATCCCCCGAGCCAGCTATCCATGTATGACCGTATCCAGTAAGAGGTTCAAAAGCCATCCATGGATGATACCAAATACTCCCACTAAACTGGGAAGAACTTGAAAAAGCTAATCCACTAGGCGTGGTATTACTTGTCATAACTGGAACGAAACTAGATGTCATATATTTTCCCCCTTCACACAGTGTTAGCTATATTTATAATATAAACTAAATCAAGACAATATCAACAAGTGTTTATTAAACACTTGGATTACTACGTATATCTGTATCATAGCCTTTTATATTATAGATATAATAAAGAAAAGGTAGAGTGAGTATATGATTAAAAGAATTATATCAGTCATACTAATAACTATCTTTGTTAACGCAATTCCAGCATTCAGTAAGAATACTAACAGTTCTTTTAAATCAGTTACAGTAGGGGGTGTAATTGTTAAAGTTATAACCACTAAACCCTCGAACATTAAAGAATCCAATACTTTAAAAGGTTATACGTCTGGAATAAATGCTTCATACTTCAATGTTAATACTCGGAAAACTATAAAATATGGAGACTACCGCAGACCTTTCATAGTTTTTAAGAAAGATAAAACTATATTAATAACAGACGATAAGAAAGACGTGCTAGAAGGAGACTCTCCAGTTTCAGCAGGGTCATGGCTCGTTAAGGACAGCGTACAATATTCAACACAAGATAAATTTAGCAAACAATTTAAAAATGCAAGAGTTCCTAGGACATGCTTTGGTATGGATAAAGAGGGAAATGTGCTATTAGTTACTATATCAAATGCAAATCTAACTAAGGCTTCAAGTATCATGAAGAAACTAGGATGTATTAGATCAATAAACATGGATGGTGGAAGCTCAAGCACTCTTAAATACGAAAGCAAGATGAGATTTGGTGGCGGAAGAAGGGTTGCTAATTATATAGTAGGTATTTCATAACCTAAATTACTTTCTAAGCACTCTATTGAATCTCTCCTATGCTTAATAAGATACTTTATAAATTTTATGCTATTCAAATCATTACTTACAAGTAATACTCTAGTAACGGTTTCTCTCTTATCGTGTTTATTAAACCTAATAGGACTACTGCTATCTTTAAAGCAAGTAGTGGGGTTTGTCAAGATAATATCAAACTCTTGACAAAGTTCTTCAAGAATATCAAATTCTAACGGACTTAAATTAGAGATATATGCCTCAAACCTTTCCAAACGAAGAACCTCCCCTTCATACTTATAATATAAAAGGGAGTTATCAACTCTAGAATATGTTATTCGGTCATTAGATTAATGAATATTTAGTTATAATATTGTGATTTTTTAGAATGATACCAGCCTTATGCATGTAATTAGATCCTACGATAGTTAATGGATTCTTAACCACATATTCTAATAATTTAACTCCATTTTTAAGTTCTATTATAAATATAGTTTGTGTTGGGATATGCTTAGAGTGGTATACCAAATCTCCAGCTGGAGTATTACCTGCGTATTTTAAATCCGTAGAGTCTATAGCATATTTTAATTTTAACAAGTTATCTAAAGTCCCGTTTCCTACAATAAGAATACGTTTGTCAACTTGTTTCTCTAAGAGATATTTTAAAGAACCTAACTCAATATGAACACTCTTGAGACTATCCGTTAAAACGTAGTTCATGAAATGATTATTTATATCAGAAGATGACTTCATGACAGCCTTATCTATAGTATTCATATCAGAAGGCTCATCATATATAAGTTCTCGAACAACTCCAAGATCATGCCCATATTGAATATAGACTGGCTTAATCTTCTCTACGGGTATATTTCCACTCAGCTCGTCTACGCTAAATTCTATATCCTTATCGGTTAAAGATATTTGAGAAACTAAACTAACAATACTACTATTGTAAATATTTCTAGCAACTCTTTCACCGTATTTAGCCAATTGCTTTTTATAGCCACTCTCAGGAAGTATTTTTAATTGATCTTTAAATGATTGTATGTACTTTTCCATGCCTTGTCTCCTTAATTCATTAATTCTAATGCTTTTTGTACGTCTATAAATTTCCATGTCATTAACTCTTGCTTAGTTATCCTTAATCTAGCACATAGGGAGTTAATCCTTTTATCAAATAATTTCCAACTAGTCAACAAACACCTCCACCGTGAAAGTAGTAAGACCCTCAAAAGTAGCTGTGGTAACACATCCACCGTAATGACAAATACGGTCTAGATTTTCGAACGAATAATTATTATCACAGAATGTAACTAAGTTTGAAATATCTCCATCGAGTTTAGCTAGAAGTTTTTCTTCAGAACCTCTGAACAAAGTTACTAAGTACTTTTGAATAGTTTTATTTCTACTTGCAATACGATGTACTTTTAGAGTTCCGTTAACTTCTGATACTTTCATAAAATAGTCCTCTTAATTAACCTTACTTAACTAGTATACACTATCTTTGATATAATTGCAAGTCTATGTAACAGTATATTAAAAAAATATTCTTTTTTTAACTACCATGTGCCTACTTGTTATTAAGTAATATAGGGAATCCTTATACCCATCTATTATATTTATACGTAGTCCTTTAGGGAGTTTACATAACTTCAGTCCAATGATATCATTTCTGGATTCATTGGTAGTTGAGTTTATATAAAAACCAAATTGACGTAGTATTGGATTTATTATTATTTTAAGTAGACTCCTATGACTTACTAAAGTGTACACTCCAGAAGTGTCTGCTTTGAATATTAGTCCTAGATGAAGATTCAGATAGTCCTCCTATTCTGAAGAGGCTTCTCAGTCCAAATTAATAGACCTCCCTTATTTGGCTCTACCAAGTCTGCCGTTGCATTATAGTTATCTTTCTTCATGAAGTATACCCATGCCTTACTTCCATTACTCAATGTTATGATATCTCTATCATACATATGAGGGTACCCCTCAAGCTGGTCTAATCTTTCAAAGGTATCCCCAGAGACTTCATAAAGTTCGCCAAGGACTACGTTACCACCCACATCATCCAACATAAGTGCAGGGTAGTATCCTAAGTCCAACATCTTAAATTTAGTAGTAGTTTTAAATGTTCCAACATACTTAGAGTCTCCTAAAACTTTGTTATTTCTAAATCCTTTTTTAAGACTTCCATATACAAACACTAACGCAGGATTTTTATACTCAGGCAGCCTACCTCTCTGTTTATTCATATCTTCCAGCTCCTTCATAAATTTAATCACTTTATAATTATAGATGACATTGAATACAAAGTCAATGTCATCTACTAGACATGTAAACTTAATGTTACAATCTAACCACCATGTTCAGATTCCATTTTTTTAAGATAAGTATAATAAAGGGGAATCTCCGAAAGATGAGCTAGTGCTATAAGTTTAGCCACTTCTTTATTTGTAGTATGCTCCATTTCAACTTTAATACCCATGGCTAATTGTTCTGGATCAGGTTTTACTTCATCCTCAGAATAGTGTCTAAATCCTAGCTTATCCAAATACTCCTGAATTTCATCACTAGGTTCTTTATTTTCTTTTATTATCTTTTTAAGTTTACCTAGACTCATGGAATCCACCTCTCTTTTTATATCCTCATTTAGAATATAAAGAGGGTCAAGTACCCATGATATTTCTTTAAAATAATTTTTACCGTTTATAACACATTTCTTCATCTTCTCAAGGTACCTGCCTAAGAAAACCTTAGCTTTAGGATTTAACTCTAAAAATTCTCCCATAGGAAGACTACACTTCTTCCCACTGTTACAAAAAGTACAGGCGATGATAAGATTATCAAGAGAAGCTATCCCCTCAGAAGATTTAGGAACTACGTGATCTACACTCATCTTTCTTTTCTCAGAATAATGATTTCCACAGTACGCACAGGCTACCCTAGCTTTGATAGCATACTCTTTCAACTGTTTCTTTATGGATTTTGCAGACTTTTTTACGGGTTTCTTCTTATAGTTCCCCATGATTTACCTACCAATCTCTATCCATATCTACCACTACTGGAATTATAAAGTTAGGAGAACATCCTTTAGAGGCTTCCAACTCTTCTTCAGATTTAGGAATATCTCCTTGGATAACTTTACCGCATTTAATACATTCAATTCTATTTTTAAAGAAACCTACATACTTTTTATGGTATCTATCTTCACACTTACAATCTTCTTTTACGGATATATCCATAGTTTCAACTAGAATACAACTAGAACATGTACCTAGGTAATTGGGAATAATCTCTTTCCCACATTCTTTACATTTCATTGGTCTTATACCCCCTCATTCCTATCTCAAGTATTTTCTTTAATTCATCTCGTTGTCTTTTTAATTCTATTATAAAAGTGTCGTCTTCGGAGTATTTTCCCTTAGCTAGATAACTTTCTAAGTTACCAATATCTTTAGCTAAGTCATTAAGGTATCCTTCTTCGAATTCCATACTTAAATATGCCCCTATTATTTTATTTTCATGGTATCCTAAATAACTTACCATGTTTCTAACCTCGGAGACAGTACGCTTTTTACAACCGTCTCGAATAACTGTACTTAGATTTCTCCAATTTATTAATTCCATAAGTTAATTAATAATGTTTCCTTTCCACTAATCCCTTGATTGACTACTTACAAATAGTATAACATAGTGTTAAGGATAATTCAAGTAGGTGAGGCTAATTATTAAGATATGTTAAACAAAAAAAGGATAAGTAACCTCATCCTTTTATTAGTATTTAATTTTTTAGAGTTACCCTGGGATTTAATTCCCCAGTAACTATCTTATTTAAGTACCATTGGGTTTTTTCCCTTATGAAGTCAGCACAGTCGTCTGGTTTTATCTTAGGATAGTATGGGATGAAGCAGATATCGATCTTTCCAACACTTGAAGTTTTAGGGTTTTCTTTTCCAAACTGATAATGTGTTTTTAAATTTTCGATAGTTACTTTAGTAAAACCCTCGTTAAATAATAACTTAGCATTTAATTCAAATAGTTTTTCTATTTGAACTTTAGTTATAGGATATTTACCTACTTTCTTAGGAGACTCATACCCCAGCATAGCCGATACAGCCACTCCAATACTCTTGGTATTGCCTCCACCAGTATGTTGAGCATAGTCATCATCCGATGTATTATCATTAGCTTCTATTTTATGATCTCCATGATACACATCCCCGTTTCCAGCTATTATAAAATGGTAATGTTCAAAGTCAGTAGCGTTAGGGGTATACCCTGAAACAGACCAATGATTTATTATACGTCTTCCTGTCATGATCACAATCCTCCATTATTTCTAAGTTTAATAGCTTCCCTATTTTGTTTATAAACATTATCAGGCTCTCTCTCCTGTCTCACTTTTCTTAAATAGAAATCCATAAGCTTAACTATCTCGTTAGCAGACATCTCTTTAATTTTAGCTTCTCCAGTAGCCTTATCAAAATCAACCGCTCCATAGACTTGAGAGATAGCATCATATAAATATCTCTTTAGTTTATTCTCATCTTTGAGAATCTCGAATCCCTCAACACCTCCAAGTACTCTGAGCTCAATATATTTATTATTGTGGAGTCTATTTACGTTTGTAAATTTTTCGATACGGAACTTAGCAACAGAGGCATCGAATTTATTAGAGTGGAGTAGATCATCAAGACTGGAATTCTTAATAGCATCAAGAGTATCTCCCGTCATACTATCCTGATATGAAGTAGCAAAGATAACATGGTCTAAAAGAGATATAGTGTACCTATAACTTTCATCTCGTTCTGGATTGTTGTGTCTAAAGACAGTTTTATAACCTTGTTGAGTAGCTATGATAGTAGATGTTAATTTGTTGTATCCGAGCTTTCCATAATGTTCTATTGTATCGCTTATAAGGCTTGGGAGACTAAAGGAACTACTGGACAATCCTATATGATAACCGCAAGATTTATCAGCATGGAATCCATTCTCAGCTAAAGACGTACATATTCTAGGAATATAATCAATAAAATTTTTATAGGATACTACTGGGGATACCATCTCGACCCCTCCAGAACTCAAAGAACCGTCATCTACGAATTCCCATGATCTCTTACCACTAATATCAAATTCATCCATTTCCCTCATAAGTCTTACAGGTCCAGTATGTTCTATATCATTCATTACAAGATCAGCTTGAGATTCGTCAGAGTCACGCCCACTCCCATTCCCGATGTTATCAGAAACTGGTTGCTCAATTATCATTTCAATACCCATTAATAACTCTGCCTTTAGGGATTTGAGGGTATCTAAAATATTACTTAAATTATGCACATATAGTAGGAAATCTTCAAAGTCTTTTTGTTTAGCCTCTAGGAGCTCTTCGCCTTCTAATCCAGTGTCGTCAATCCAAGCTTCGTCAGGTATATCTTTAAATATTTTTAAGTATTTATTATAGTCTTCTATTATGGTTTCACATTCATTAAGTCTCTTATCTATTTCAGATTTTTGTTCATTTAGAAGGCTATGACTATCTCCACTAATATTAGTATCTAGTTCCTCTACATCATTAGGAAGGTATATGTTAGTTTTCTCGTGTAAGTAGTCAAAACATTGGTTTCCTAGAATATGGTAAATAGTATCTATATAATCGTTAAACTCTACTATTTTAGCATTGAAAGAGTCTGCATCATCCCCAATATAGATGTCGTCCAAATAAGAATCCTGCCCAGAGGATAAATCATCCCCACCCATCAAATCGTTCTCATAAATAACTTCAAGTTCAATAACGAGTTCTATATCTTTAATGATTCTTTGATAAACATTTCTATTAAGACCTTCGTTTAAAAGTCCTTTTCCAAGTTGTCTTATATTCTCTAAACTCATTCTAAAATGGAACCTCGTCTTCTAAACTACGTACATTACGTGCACTATGTATTACACCATTGATTACGTACTGTTCTCCACCTTTAAGAATCTCCGTGACTTTTCCTAGATTAGTTATATCTCCAACTTTTATAGGGGTAGATTCTTTAGCTTTTTCAACTCCCTTATTCCATTGAGCAGTCTTTCTCTTCTCTTTATATTCTTTAGACTTATCCAAGTGACTTTGAGAAGTAGGATTACTAGAAGGAGCTCCTTTATAATTAATACCCCTAACATAAAAGTCAACTAGCTTAACTATTTCTTTAGCAGACACTTCTTTGACAATAACTTTACCTTCGGAATCAAAATCAATACCTCCATAAACTTGTGAGATAGCATCATATAGGTATTTTCTTAGCATACTTTCATTTCTAAGAACTCTAAAACCTTTTCCGCCCCCCAGAACCCTAAGTTCTACATAGTTTTTATGCAATAAGTTTGTATTTGAATACTTACTGTTCATAAATTTAAGCACTTCTGTATCAAATTCATTAGAGTGTAGTATCTCATCAAAACTCTTACTTCTTAGACGATGGCCACCTACCCAACTCATCAATGATTCTGCATAGGAAGTAGTTTCGTCCCTACTATACTTATCATTATGTCTATAAGTAGCTTTATACCCTTGTTGAGTAGCTATTATGTAAGAAGTTAATAAGTTATAACCTTTAGCTTTATAGTAATCCATAATCTGTTTAATCATATCTTGGATATTAAAGTTGTAACTAGACAAGCCTATATGATAACCACAAGATTCATCAGATTCAAAAGATTCTGCATTCAGAGCATTACAGAGTTGAGGTATTAAATTTACGAAATCATCAAAACCTACAACAGGGGATACCAATTCAACCCCTCCCTCATTAAGGGAACTATCTGTTTCATAACTCCATTGACCTAAACCTTCAACCTCAAATTCAGTCATGAGTTCTCCAGCAGTAGTATCTTCAAGATAACGTCTTACGTCATCAGGATCAACACCTCCTTCACTACCTACCTCACTACCTACCTCACTACCTCCTCCAGAATAGTCATCTATAGTTAATTCGACAGCATGAAGAGTATTCTTTTTAGCAGGGTCTAGTTCATATTTTTGATTATATAATTCAATAAGACGATCTCCCAGTACATCTAACAACTTACCCTTAGCCTCAGTTATCTCTTTTTCATAAGTAACTTCCGCATCCTCTGGATAGGTAAAGTTTCCATGTCCTTCACCATAAGGCACTTCAGTATATTCAAGAAAATATTTGTTGGGCATATCTTCAATCTCTGGTATATATCTTTCATATGTATCATAGATGTCTTCACACTCTTGTATACGTTCGTCAAGCTCAGATTCAACGTCATTCTTAAGACGATATAAAGAACCTTCAAAATTTGAACTAAACTCTGTAATATGTGGGACATACTTCTCGCCCTTAGATCTCAGATATTTAAAAGTATCTGGCTTTAACATGTCATAGAAGAAATCAGCTATCTCCTCAAAAGCTTTAAGTTGACCTTTGAAGTAAGACAGGTCAGAACTGAAATCTATCACAGCATCTTGCTCATCAGAGTCTCCGCCATGTCTATAAATGTTATCCCCATTATAAATAACCTCAAGCTCAATACCTAGTTCGATATCTTTAATAATCTTTTGATATACATTTCTATTAAGACCTTCATTTAAAAGTCCTTTACTAAGTTGTCTAATATTTTCTAAACTCATTCTCTATACCTCCATATCTAACAAAGCTTTTATTTTACGAATGTTACTTCCACTTAAATCTCCAACTTCATTGAGTACTTTTTTCAAAGCCCTCTTTAAGCTTGGAACTAAGTATATATTCTCAGAGGTTTCATACCTATCTATAGTATCTAGAACCTTTTTAAGTTGATAGTCTGTAAGTTCTCCATAACTTACTAGCCTAGATAGATATACAGGTTTTCCTTCAAAGAAGTCACTTTTATTTCTTAAAAGATAATCTTTTATTTTACTATCTAAATTTTCTATAAATACGGGAGGCACTGACTCGACTGCTAGACCTTCCCACACTTTAAGAAGTATTCTATCTTTTACCTCGTCAGAAAATTTGAATAAAATATCAACATCTTTAGCAGCTTCCACAACTTCAAAGGTTGCGGATCTATTTATTTTCATAAGGATAGACCTCTCGTTGGATGGGTCTAAAATAATGTCCATAGCCTCACTGTCATTTTTAATCTCAGAATTATATTGACGACTAAAGAATAAATCGCCTAGTACATTAATTTTACTACTTTTAGGTAGTACGTCATATATATCTTTTACTTCATATAGCTTACTATTTCCAAATCCTCCCAGCTTGACAATTATATTATTAAGTCTATCTCCATTCTTGGTATTAGAAATGTATTGAGTAAGGTTAGGATTATCTCCCAGTTCTCCCAAAAAATAAGTACTACCTAGTAACCTAGTTATTAAATACTCTTGATCTTTAGGATAGATTTCTCCGAATATCTTATTATTCTTCATTAAAGCGACAAAATTATCCATATCGAGTTTGCTCCAAGGGAATGCTTGAGTACGATTATAGTTTTTTGGATACTCTAAAAGATGATCTACAAATTCTGGAGATTCTAGCAGAGTACCAAATTTATTATACTCAAAGAGAGCTGTAACGATCCCATCCCCTAATTTTATCTTATTGAGGAGTTTTACTAATAGATTAGGACTCTTGTTTTTAAATATTTTAAGTATTTCAGAGACAGTGTTGGATCCGTCACTGTCTGAGTTTGCTTTTAAGAAATTAAACTCCTGAGAAAGACTATCTTTATTACCTCGACTGCTCTTAGGTAGAAAAGAACGAACTATACTTACAAGTTCTTTAGTTGACGGCATCTCAGCCTCAGAAAATAGTTGAGTAGTAATCATGGCTATTATCTCTCTGAGGGAAGACTCACTTTGAATTGCTAGATACCCATTAACGCCTCCAAGTGATCTAACTTCAACATACTCATCTCGAATAGACACATTAGTATAGTGAGACTTATTGAACATTTCACGAACGAAACCTGAGACACTCTCTTTAAGACTACTCAAAGATTTATTGGATTCAAACTTATCTGTATATATTAAGTCTTCTAGGGTATAATCATCTTCTGGAGTCAAATGACCTAATGCTTTACCAATAATATCTGTAATGGATTTAGAATATCCAGAAGACTCTCTACTAGGCTCTCCTTTTACAAAGAGTCCTCTCTGCTCTTTCTGAGTCGTTAAGAGTAAAGCCATAAGTTGAGAAAGACCTTTTCCCCTATAAAAAGCAAAATCATCTTCTATCTTACGAACTATATGTAGTTTCTTAGATGAGACTCCTATGTGTAGTCCAGTTCTCCCATCCTCAGCAAGAAATCCGTTATCGTTTAAGGCAGTAGCTACTTTTGGAATATACTCTATGAAATCTCCATAAGGCATCTTAGGAGAGATAAATTCAACACCCGAATTACCTAGAGAACCGTCAGGTTCAATCCTCCAACCTCTAAAGTCTCTACCATGATGGTACCCATGAAATATTTCCCATCCGATAGGACTGGACTCATCAAGTATAGAGGCAATGCTAGAGTTCTTTACTAGACTTTCAATAGAATTATCAGACTCTTCCTCAGTTTCAATATCTTTAATCTTTTGAGTATATTCAGCTATTTTTTTCTCCAGACGTTTAATATTCTGAACAACAGTGTAGTCAGCATCTAGGCGTTTATAATCTTGTTTCTTAACATATATTTCATTCTCTAAACCATCAATAAATTTATCGAGATACTCTATACGAGACATATACCATTTTCTAGTTTTTATTTCATCTGGGGTGATAGGAGTTCCTTGCATAGCAATCTCTCTTTGAAGTTTTGAAGTGTCAGCTCGGGTCTCGTCTATCTTCCTCTCGTTGTATGCAATTTCATCTATGAGTGTATCCTGCTTAGTTAAGATAGCATCCATCCAAACTTCACTGTCCTCCTCATAGAGTTCAGCTCCAATGGGAGTTGCAGTACGTTCTAGATCCTTGATATCTGATTTGTACTCTCCAATGTCATTTTGATATCTCTGAATCCTTCTAGATACTGTGTTCGAGTCCTCAGCTTCCCAAACATTCTCCCCACTCTCATGTATTACTTCTATCTCAATACCTAGTATAAGATTAGGAAGTATTTTATCAAGTTGTTTTTTAGGAAGTATCTCGTTTATAGAGTTACGATGAGCTAACTCATTTAGTATATTTTTAATTTTATTAATCATATATTTTTCCCAATAAATGTTAAATCCTATTTAAAATATAAACTAGTTAACTTCTAAATAGGATTATTATATATTAAGTCGTCATACCCACCATGCCCGTCCGTATAATTTTAACTTTCTCATAGCTTCTGAGAAATGGAACTCTGTTAAGTAGTTTTGTCTATCATGAATCCTTCGATGTCTCTTAGCCATCTGACTATCTTTGTAGGAGTGTCGAACACTACCGTCTAATCTCTCAGTACTTAACCAAGAACTATTATTTAAGTACTCATCTGTGTCTACGTCAATAGTGTATTTTCCAATATCAAAATACCTATCCAGATGTGCTATAACTACCCCAACTTCCCTAGCTCTCCTATTGGCATTTACATGCATGTCGTCTTCAGAAAGACATTTTTTAATCTTAGTTAATTTGAATCTAACTATATAAAGAAAGTAATTGAAGTCCCAATCTTCATCATTATAAAGTATAGGAATCCACTGGAACATTCTAACTATAAACCTACCCTGCTTCCTAAAGAAACAAATAACGTCCCAAATAAAAGTGTCATGTATCATATTAAACTCCTTTAGTTCTCCTAAAGCTATCTCAAGCCTCCTTGTCAGTCTAGCACTAGCCATTCTCTTAAAAAAATTAAGCATGTCTTCTCCTATTTAGATAATTCTTTAGCCATTAAAGCCTTCTTGTAATCTTTATTAAACTTCCCTTTCTCGAACTTCTTATAATCTAGTTTAGCTTTCTTATACAAGGATTGCATGAGTTCAAAATCTATACTTTCAATATTACCTACCTTTTTAAAGACTTCATGAAGGAACTTATTTATCTCACTCTCCATATTAGTTTCTAAAGAAACCGATATTTCATGGTTGTATTTAACATCAGGACTTCTTACAAACATCATAAGAGTGGCAGAACTTTTAATCTTACTCATACCGTAAAAATCCATCTCATCCGAAGTGGCTATCTGAGAAAATTTCACGTCCTCATTAAATTTAACAATATCTTGTAGATATTTGAATACTTTTAATTTACCCTCAACTTCTGGTATAAACATGCCCATAATATCTCCTTACGCATTCATTAATTTCTCTAACTCTAATCTAGTAAGTTGTTCTTTTACTATGAAACCGTATATCATAAATGTAGTACAAGCAGACTCAATCGCCAACTTACAAAGATCTTGACTAGACATTCCAGTATCTGCATCTAGTAATCCCTTGTAGCTATTCGTAAATGAATCGTAAGCTATTGATGATATCATATTTTTAGATGCATCTACAAGATTAATAGTTTCCTCTTCGTAATCTTCAAGAGATTTAGCTATCAGAGCAGCCCCGTCTTCGGTACTAAATAAATATTCAAGTAATTCTTTATTAGCCATTATCCGTTTAAACCCAACCCCTCCTCTTCAACACTTTTTAACAGGCTATCTAAGAATGAATTCAAGTTCATGAATGCAGAAAAGAATCCAGACCTGTATCTATCGACTTCATGTTCCATGCCTCTTGCATTTCCAGAAGAACTTATGCTCTTAAATTTATCTAAAACTCCTTCTAACTTTTTAGGAAGATGTTTTACAAGATCTGACATATTCTCTGGAGTATACCTATTAGCATGACCTTGCCTATCACTATCCAGTATTATTTGTAGTTCGTTCTCAATCTCTGTATTAGTAAGACCTTTTAAGGCACATTCGGTTAAGAAATCTTCCATGCTTGTAGGATCAGTTATTCTTCTATTCTTTTTAAAAGTTCCCATGTTTATCTCCTTTACGTATTATTCTATTAATATAACACATAGAGATTATTAAGTCTAGTGTTTAGTTTAGTATTGTTAAGTTAAAGATACAATGAGTCTATCAAGTTCAGTAGCCCATTCTGTTATAATAGCAGTCCTAGCTATCCTAATTAAGTTATTTAAGTTTGCATTCGAAGTATCATCTATTGAAGCATCCTTGGTATTTAACTTAACTTGAAATCTATAATAATCTGATACATCATGTAGTTTACCCATAGCATATGAAACTGTATCGGATTGAGCATCCGATGTAAAATCAAAAATATTAGATGCCCATGTTAGTAGATTAAACTTATCCATATCTTTCTTACTTAGAGAAGAGACACTGGATCCAGTACCTAAAGACACGACCGTAACATCCGAGTCTGGAAATAGTTTCTTAGCTTCAATGTACCCGAAAAGTGCGGGATTATTTGCAACAACTCCCCCATCTACAGCACAGATATCTCCCATAGAAAAAGGTTCAAAGAAAGTGGGGGCTGCTGAGGAAGCTCTAGCACATTCCCACATACCCAAATTATTATATTTTGTATCCTCTGAATTTAGGAATAATGAGTTTCTTGACACAGTATCATAGGTTGTAACCACTACTGGATTCAAAGAGTCTTTCATTTTAGAATCACCTAGGGACCCTTTAAGAACTCCCTCTATCTGAGAACTAGGATACCTAACAGCATTTAAGGGCATCTTGAAGAATTTCTTTTTGAATATTGTTTTACAACTGCATCCTGTATAGAACTCCACAATATCTGTCATAGTATAAGTAGGTATATTATTATCATGTTTATTTATAAGTAGGGACATAATAGCTCCAGTAGAGCTTCCAATGAAAAAATCGAATAGTTCAGAGATAGGTTTGCCTGTCCTAGTCTCTATCTCTTTGAGAAGAACAGCTGATAACAAACCTCTGCATCCTCCTCCGTCTAAACTTAAAATTCTAATATTTTTTTTAGTTTCCATAAAAATCCCTCCTACATTATTTATAATATAAAAGGGCTATTTTAACTAAACTCCAGTATGATTATTGAAATCTTCCAAACTGTTAACCAAATTATACCCTGAGAGTTCTCTATATTTCTTACGAGGCATTCCTATATTTCCGATAACCTTGTACCTATCCTTAGAATAAGTAGACTTTGTAATAGGATCATTAAAATCTAATTTAGTTTTTACTTTGTGATCTTTCCAATAAAGATAGAATATGTTATCTATTTCTTTTACAACAAAAGGCATGCCTTTATATTTATCAAATACTTCCTTAGGTACATAGCTCCTAGCGTACTCGGACTTATACACGAGGATAACTCCATCTTTCAGTCTATCGTCCATTACTCATCTACTTTCTTAATTTGGCTCTCTTCAATCCCCATCATCTTATGAAAAACGTAAGGGGCATGTTTTCCCAGTCCTATATGAAGTGTCTCGCTTAAATCCCAGATGAATCCCCAAATGTTAGGTTTGTTAAGTATAATCATGAATACCCTTTTCTATAAATAAAACTCATGCCCTTAGTTTAGCATGAGTTTTATTATTTGTCAATAGCTAGTATCATATTCTTTGGACTTTAGAATGATGATATATTTGACCGTCTATTAAATAAGATACTGAATTCCCAGTCCCATACATATCTTTAATCTTTCCGTAGTTAGTCATATCCCCTACCTGCAAAGGTCCCATACTAGCAACTTCCCTCGGATTCTTGATTGCATCTTTATAAAGATCAGTATGGAATATATCTTTATATTTTTCTATGATATCTTGATTAGCTCCTCCATAGTAGTGTTTGAAAAATACAGCAAAAATTCTCTCCTTGTTAGATTGGTCAATGTCCATTAGTTTGGATAAGGCATTTTCTAAGTTAGGTAAGCTATCTACTAGGGAAACTATACTATCTTGTAAATTAAACTCTTCAGATAGTACCAATATATCTGATAAGATATCAGTATTCCAACTATCAAAATTGGATAGCAGTCTTTGTAAGATGGCTTTAGTATCTCTAGGGTAATCAAACACGGAGGTAGCATGAATTTGTTCTAGGTTACGTCGCATCTCTGCAAGTAATACACTCGCTCGACCTTCTCCTAATTTCTCAAGTCTTCCATGTTCATCAGAAGATATGAGGTATAACTTAGCTTTTATTGGGAAACTATAATCACCCACTAGGTCTGAAAATATTTTATCTCCTTCAGGTTTGTACATAATAGGTAGGTTTCTTAATACCACACAGGCGTCTGCCACATCCCATGAATTTCTGGCAGTTTCTATGTAAGATACTAGATTTTCCAATATCTGAGATTCAATTTTACCACTAACTACTAGATTTGACGTTAGGAAGTTAAAAATGGATAAGTTAGCTTTAGGAGTATCTGAGGATACATTACTCATGATAAATTCCAGCTTGTCTTGTAAGAAGTTTTTTATAACTCTCTCATCTTCGTAGTCATCTATATTATCCCATCTATTTGTTACCCAGTATAGGAAGCTCATGACATTAGAAGCTTGAAAGTTCTTTCTTATGTAATTGAAGACGGGTTGTAGATATTTTTTAGGGTATTTCTTACAAAGTTTTATTATCTTTCTATTTTCCCAAGGATCAGGTTGTTTGAGTAGCTCTAGCATACTTTCTACTTTAGCATCCTCCTCGTCTTCACCTAGAAGTTTATCTAGGTAAGGTCTCATTATTTTTAAAACCTCTCTCTTAGAATAATCTTTAGGTTTTTGGAATAACTGGGATATAGCTATGTTGACAATATCTTTAAGAGAGGATAAAGAGCTTAAGGACTCAAAACCACTAGTTCCTCCGAGAGAGCGTAGCTCTACATAATCTTTTCTTAAAGATACGTTTTTAGCATGAGTAGGGCTACTCTTAGAGAATACACTATTAATGTAATCCTTCATGTTAATTTTATCTGTATATAGAATATCGTCAACAGTTGTACTCTCTTTGTGAACACCTCGTAAGTGAGACATGATATCTTCAGACCAGTTTCCAGTTGATCTATTAGGATCTCCCTTAGAGAATAGACCTTTAGACTCTTGACCCATTGCAAGTACAGCGGATACTAAGGAACTCCAACCCTCATGTCTGAAATGATAGAAGTTATCTCTTATAACTTCAGAAATGTTAAATTCGTCAGAAGATACACCTATATGATAACCGCAGAGAGAGGTTGCTCCGTATCCTAAATCTTTAAGTCTTTCTATTACCTTAGGAACTAACTGAATAAACTTTTTATATTCCATGGGTGGGGATATAACTTCAATACCATAATGTCCCAACGAACTGTCAGGTTCAATTCTCCAACCACTTGAAGATACCGCACCATGATAGCTACCTGAGACATTAACTCCTCCATTATTTTCGAGATATCTGAGAAAATCTTCAATATCTTCGTCAGCTTCTGGATATTCGTCGTCATCTTCACTTTCGTAATCTTGTACATCGTCTAGAGTCACTTCTTCAAATACAGTATCATACTCTAATTCATCGAACTTGCTAGTAACATTCTCTTCTATCCAGTCAAGTATCTTATCAAGGTCCCCATGTTCCATGTGTATGACATCGTTAAGACTTAAAAGAGTGTGTTCATTTTTAGGGTCTTCAAATACTTTAGCCCAGCCATCTCTAAGTTTATATAGAGAGTTAGTTTTATCGTTATACAGTTTCATACTACTACTTGTAGATTGATTCCCCCTACCCTCTTCTATATTAAGGCTAATGTACCATGATGACACTACATCATTCCTATGAACATGCTCACTTCCAAAATCTTTTAGAACAACCCATTCATCATTAGCCCTAGAAGCCACCCTACTGGAATTATATATATTATAGGTTTGCTCCATATAATCTTTCATGTCAGAATACTTATCGACAGATTCAGACTCACCAGCTTCCATATTCTGAAAAGTACCAACCCAATCTTCTATAGTAAGCTCTTCACCTTCATGGATTACTTCAAGTTCAGTACCAAGTTTGATACTTTTAAGTATCGGAGCCATTTCTTTTTTTGGAAGAACTTCGTTTATATTACCAATTTTATTTAAAAATCTTTTTATATTACCTAAAGGCATAGAAAACTCCTATATAATAATCTCTAATTAAAATATAAAATTATTCTATTTTAACAGCTCAGTCATCATGGATAATTTAAAATATAGATTCTTATCTATAGCTTCATAGTGAGAGAGTACCCCAAATACAACTTCCGGAAGGCTACCTGCATGCGACAATACATTGTGCTTATTCACAATAATAAATCTGGATCTTTCACGCTCGGAGATAAAAGTATGATCTACAAGTTTCCAACTACCTGTGTTAACGTAGTTACGAAGTTTATTAGTATATTCTTTAAGTTCTAAGTCAACTCCAGCTTTTAAGAGTCCGTAGGAATCTACACCCGTTAAGTATGTTAAGTTTATAGTAGGATCAAAATATACCCTCATATTACTTTTTTAAAAAATAATTTAATTATTAAGTGTAATGCAAGTAGAGGATATCCAATTATAAATAAAGTCATTACTCTAGGAGATTTTATAAGTGTCCATATAGTATCTTCGGTCATATGGAATCCATTATTCTTATTATGCTCAGATAGTACTTCCCTAAGTTCATTGGTATTACTTGATATTTTAAAAATATTTATAATGCTCCAGTATAAGAGCATTCCAACTATAAGATATAAATAAAAAGCTATGCCTAAATATTGTAAATCCATTAATCCTCGTCCTCATCTTCAGATTCTTCTATTATTTTTCTAGCCCATGCCCATGCATTAGTAGCCTCAAACCAGATGACTTGTGATATTCTACCGTCGTCTAATAAATCTTGTAACACTTGAGTGAGGACTTTTAATTCATCACAATCATGACTACAAGCAATTGCAGTAATGATATGCTTTACAAATTCAGAATCAATTTCAGTTTTAATTTTACAATTCTTGGTACCCAAAGTATTTCCCTCCATAATTAATACTTAACATGAGTATATCATATTATTAGTAATAAGTCAATGGCACTGGTTAAGCCTATTCAACATTAGTAACCTCACCCTCGAATGTAGCTTTAAGTCTATCTAAGACTTCTCTCCACTCATTTGAGGATGCATGCCATGTTGCCTCAATAGCAGAAGTTGCAGTAGTAGTATCATCGGCATCTTTATATTTAACTTTTAATTTTATAAAGTGTATGGTTAAATTCTCAACCATACTAACTATGGAAGAGTCATTTGCATCATATCCTAAAGTTTCAAAAGCATCTGCAAAAAGAATACGAGCATGTGTTTTCATGCCCTCAGCCAACTTTTGATCTTCTCTTGTCTTATGGTTATCCTTGACTTGTCTTTTCTCGAGAGCTTCGTCCATTTCTTTTCTTAGAAATTCTATAAGACGTTCGACTGGAAGAACCCCTGTTTCAAATTTTAATACCACATTTTCTAAGTCTGTTAAATTGAAAGAGACTTTGAGTGTTGAAGCTTCATTTATTTTACTTTTGTTTAATAATCTTTTTAAGTCATTAAGTCCCACGAAATTATCCTCCATTATAAGTCTCCGTTTTTATATATAAGATATTTAGTATATATCGCACTCGTATTGTATACACAAAGTTGTGCATCAATACTGTCAGATGAGTTATTAACTAGTAACGCTTTTTTATCCTTACCTGCGAACTTCTTAATAAGTTTAGGAAATAAAGGAGCTTGTTCACTATGGAGGTCAATTCCCATCTCTTGAAAGTAGTTAGCAATGTCTGTACCTAATCCTCCAGAAAGTTTAACCCATTCGGATTGAAAGTCTTTTATTACGGCTATCTCTTTAGGCATAACTCGAGATACGAAAGTAAAACTTCCATACCGACTAGCCCACTTGTAATTACTGGCAAAGTAGATACCGTATCCAAAATTCTGCATACCTGTATTTTCTTTTTTTATCTTAAAAGGATAATCCATGAGCTTTACAGCCCTAAGACTCTCATCATTTTTTAATATTTCAGCTACTTCGGGTTCGTCTATCATATCATAAGTTAAACTCCTAGCAGCACCTATAATGTAGCTGTAAATGTCCTTAGGGATTCGATCTACACTTCGATACCATAAATAATGGTTAGCCAAATCAGAGGATAGATCCTCGCATAGCTTTTTAATCCTACCTAGTGCCCTATCCATAATTTAATCCTTACATATCTTTTCCTATTTAAAATATAAACTAGGGCATGTATTTAGAATCAATTGGTTATTCTTATCTTTATGGAGAACGAGATTACTGTCTGGAGTCGAGACGTTCCCTAATTTCCACGAGGAAAGTCCTGAGATTTTTAAAGAGAGTCCTCCCAGTTTCTCGTCTATCTGAATCCATCCAAGGATCGTTAGCTATAAGAAAATCTAAGGAGTCTAACTTTCCAATAAGAGATTCTTCAATACTTTCAAAATAATCCGAACATCCTTTACCGAAAGATTCTTTTAGTCCCCAAACAATATTCTGTACTTCTTCAATAAGACTCTCATTACCCATATTAATCCCCTATTCTGTCAGTTAGTAAGGCTTCGATACACTCCTTGAGTACCTTGACTTCATCTTCTAATCTACATATACGTTTTTCACTAGAAGTGAGGTTTACCCTCTTACTATACAGGAATGCTCTATTAGCACAATCTTCGATATCTGGCATAATTAATCTCCTATTTCATCATTTCTCTACACATTAACATCTTTTTTAATTATTTTTCAGTTATCTCTATACATTTTAAATTATCTGAGCTATTGAAGGACTGCTTCATTGAGGAGTATATATTCTTTACGGATACGGATGCTGTACATCTTCCATCGTCTAAGGCAATGAAGTGGTATTCCTCAAAATCTTCAAAGTCATATACTATAAATCTATCGTACATCTCCAGAGCCCAATATTTCCTAGAGTGAGTTCTAATGTTTGAGAATAAGGTTAAATGTTTTCTTGTGGAATTTTCAACTAAAAAAGTATCTAACTTAGGAAATATAATCATGTTCTAAAACTCCTTTATAATTAGAAGTATACCATGTAGTTTAGTACAAGTCAAGGGGTACGTTAATAATTTGTTACAAATAAAAAGAGAGGTCGCACAACCTCTCTTTAGCCCCTAGGCGGATGTAGTAGGACAGCCAGCCCCTACAAGGTACATCAGGTATTTATACAAGATACAGTCGGTAGTGGTGCGAATAGTGACCGTTCTTCTTAATTTTATCCCGAAACGCTTCTGCTCTCTTAATGGTAGCTACCTCCTACCGAGAACTTAAGAAAACGTCTCCAATAATTACATGATAGCATACTTTTACTAGTATGTCAAGTGTTAGGCAAAAAATACTTTATTCTTAATCTCTTCAGGAACTTCTAATTCCTTCCTATTGGGTACAGCAGTTAAGTTATTAGGAGCTTTCCACATCCGTTTAATTTTGATTGGGACTCCTTTATATAACTGAATTTCACTCTCCCCTTGGGATACAAAATTCTGTAGTAGGGTATTTCTCCAATTTATATTGGTCTGAGGGACTTCCGTCTCAATTAAGTAGAAGTCACCAGAGCTATTCCTACTTGACTCGGAGCCTTCATAGTCAGTAGCAAGACTTTCTTCCCATGTCCAGTAGATACCTAAATGTTTACCTTGGTTTTTAAGATGTTCTAAGTAGTCTCCTGATATTCTAAGAGCTCTGTAAATAGATATAGGATTTGAACTCCCCACAGCATGATCTACAAGTCTATAAGTTTCTTCTAATGCGTAAGCTAATTCACCCGTTAACCAACTTTGATAATCCTCATTATCATCTAAGTCGTTTAAGTCGATATCGTGGTCTTCCACATACGCTTCCGCAAAAGAGTCTAAGGGATTCTCGTTTTCATACATATAGTCGGGTATATTGCTTTTAGTCCATTCAGCAAACTTATACCAATCTATATTTTCCCAAAAACCGTCGAGAGTCTGTTGTTTTTCGTTTAATTTTAAAAGTTCTTTTATTCTTCTAAGCATACTACAAAGGCTCCCAGATATCATTATCTATTTCTATAAGAGTAACGTCATAACCTTTGGGAGTATCTTGTATCCTGACTTCCCTATCACCATTTCTAGGGTCTAAACTTGCATCAGATTGTTGTATTGTCAAGAGTAATTCGTCAGCATTTACTTCATGAGGAACAAGCTCTCCGTGTCTTCCCCTCATTTGCATGCCTCCCAAATGTTTAGCCACATGAAAAGTATCATCATCTTTACGTACATATATAAACTCAGAGTCCCCGTTATAATCTAGGTAGTATACGTTATTAACCATGGGAAATATATCTTCTAAATCTTGTTTATGTACGTCCCCTTTAATGTAATCTAGTATTTCTTTAATTCTTCTAAGCATACAGTTTCTTCCCTTCTAATATGGATATATCTATTTCGTCCCCAGTTTCGTCATATATAGTTTCTATTGTTAAAGGAGTTCCTTTGAATAATCTTATCTCGTTTTCCTCCCCAAGAGTTAAATCCATCCTAAGTTTTATAGTTTCATACCAATCAATATATCTATTTTCAACATTGGTTTTTAGAATATAGAAATCTCCGCTAACATTCAAGTTTCCAAACTCCTTAGCCTTATCAAAAGAATCAGCCCAGAAGATGCCTACATGCTTACCTTTGACGTAAAGATGTTCTAACCAAGAAGATAAGTTAGTAGCCCCATGCTCACCCGTAAGTCGATTAAATTTACCAGAGCTAGAAAATCCAATAGCTCTATACAGATTTACGAAACTATGATCTCTACGCCAATCTAAAGTATCCTCCAACTCATCTACTACACTATCAAGTTTAGCTTCGGTATTGGTATATACGAACTGTTTAAAGGCATTCGTGTTTACTACTTCGTCATCACTATACTTGTTAAGCAGGTCATCTAGTGAATGGACATCTTCGGAATCTCCTAATTCATCAGCTATCTCCTCAGCAGTATCCGAATCAATATACATATAGAAATGACTAAGACTCTCACCACTCACTTCAAGATTTGCTATACATGTTTTAATAAGCCTGTCCCTATCTGTAACACTTAACACTTGTTCTAGGGTAGCTTCATTCAATTTTAAAAGTTCTTTTATTCTTTTTAGCATTACAATAAACCATCCATAACATCTCTATACCCAAAGTCTGTCGCAGCAGTCTCAATCCACTTATCTGCATCTTTTCCACCAAGCTCTCTTACTTTATTCAGAGTTGCCTTGTAGGGAGATTTTATGGATAATATAGCATCAGGTCTTTGTTTAACTATTTCTAGTTGTACTTCTCTACTTATATAATCTATTTGAGATAATAACTCTGGTTTCAAGACAGTTAGCCTTATAAAATTTTTCTCAGCTACTTCGTCCTTTAAAGCATCATTAGCAAGCCAAACTATAACACCTGTGAAAGGGAGACCCATGTTTTTATATTTGTCATAGTTGTCTAAAACGTAGGTAAGAACATCAGGCTCACTGAGAAGTAGCCTATCTTGAAGAGCTTTAGGATATCTGGTAAGGTATTCCTCAGGAGTTAATATTTTCTTAGCCCCATCTCTAAATGACAGCCACTGTCCCTTTTCGTATAGAGTATCCCAGAATTTTAACAACTCTTCCTTAGGAATTAGATTTAACTTATTATTTAATTCAAGATATTGATACGCATTAAACCTATCGTTTGCATTATCCGAACCAAAGAGATAAACTAATGTATTTAGACCCACATTAGGTAAGTATTTAAGTATGCCAGACACGCCTTTTAATCTATCAACCACATCAAGTTGTTGTTTATCCGTTAGGGTTACTATTTTTAGTTTAGTAAGAGCTTCCATGATATTTCCAAATAATCTAGAATCGGAAGATCCTTCTCTATCTAAGACTTCTAGCATTTTATCTAAAGGAAATTTATCTCCAGAGATAGTACCTAGCAGATCTTTAAAATCTCTAGTATAACTAAGCAACATGTATATAGTATCTATCGGAAATCTCACCATCAACTTTTTGAACTCTAAAGAATTAGGTCTAACTGTTCCTAAGTATTCTCTAAACATCTTAGAAAAAGTCATGTCGGACATCCTAGAAGCAGTTTTTCTCAAGTTAGGTTTATCTTTTAAGTAATTAATTATCCCTAAAAGTCCAGAAGCTCCTTCAGTCTCTTTGGATTGTGTTTGGAAGATATGGGCTACTTCGGGTATGCCTTTCATGTAAGGTTTTAATATTTTATACAGCTCCCGTTCAGTATAATCAGTTTTAATATTGCCCAAAGCCTGAGAAGCTGAGATAACACAGAGTTTTCTAACAAAGTCTGGAAGTCTAAGACTGTCAAAAGCTTTTTTACCCCCTAAGCCTCTAAATTCTACATAGTCCTCCCTTCTTGTCATAGAGACATGATGTATATTCTGGTCTACTTTTTGTCTAAAATGAGCAACCCCATGTACAAATCTATCAGAGTTAGATATAATATCTCCAAGAGTCAGCTCATTCCTTTCAACATCTTTTAGAAAATCTCCGACTTCATCTTTGTCTATATGAATAGTATCTACCAAGTCTTGTGTATACTCCCCAGACTGTCTATCAATGTCTCCAAGGGCGAATAAACCCTTAGAGTTTAAATTATACGCTAAAATAGTAGCAACTAGCTCAGAATATTCATCTTCAAGTTTTTCATACATGTCTCTCATATTTTTAGAAAGATTTAAAGAAGAGGACGAAACTCCTATATGATATCCACACTCATCATCACCATAAAAACCTTCATCTCTAAGATAAGTTATGACTTGGGGGATTTTTTCTATAAATTCTTCAAAAGGCATAGGAGGGGATACAAATTCAGTACCATTTCCACTTAGAGAACCATCATGGTGTATATCCCAATTTTTAGTTAAATTGAAGAATTTCTTATCATCTCTCCTCATTACTCCAAAATCAGACATATCCATGTCTTCATGTTTCATCTCAAGTTCTATCCCAAAACTCATCTCGTGTAGTTGAGCTCTAGTAACTTTCTCATTAGTCCATAACTTATGTATTAGTTCATTTATTCTATTAATCATTACTTAATCCCAAAACATCCTCATTTAAAATATAAATAAAGTTCGGATCAAAACCAGATTCTTCATTAGGATACCCTTTTTGATTTGATATAAATTCTACAGAGCCATGCCCATACTCTATTATCTTAGTGCTTGAGACGTGATCATGTCCGTGGAACCAAGCTATAGGCAGTTTTTTACATTTATCAAGCTCTTTAAGTAAATCAACTTCATAAGCTGGGGATAACTCATCGGTCATGTGATTTCTTTCTATATAAGGACGATGGTGGGATATGACAAAGCAAGGTTCTTCACTAGTATTGAGGGTCTTAAATATATAATCCTTAGATTGTTTATGTAATATAGCGACTCTATATGGAGTAAGTCTAGAAGCTCCTCCATGATATCTTATCTGTTTATAATCATTCATTCTAGCTTGGGCTAGGTACATCGCAGTAGGATTGCCTTTATTGAAGTCGGTCCATAAAGTGCTAGTTATAAACCTAAACCCGTTAAGAACTATAGAATCATTTTGAAGATAATGTATTCTTTCATATTGCTTAGAAAGCTCTCTCGATTCTCTATCTACTTTTTCGATATTAGTGTCATAGAATGAGTGGTTGCCTGAAACCACAACCATCTCCACGTTTGGATACTTGTTAGTTAGATCAATAAGCCATTTTTTTTCATTCTTAAATAGACCTAAATCTCCTGCAATAACGTATACTTGCACGTCGGATAAGTCAGGCTCATGATTCTTGAATTCTATGTGAAGATCACTTTCAATTTTCAGGTTCATTTAAAAACTCCTGACTAAAAAAAGGATGAAATTTCTTTCTAGCTTCTATAGAAGCTAGTTTAGCCTCTTCAAGAGTATCATACCTCTTGAAGAATACTTTATTTCCTTCTAATGATATACTAACACCCCATTTTTGTCTACTTTTATCATAATGTATATTTTTAATACCACTAGTTTTATTGTTGGATTGACAACCCACCTTATTTTGAGCATTCTCCCCAGCAGTTACTAGACGTAGATTACACTTACGGTTATCTAGCTTATTATGGTTAATATGATCCACATGAGAAGACGAAGACCCCATTACCAATCTGTGTAGGTAGGGCGACTTCATTTCAGTATTCCGACTTCTTATGTAAAATCCATATTTGTCTTCCGTACAGCTACTAGTGCACCAAGTATGATTTTTACACTTAGCTACATCCTCTAGATCTATTATTGCTCGAATTTCTCCAAATTTAATACTATTAATTACTATCTCAGCATGACCCTCGAAAGCCTCTATTAGATTGGTCTTTCTCTTATGACAGCCACAAGACTTAGAACTCCCACTAATAAGGTAAGGAGTTCTTATATTTTTTCTATTACCACAAGTACAATCACAAGCCCAAACTACTCCTCCGCCACTACCCACACTATAAATTCCTGCAACCTTTAACATATGGAATACCCTACCCGTTAAATCCTCACAATTTATTGTAGAAGACCTTGATTTTGTATTCATACTCAATTACATCCCCTCCTCTTGTTCATATATATTATCAGAATCTAAACTAAAGGTACCTTTATTATTGACAGATTTAATTTGATTAGGGGAAAATACTAGATAGTGAGTAGCTATCCTAGAGCTACTATAGTCTGCATTGTCTACGAGGTTCTTAATGATAACTCCATCCCTACCTCTTCGTTTAGAGTCTTCAATAGCTTTGTGAATTTCATCTTCAAAATCCACAAAAGACTCTCCGTCAGCATCAATTATGATAGGGTTTTCTAGTTTTAAATAAGCTTTCATTACCGTAGAGTTCTTCAAATGTTCGCCACTCTCTTCTAAGTCCTCAGCCTTTTTAGTGTATAAGACAGCCATGTCCCATTTCTTTAATCGTTCCATCCTTCCCGCTTTATCTATAAGATCTTGGACTGCTAGTTCTCCAGCAAAATTAGCATACCCTCTTGCAGTTTCTTCATCAGAAGCGAAGAAGAATCCTTGCTTTGCAGAAGATGCCTTAGTCGAGATACCTAAGTGTTTTAATGAGAAAGTATCAAAAGATGCACTAGTTCCATGATAAACAACTAGAGGATTACCTTGTTCATCTACAACCCTACTTCCGTCGAACCATGTCTTGAAACTATCTGTTTCAGTCTTATCATCACTTTCATACACACTATTAGAGTTAGGATTAAAAGTACCCTTGTTATCAACTGATTTAATTTGATTCGGATAGAAAGCAACTACTTCACTTCCTGCAAGAACTCCATCGTATCCGTCTTCTTTAAGGGTTTTAGTTATACTTCCAGATTGTCCATAGTCAGTCATATATAATAGATTTGGTTCAGAACCAGCTTCGTAACCTTGTTCATATACTGGAGTTTCCCCAAGTACTTTTAATTCTTCTTTTATGTAGTCGGGAACAGCCCACTTAGAATCAGAGTTACAATATTCAGATATCCAGTTAGATACTTCATTTAAGTCTAATTTAGATTCTGGAACTTTTCCATCATGATTTTCTATGAATACTTCCCAGCCTTTTTCAAATCCGTATCCATCTACTAACAGAGCTAACTCATGAGCTACCTTATCAGTCTTCCTAATACTACTTATAAGCCATCCAAAGTTAATAGCTAAATCTTCTTTTTTAAATCCGTAATCTTCAGCATACTTTTCAAAGTTTTTAGGATTACCCGCATCAAAAGGGTTAGTTATTTTAAGATAAGCTTCTAGTAAGTTCTTACCGTAGCCCTTAGCTTCTCGTATATCATACGAGAAATAAAAGCCTTCCCCATAATGACCCCTGTTTCCAGAACCACTCCCTATCTCTTCATGAGAGAACTCTACAAAGTTTTTATTAGTACCATGGTAGACGACTAAAGGTTCTCCATGCTCATCTACAATTTTACTATCGTCAAACCATTTTTTAAAGTTTTCCGAGTTTACTATAGGTTGAGTAACTTCCCCAACCAACTCGTTTATCAAATTTTTAATTCTGTTAATCATAATCTTTTCCCAAATCTTACCTACATAGAATATAAATTATCTATTTTAAACTTAAAGTAGGGATAGGGATAATTTTTCAATATCCTCTAGTCTCTTCTCGCATAGATATAGTATATAGTTTAAAACATATTCTTCGGCTTCAAATTGTATAAGCGTATCAAATTTCTCCATATTAGCTGGAGCGTTATCATAAATAAATAGAGGATTAATCTTTGATCGATAACTTAAACATGTATTAAATGAGATACTAGACTTTAAATCTGCTAAGAACATCAATTCCATGTCATCTGTTTTAAAAGTGTCGCTTTTTTTCATAACAATATCCTTAAATAAAACCCTACTCATTGAGTATACTACATGATTAGAAATAATTCAAGTCATGTATGAATGTTTGTTACTTTACTTTACTTACCAAGTTCCTCTGCCATGAGTAAATTGTTTAATTCTTTCTCGGAGATTAGGAGAGTTATTGCGTTATGGTATTTTAAAAAAAGTTCCAAAGAGTCGGACACCAGACCAGATAAGTCTTTATAGCTTAACCAAACAGTGCCTCCTCTATATCTATCTAAATAGTAAGTACCTTCACCATCAATTGTTTTTGCTATGTCAATATTTTTCATCGATTCCCTTATACAATTTTAATTTTACTATTAGCAAGACACCATTTTTGGACATAGTAGTTTATCTCAGTAACGCCATTGTCAATACAGTACATTTTAGATTTAGGAAGCCAAACTGTTCCATAATCTTTATACTCAAATCCAAGAGCTTTAGTTGTCTCAGATTTAAACTTCCCAGCAACTCTTATCCATGACGAGCCAAAAGGAGCATCTTCTTTTCTATTAAATCTTCTCATTTCAATAACTCCAACATCATTAAACATTTATTAACTTCTTGTACTCCATGTACGAAGCCTCTATCAAACCCCATTGTATATTTATTTTGCAAGATACTTTTTTGTTCGCTATTGATAAAAGCTTTAAAATACTTACGACCTGTGGAGTATACATTATCATTATACGTGTAGGAGATAATTCCTTCGTAATAGAAATATATCTTAATTATATATTTTAAATCATTTCGTCTACGGTAGTAACTGACTGATATATATTCTCTATTCATCTAAGTAACTCCTGTGTCATTAAAAATTTATTTATCTTATGTGGTTCTTGTATTATAGTTTCACTGAACAACAGAGACTGTTTTTTAATACGTTTTATCAACCATTTGAGGGAGGATAGCCCCGTGTTAAATTCAAAATAATCCCGAGATCCATGATAATACTCCCGTCCACATACCTTGCCACGATCTCCTCTAAAGTACATTTGAGTACAGTTCATCACATCAGAGTCAGACTCATAAATAACTATAAGTATTATTCTATTATTTATCATTTCAACAGCTCCTCCACCATTAAAAACTTACTTATCTCTCCAGGGTCGATAGTATATCTTACAAGAGTACAATGATTTTTCACAGACTGTCTTTTAGATAAACGTCTTATAAGCCACTTTAAAGAACGCAGTTTAGTAATACCTCTAAAACTGTTATTCTTCCCAACGCTGTAAAAGACAATACTTCCTCCAGAAGTTTTGTAATACTTCTCATAGAAAGTCTCTCCCAGATAATCTTCATAAAGAGCCAATAAGATATACTTAGTCTCATCCATGGCTACTCCTCAATATGGAAAGGTTTTGTCTTAGCAAGCTCAAGATATATTCTATTTTGTTTCTCAACAACTTCATTTAAGAGTCTAACATCCTGTGCATTGATAGCCTTCTGTTCAAGATTAGCAAGGTCTATAATTCTATTCCTTAACTTCTCTAAGTTATCACTCAAGTGTGCAAGCCCTTTAGGTTCTTTCATGTTTTTCTCCTTATTTCAATAATTCTCTAGTCATTGAGTATTTAACTAATTCTTTTCCTTCTAACATATATAGAGTAAGACTATCCGTACATGCTTCACGTATGTTCTCCAACTTAAAGTTAACTACTCCTACCATAGGTTCATTGTCTCGATATATAAAGTACTCATGATGTAGACAGCCCATTCCCCAGAAATATCCTATAGCAGGTTCATTACTTTTTGAGAATATTATCATAGCTATATAGTCTCTAGTCATTTGACAGCTCGTAAAGTCTATCCAATTCCTCATCCGAAAGATTAACTAATGAGTTATATATATCCATGAACTCGGAACTAAACTCATGGGTAGTTACGTCAAATTCACATCGAACAACGTCTAGGACTCTTCTAACATCTACATTCACCTTCCCAGTTCCTCCACCATCAAATACCTATTTAAAGTTCCGTGATCTACTATAAGTTTAAAGTCTTCCATGGCACCTAAGCAGTCTTGTAAAGTCTCTTTATTTTTCCAAGATGTTCTCTGGAGCTTAGTACTCTCAGAGCGTAGGTTACTCTCACCCATGTAGATTATATTTCCAGTCTGAAAAAATTTAATATACCTTCCCAAATATTTTTCTTCACCCTCTAAGCAAACCCAAATAGCTATTAAATTTTCTCTATCACGAATACCCAAAACGTGTCCTCATATAACCTACGTTATCAATATAACACAAAACAGACTCAATTACAAGTCTGTTTCTATAGTTTATTAAGTTAATGTTACGTTTTATGTTAATATATTAAATGTAGTTATTCCAAGTCTATTTGCCCTAATACAATTCTCTCTATCATCATCTATAAAGAACATGATATCTTTGTTAGCTTGGATGTCTTTTAGTACAGTTTCTTTTCTTTCAGCTATCCCATCAGAATATCCCACAAGTATTAAATTAAAAATCATATTTGGGAATAGCTTTTTGAGGGAGTTTTCAGTCCTAGCTCTATCTTCTTCAGGTCTTGCAGAAAGGAATATTATTTCTACACACGAAAAGTCTAAGTTCTTAATTAAATCGATTGTACCCTGAATAGGTACATCTTGATCTCCATACTTGTCATACGCATTTGAAAAAGTTCCACATTCGGCTAAGTATTTCCACACCCATGCCGAATCTATAATAGTCATGTCGATGTCAAAAATTGCACACTTACCCATAGTTAATCTCCTTTAAAATATCTGCGTATGCCCATCTGAATCCCCCATAAGTCTTCCTTCCAATCTTATTCTTACATACTTCACAGATAGTGTGGGGTCGTTTAAGATTGTAATGTCGAGCTGCATCAGCTAAACTCTCGAAATATTCTCCAGTTGTTAGATTCAGAACTCCCCTCTTATTTTTATGAGATAGTCTCATGTTTAGAATAGCCTCTTCGGAAGCTTTTTTACCCACATTTATATCTCTTAAATACTGCTTCTTAGCTTCCGTCATATTTCTTTTAGCGGACATACTCATCTTATTTCGAACTTCAGTGTCTTTACTTCTGTTATTTAAACTCATTTTTAATTTAGTCTCCTCAGAATGTTTTCTACCTAGGAGACTTTTAGATATCTTAGTCCTCCACTCAGGACTGACCGTTCTACCCTTAAATAGATCACTCATAGCCTTTCTATGCTCTGGGGTGTAAGTTCTATGTCTTAAAGGATACTTTCTACCAAGACTACTTAGACCTATTTTTAATCTCGTCTCTTCCGAGACAATATGACCTAGCCTATTACTTGCGTTAGGACACATGTTATAACATCTATCTCGATCTAGATTTAGACTGCCCTCCAAGATATATTTATCAAGGTAAGATTGTTCTAGGGAGAGTATGGTTTCCCTTAATTCTAACTTACAAGGGTTACTTTCTATCTCCTCAAGTATTTCCCATTTAAAATATTCTTTGACTCTGTCATCTCCGTAGCTATCCTTAATCTTATTATAGGCATTTTGTAGATAGGCATTCTTATGTTTACAGGTGTCCAATTTACTAAAGTGATATTTTCGCCTACCACGTAAATCTATTGAACTTCCAATATGTACTTTAAGAATGCCTGTTTCAGCATCAGGCAGTAGGTTTGTTATCTTATATATTCCACAATTTGAGGAGGTTTCAATTTCCATAATCTACTCCTATGAGAGATAATTGTTTGCCTATAACTTTAAATGAATCATCCCTACGATTACCCCAATTACATATACAGACGATAGTGTATTTTTTAGAGAACTCTCCGTTTTTATTCCTTTTATAGAGTACGGGGGATACCCGAGTACCTTCAGATACGAAACCTATAACGCCTTCAATACCTTCATATACTACGATATCCCCAACCTCAAAGCCGTACACTTTCATGTAGAGTTCCTTATCTACTTCCTTACGTTGCAGTTCCTTATCCCGAATAGACTGGTCTATAAGATCTAGCTCTTTTCTAAGTTGTTCAATGCTCATTCTTTGTATCATTGTCATATTTTTATAATCCTCTTTATATCCTCAGTTATGTCGTTTCCAGAAATGTCTCCCCCAAGAGCCGTCCAACCTACCCTACCTTTCCTAGCAAAGAGTTCTACTCGAGGTAAGTCCCCTGCAAATCTTACAATTTCATCATACACTTCATTTGGTTTTTCAGAATGTTTCCCCCGAGCATGGAGTTGAATCTGTTTAACATTCTTCTCGAATCTTTTAGGAGTTCCTTTTTTACCCATGAGCAGTATTTCTGCATTTCCATTAGTGTAGTGTCCCATCCCACTATACACCCCCCGAACTAGAGTTATATCTTTGCCGTCCTTAGTTATAGAACCTTTAGGGTTTAGCTTAACCCACACGATTGGACAAGTTGTATACTTGAAACCCCAAGCCTTCATGACTTCAAGAGCTTCTGGAAGTTTAGGCATGGTAGCCCACATGAATAAAAGACAATCTTTGTCAGCTAGATCTCCTACGGGAATTTTACAAATATCTTCATTACTCATAACATCATAAGTAATGCCTCCCATTTTAGGATTGTTATTCTTTTTATTAGAGTATGTCCATGGACAATCTGCCGTTATTATATTAAATTTCAAGTAGCTATCTCCTTTGAATACATTATGACACATGTCTATAAGTTTGTCAACTGCTTACCACCATCTAGACATGGTATCATATTTTACATGCTGAGTTTCACATTGCCAACAGTACCTCAGCCAAGTTTTTGTGTTATGTTCATATGTTTTTTTACCGCACACATGACATGTCATTATAGGCATGCCTCTAAAGTCAAGTCTTTTAGCCATGGATGTAGACATAGTATACGTATTATTATAAACTTTAACTTTCTTAATAGGAAATAACCAATTCTTAATTATTTTAAGGATACCCATGTTAATCCTCCTCCTCAAGCAAGTACTTATTATTTATAACTTTAAAAGAGAAGATATTTCCATCGATATATCTATTGGATTTGTAAACAACTCCCTCCCTATTTTTAGTATTTAGTGCAGAACCTCCTGCCTCAATTAATAACCCGTTTAGGGAGAATTTAAAGGGTTGAATGGACTCGTTTGTTATAGGAACATGTTTTAGAGTACATCCAAAAGTGATATTTAGATTATTTATAAGAGATCTTCGTTCAGCTGGGAGCATGTACTTTCCAGTAGTTATATTAAAGATATCAAAGACATACAGGAAGTGACCTTTAAACTTATCTCTATTCCCATTTATACCGTCTCCGACAAGTTCCCCTTGGATAGCATAGTCTTCTCCAGCCATATTACAAATTTGAGGAAGTATTTCATGAAGTCTTTCTTCCTTAGCTATTTTCCAGAAATTATTAGGAGCTACTTTAAATTGAACTGGTTTTTTAAAGATGAAAGGAAGTATTTTATTAAGAAATATTTTAAACTTACTTACGGGGATAACTCTATCTGGATCTTCTAAGTCTACATTTCTGCTACAAACTCCGAATACTCCACTTTTATAGTAGATTGTGCATGAACTTCCATCCATTTTTAAGCTCTCTTCAAAGGTCTCTTCAGCATAGGATTCTGAGTATTTATTATAAATGTTTTGTACACGAGCTTGATCGGTCTTAGGTATGAATGAAGGGAACGACTTACCCGTGCTTACAGCGACTCCTCCTACGAAAGTCTTTACTTCTTTCTCATAGAGTTTAATTCCAAGTTTATCTGTTATATCTAAACCTACTTGTAACTTCTCACCTATTATAGGTTCAAACATTCCTACATTTGCTAATGGGAGTATCAAGCCTTGACTTATCTGTTTGCGTAGTTTAATAGTCCTGAGTCTCTCTCCTCTAGTATTTTCGTATACACTGGGTTCTTTACCCTCTTTTGTAAGGAAGGGAGCAACCCTATTTGGAATCCATGAGTCTATTTCAAAGTATGCAACTTTGTCAGAGACTTTAAACTCTCCTTTCTTTACTACAACATTCCAGCCGAGTACTGTTGCTACTTCTATCATGTCAGCACCGTATATAGGTTGAATGTCTAGTATCTCTTGTATACTTGCCAATGATCTTTTAATTTCAGTTCCCATGTTTATCTCCTTATTTCATTAACTCTAGTATCATAAGATACTTACCCATTTCCCTACCCACTATGAGTTTATTTGATTTAGAGTGTGTAAACCCCTCAATAAGTTCTTCCAAAGATTTATGTTGACTAATCATCATGCTGTACTTTTTATATGTTTCGCAATAGAGAACTCCGTCCTTAAAAAAATATTTTAGATTGATAAAATTACAAGTTTTGTCTACGGAAAGTGCTACATACTCTTTTATCATTTCTTAAGTTCCTCTAACATCAAGTACTTAGCAACTTCTTTGCCAGTCACTATTTCTACATACAATGCACCTTTATATGCGTTACGCAAACCTCTTAAAGTTCTAAGATGACTCATCTGAGTAGAGCCTGCCCTAGTCTCATGATAAAGCCTTCCATCCTTAAAGAAGAACTTCAAAGATATAGTTCCATATTCCTTTCCTACGGATAGAGCAACGTACTCTCTATCCATAAAACCCAGACTCTAATCTTTCAGTATATACGTCCCCACGTTTAACTGAGCAAGTCTTTTTTCGATCAGATGTATACATAAATATAACATCACAAACTACACACTTACATGAGTTAAGCTTTGAAGGTTTTATTTTTCTATCAAGCATTTTCTCAGTACACTCTGGAAGCCTTCGTAGTTTATAAGCTATTTCGTATACCTGCCTAGCTGTGAAATCTTCCACATTAAACACCTTTTACCTTCTTAGTCTTCTTCTCTTTCTTAGGAATTAGATATTTTTTATATATGTCAATCTCTCTCTTTAAAAGTTTTTGAGTTTCTCCCATTGATTTAATTCTATCCTTAACTTCTGTAAGTACTTTTTCTTTTATAGACTCATAGGTAACGTCACTTTGGGCAAATCCAAAAGTCTGAATAAATATATCTTCAGGTTGGATTCTACCTGCCATAAAACACTTAGGACAAATACACTTTTGTTCTATCTCTATTTGGCACTCATCAAATAGAGTCGGAAGAGTTGGAACGAACTCTCTCTTCTTTTGGTAGAAATACTCTTGAAGGGTTGGTTCGTTAGCTAAAGGTATATGACAAAATTCACATTTCATGGTTTATCTCCTTAATCGTCTACTACATACTCACGGTATAAAGGATGTTATCTTAAATGTCAATACCTAAACCTGTTTTTTAGATAATTTAATTATAGTCTTATCCTGTATCTTTATTCTACGGGTTAGTTCTTTTATCTGTTCTCTAAGGACTGAAGCCTCTTTACGAGTATGACTACTAGCTGTTACTATCTCAGCTGATCTAAATCCTAGGTGTATTGCTTTCTGGAAGACTTTATTAGTTGGTAAATTTAACTCTCTACCTATAGCTTCGATAGATACTTTCCCAGCCACCTTCTCCCGTACAAGTTCAAGTTCTTTAGGTGTCCAAGCATGTCCCCTTGATTTTCGAGTCATCAGACTCTCAGTAGATAATCTTCCAATGACTGAATTTAAAGGTCTACCTAAAGTTAAGGCTATCTCGTAATTCGTGTAACCTTCTGATTTGAGATATTTTAATTGAGATATATCTTCAGTACTCCATGCAACTCTGTTATCTCGGGATACTCCCATAGTTCCACGTATCTCAGCCCTCTTTGACACAATAGCACTAAAAGTTCTATTAGGCAATAGCTTGAGTAGTTCAAATACTGATCTATTAGGATTGGCTCTAATGATGTTTAACTCGTCTTCGTTCCATCTATCAAAGGCAACTTGACGATAGAGCACTTTAATTTTCTCAATAATCATGTCTTCGGTTCTGTCAGGTAGTAGTTGTTTTAAATTTAACAGTGTAGCATCCATGTTTTGTTTAAGCAATCCTGTTTCTTCTTTAGTCCATCTTTTCATTTCAATAACTCCTTCATCATTAAGTGTTTTCTTATTTCTTTTTTATTAGTAATTATATCGTAGTTTAGTCTATTATATTTAAAATGGTTTAAGGATTTCTGGGGGTTGCCGTGGTGAACTTTTATTAAGAGGCCTGAATTGGAGGTATAAAACTTCAAAGATTGATTTTGAAATAAATAGTAATAACTCTGTCCTTCAGATATATAAAACTTGGACTCTACTGGTTTATGATAATATTCAGGGAGTCTATTTGGGTTATGGAGACACATAAAAACGTGTTGTTCGACAAAGCCAGTCTCTTTCTTTTCAGGGTACTCTCTCACCGCATTAGTTCCTCCAGCATAAGATACTTATCAACAAGACCTTGATTTAGTATTACTAGTTTAGATGCGTTTACAAAATACATCCCAATGGATAGAGCATGAACACTGTTATTGTATACGTCTTTTTTCTCTTCGCTACCGTCTGAGAAAGGACTATATAAATTGTAGAATAACTCCCCTTCTCGAACATAGTATCTTCTTATATGCCTATTTGTTGAATATTCAGCTATATATTCTTTCATAGATACCTCATTATTTAATAAGAATACCAGAACCTGAGTGGTTTGTCAAGAGTAATGTTAAGTTTTATTTAAGTAACTCAAATATCATTAAATACTTATCGAATTCATTACGGTCTGTTACAATGGTAACTTTTTCTTTTTTAGGGAAGTCTCGTTTACCTATCATATCTAATTGATGGTGGGTGAATATAACCGACAGAGCTAAAATCCTATCATCAGTCCTCATGAAGAAATCTTGACTTCTATTAGAAATTCTAGTAAAATTGCTGTCTTGATATATCTTATCTTCAAAGTTAGATTTGTCATAATAGTAACAAAAATAGTTATTCCCTATAAGTATTAAAACTAAATAATCTTTTTCCATGTGCAACCCCTAAGTTAACAAAAATGGCACCACCCACGAAGGAGTAGCACCATTCTTAAATATAATATAGTCCACTAGATGCTATTTAGTATAGCCTAAGCTACATACGTTTCCTTCCTTTCATGATACAACCTACATTCGTTATAAAATACTTGTCTTTATGTATTTAGTATAAACTATCCTCTTTAATTTGTCAAGCCTTAGACTTTAAAATGTTAAGTTTTCTTTACAGTAGGATGAGTAATTCCATTTTAAATACAAAAAGAGAGTCTTACAACTCTCTTTTAATCTTGGTTCCTTAGGATGTTAAATTGACCAATAGTTTACCACTCGAGGTATTATTGAGGGAGGGGCTATATAGTCAGTACCTAGAATTTCAAATTCACGTATCCATACTATATCTCCATTAGTAGCTACTAAATTATCAAGTTTGACGTACGTATAGTTGTTAATCCCAGAAATACTATACTCTCTCCTCTATCTGTATTCTGACCTGTTTGAGTATCCAATGTTATCCAGCCTATACCATCATTACTTCCTTTTAAAGTCCATGATGCTGGATTGTGGGAGGAATTGTACCCAGTTATGGCATAACCCGTTAACGTCTTCTGGCTAGTCAATTGATATTGAAGCCATTTATTATTTACGGTAGAAAGACTTCTCCAATAAGTATTAACATTGTTATCAAAGGAATACCATGCAGCAAAAGAAGAACTATACACGCTACTTGCACTAGCTACTCCACTAGGAGCCGTACTACTTGTCATTACTGGAACTAAATTTTAATCTGACATTATATATTCTCCGTACAATGTTACCCCCCCATGAGAGGCAATCTGTATATAATATAAACTTTATTATTGCGAGTTACTTTCCTCAACTCGTATGTATCTTACTATCTTTGCTCGAGCTCTTGGAGCTTTATTAATCCCTGTCTCCTTTAAGCTCCATAGCCCACTCATCCAATAGTACCCTTAGGTTGATCTTATCCAATCTTATTACTCCCGAGTTTAATCACATCCCTAGTGATTTCTCCTATAAGAAATAAGGTAACAAATGGATGTAGGTTTAACCATGTAAATAAAATAGATAAGGTTAGACCTTTAAAAGTTAGAGAGCTAAATGCTATAATAAGCAGTAGTGTGACCATATACCGTACCTCCTAATTAAATAATCTATTTATGTTGTCTCTACCTTTTTTAGTGTTGTGAAAAGGTTTTCCGAGTACAAACCTATACCCATAAATTTCATATTTACAATCTAATTCTACAGCCTTTCGGTTAACGGCATCAATTTTTTCTTCCTCAGAAGGGACTCCCGCATCATGGGCTAAGTCCTCTTTAAAGTATTCAAGCTCCTTGTTTCTTCTATCACATTTAGAGTGGTGAGCTTCTTGTTCTTTAGCACTCTTCCAAACAACTTCTCCGTACATGAGTTCTTTGGCAAGCTGATCCCTAGCTTGGACTACCTTATCTAAGTAACCTCCCCTGTCTTCAAACTTTAAAGATGTTACCAAAAATCTAGCTCCCATCTTATCAATCTCAAACGTCTCCCATGTAGCCAGATCACAATATTCACTTCTGGTCGAGAATCCGAAAGTTTCTGTAGTTACTAACACGGTTCCTTCTAACCTATAACTTAGTTTACCCAAACGACCTCCTCTATTTTAATAACTCTTCTATCACCAACAATTTATCTATATGAATCTTATCATCTGAAAATAAGAGATTCGGATATATCTCCGCATGTTTTCCTTTAAAGTAAGCTACCACCTCTCTTAAAGAAGAACCCAACTTGTTACCTATGAGGTGAACTTCCATATCCCTATGTCTAACATAGAGATTATTGTTTTTCCATACATACTCATATAGTATACGTCCCTCCTCCATAAGAATAAAGTTAATATCTTGAACATTAAAATAAACACTATTTCCTCTTTTAGCTTTCATGTATTCTCTCCAAAGCATTAGCCACTTCATCGACTAGAAGAGAACATGATACATCATACTCATACCAATCCATACCTTCAAACTCTTGGTAAGTTGACATCACATTGAATTCTTTACAAGTCTTTAGAAGAGCCCTGTCAAAACCCATAGTACCCGCACTATGTATCATATGTTCCATGTCTAGGAGACTAGTACCTCCAAAGACTTCGTCGAAGTTAATTTTAAGTTGTATGAAGAATTCTTTAGATAAACTCATACTTGCCTCCGTATCTTCTCTTCATTAAGGTTGTCCTCTACAACGTCGTCTTCAAGGTAGAATAAGTCACCTCTGTAGTCTCGAACAACCCATGTCAGTAGTTGAAATAATCTCAAATCTGGAGAAGCTGTCCAAACCTCCTCTAATTTTTTAAGTATTCTAGGTATTCTATTTATATCCCTCATTTAGATAACTCCTTTAACATTAAGAATTTATTAATCTTCACTTTAATAGTTCCTCCGTCATTAAATATTTTATAATCTCAGCATGGTTTGTAATGACTGTTAGACAACTATGTCTTTTAGCTATAATTAAGTCAAATGCTACTCTAGCATAACTTGTATCCATAGTAAATGTTTTATTATAAAGGTTTGGCATGACGGGAATCTCGTCAAATACAACACTTTGATAACAAATTCTATTTTCAACATAGTATATCTTCATGGAAGGTGAATAGAAATTAAAATCTCCGCACCTACTGTACCTCCCTAGAATAAGTCCTATATACTTTTTAGTCATTTAGATAACTCCTTAGTCATTAAAAATTTAGATATACTCTTTTTACTCCGTTTACACATGACATGTCCTCCTGCCCCGTGTAGCCTACATTTCAGACGATCTGATGATATTCGGGATAGACTATGTTTAGTAGGATAACAAATATCCGAGAGATATACTGTATACTCTTCGTCTCTAAAGTAATAATATCTATTGTAACATGTATTACCTGATCCACCTGGGTAGTAGGTATTGGAATGCCCTAAATAAATAAACCTTCTTTTCATTTTAATAGCTCCTCAACCATAAGTAACTCATCAACACCCTCTGGAGATGTTACAGCGTAATAACCCTCTCCTAAGTTAACAGAACTTATGTAGTAGGACATAGGTTTTTGAGCATATCTCCAATTAACACCGCCTAACGAAGTGAACGTATTTCCATAGGTATCACAAGCTATCCTACAAATTATCTCATTAGACTCCATATCAAGTATAAGAGCTAAGACTTTTTTCATTTTAGCAATTCTATCTCCATTAATAACTTAGCCACTTCACGATGTCCAATAGTTAATATATAAGGTTGTACCTTTTCAAGACTATCAAGTTTAGTAATACGGACTAACCTTTTAACATCCGCCTCGCCTTGCCATGCTGAAATAGCAGGAGGACCTCCTCCAGAATATACCCAATAGGTAACTTCATCTTCGACGTAGTAGTATTTATGTTCGTAGTTCCAATACCTTTCAAAAAGTATGTATTCCCTCACTCAGTTAACTCCTTTTACACATGTATCAAAGTTCTTAGTCATAGTCTTCCCAATCATCATTAGTTTCAGAATGAGCACAGCCTACACAAGAAGATAACTCACAATCATTACATGGGTTTGAATCGTCATAATCTATTTCATATTTATGGAGCTTTTCAGCATTGGGAGCTAAATACCCACACTCCCCTTTGAATTGAATTTCTATGGATAGCATGCTTTTAGCTATCACTAATGCAGACTCCGTATCCTCAGCATTTATTTTAATACTTATAGTCTTGTGTTCATGACCTGCACCTTCCCCTACTAGGACTATAAATTCTACCGTATATTCTTTCATGACTAACTCCTTATTTAACCTTACAAGAACATGATAGCATAAAAAAAGAGAGTCGTCAAGACTCTCAGTAAGGTTATTGAAATGAAACTTTACAATCTATTTTAATAATTCTTTGGTCATTAGGTATTTATCTATATCTTTTTTATTTGTTAACAACATTACAGTATTCCTTTGACTAAGATCACATACTATACGATCAACACTATAAGGATGTCTACTTTCTAGATTAGTACAATTTGAAAACATATAGTAAATATCATTAGAATTATCTGGATATCTAAAATACTCCAGTGTTGGCCCGTCATCAAAAAATTTGGCGATAATTACGTACTCTTTACTCATTAAAGCACCTCTTGATATTCTCGATACCTTCTTTTCTTTTATCACACAGATATACTACATAATTAACCATGGATTCATCCCCTTCAAGATCGACTGAAACATAGAATCCATCAGCACAGAAAGGTTCATAGTCATATACCACATAACTATTATATTTAGATGTCCATTTAGGAACATATTTAAAGGTTAGACCCTCAGCTTTGAGAGAGTCTAAGTATATAAGTCCTTTATCATCCGTAAGATAATCTTCGTGTTTCATTTCAATAGTTCCCTTGTCATTAAGAATTTAGCTATCTCAGAGGGTTTAGTCAATTTTGATAATATTTTTTTCTTAGCTTCGAGTCTAATCTTACGTCCTTCAATACTCTTTAATTCTTTATTATACATCTCATCAAGAGACTCTTTGGATACTTTAGCTATCCCCACAAAGCCGATCCTCTCCACTTTATAATCAGAAGAGTCAATTTTCCCTCCAGATCCAAGTTCTTTGACAAATACTTTTACATCGTGATAACCTATTCTAGGTAAACTAGCTACGTATCTAAAATATCCAGTAGCTCTAGCAATAGTAATTATATCCCCTATACTTATTTCTAGTTTTTTAGCCATGCTTACCAAAAACCTTTCTTAGTCTTAGTACCTATCTCAAGATTATCATCTTTATTAATAATAGCTATTCCTAATATTCTTAATATAAAATACACTGAATCTTCCTAGTATTTAGTATTCTTTTATTAGTTCCTTAGTAGTTACTTTCTTATACAGCTTTACGTTATCTATAAAGAGTACGTTCTTATTGAACTCAGCGTATTCCTCGGCCTCTTTCAAATCCTGAGATTCGAACAGCGTCATGCTACCTGCTTTAAGCTTATACCACGTTTCAGTACTTGAAGTTAATATAGACTCAGTTTCTTCAGTATACATGGATAAGTGGGTAACTGGAGGTTTTGGATCTTGGGGGACTCCGCCTATTAAATCAAAAACATTCATATTAGTTGTCTCCTTATATTCTGCACACTGTTACTAGTAGATGTAAATATCTTTACATTGCCTATAAGTAATAGGTTTATTATTTCTAACATAAGTTTCTAGGAACTTGGACACTGGCTTTTTGAATTTAGCTTCAACATACTCAAAAGCATCTTCATCTTGTTTTACTGCCTCAATACAGATTTCTAAGGTTTGCTTTTTTACATATTCGAGGGAATCTCCATATTCCGTAACTGCTGCCATATAAACTTTCTCAGTTTGGTTCTTCTTACTTATAAGATTTAGAGCATGATCACAATACTGAACCGCTAAGATACAAAATTCCTCAGTTATAAATTTATCATCTATACATTCTATAGCTCCTCCTTGAGACTTTAAAGCCGTTACGTACATTTCATGCGTTTTAAATTCTTCCTTTACTCATTGTATATTATATCCATCACTATCGACTGCGGATAAACACATCTCATACGTTTGCAACGAGTCCTCTACAAATTCTAAAGCAAAACAACAATGCTCTACTGCTTTAAGTGCTTCACCTACTGTGGTAATCTTTAACATATTCTTGTCTCCTTATAATCTACTCAAACATCATATCATATTAACTAAAAATTGTACACCTTAACTACAAGTATTCTAAATAAAACTTTACAACTAGTCTTCTCCATCACAAACAGATTTCCATGCCTGCTCTCCGATAGAACCTTCAACAAGATCTTGATAACTTGGATTTAGTTTCTCCTCTGAGGATACCTCATAGTTAGCTATGATATTTCTATCTAAGTCATATATAATATATCTAAGTACTGCTAAACTCCTTTCGTCACAATTTGTCTTAGTGTACATGAGCCTTGAGCCTACCTGCACATCCCCTATAAATTCAGGTTCGAATGGGAAGGACATCATCCAGTATTCGACTATCGGAAAATGATATTTTATTATCTTAGTATACTGTTGGAACCCTGCCTCTTGCCAATCCTGAGCTAACACGGGCATGCATGTCAGTAGCATCAATGCTAAAGATATTATAATTTTTTTCATCTATTTTGAATCCTTATAGCATACTATAAACAACATGCTAATGTACAAACTAATTAGCATAGTGAACATGGACGGACCTATCAGTAGGTACAGAGATATGTAAATAATATTTATTTTAAACAACATGGACTGGTTCAAAGGTTACCTCCCGTATTCTTTTAATTCTACTTCGACAGCTCTCTCAGCATGGAATGTTTGTTAATTTCTAAGGAATCAGTTGTGACATTAAAATTATTAGACAACCTTCCCGTGTCTAGTAATGTTTCTAGAGTATGCCCCGTGTACTGCACCCAGTTTTCCCCATTATCCTCAAGTAATAGATACTTGTATCCTTCTTTTTCAAAATAATAACAAATTATCTCAGGATTCTGAACATCTGTCATTACAGCTACCATCTTCATTTTAATAGTTCCTTCATCATAAGATATTTCCTATATTCCTTCAAGAGTATTTCAATATCCAACCCACCCCCCCATGGAATTATCGTTAACTAACTCCGTAAATCTTACTAACTCTAAGACATCTTCTACATAACTCATGAGACTTTCACCTCCCCCTACCCTAACATGTCTAACACATTACCTAGATGACTAGGATTAACTATCTCAATTTCTGGAGCTACCCAAAGACCCTCGTCGTTAGCTATTTTCTTACATCTAATACAACCTTCAACTGTGTATCCTAGGACTTCATAATACCCAGATTGATAGAGAAGTCTAACCCTATTTCCAATTTCTATTCTCACTTACTTAACTCCAATGCCATTAAATATTTATTCATACCAGTCCCTTCAAGAACATCGTAGTTGTCAAGGTCTATATTGAAGGCAGTTTTTTCAGTAATACGCCTTACACTCCCAGTAGTAGTTTCTACACAATCATAATCTATATTAGACTGACATAGACATCCCCACCCTCTAATCATGTAAGCTACCTTTGTATCTTTACATATCGCTATCTTCAGTACTGTAGCCTTACCTATTATGTACACCTATTCTCCCCCATAACCGTAGTTACAGCAAATATATCTCCTCTCGGTAGGTTTGCTACACTTACTACAAGTTGTATAAGATGTTGAATAACTATTAGACATAGCCCTTTTTAAATCCCGTATAAAACTCTCGAGTTCAACTATCCGTTCGTTAGCTTTCTTTAAATCATAATCCATCTCAGAAACCTTTCTTAAATTAACTTAATATCTTTTATATTAACTACGTCAATACTTCCATGAGGTTTGTAATACTGAGTACCCGAAGTATATACGTAAAACACTTCAAGAGTTAAGAGTACTGAACGAGATATGTTATCAGTCCCCTCTTGATTGAGGTAGTTCAATATTCGGTCGTGTGCCACATCCCTACTTATAAAGTCATCAACAGCTTTGAATATATTGGTAGTTTCCTCAGAATCTATAACACTATCGGACAGTATCTGGATGTACTGAGGATATCCGTAGTATGATATAGGTTCGTCAACTCTATACTTAGGATTCTTTTTTAAACGTGCTTTTACTTTTACTAACATATTTTAGCCCTTCTTTTAAATAACTTTACAAATTTAGTATAACATAAAGAGGACTCTTTTACAAGTCCCCTTTATAATGTTTATTAAGTTATTGTTACGGATTAGATTATACTGATTATTTGACCATCAACAACTGTAACTGTTTTTCCACCAGCGGTAACGAATGTATCATTGAAACCATTTTTAACTAGGCAATCTGCTATTGCTACCGTGGCAGCAGCATCGTTAGCTTCGATAGTTTCTAAGATTGTATTGACATCCTCAAACATGTCGCCAAGGATAACAGGGTTAGTGATGTCAAAAGCTTGTGTTGGAATTTCAACTGTCAACATAGTGCTACCTAATAGTTCCAACTCTGGGAAAGGTCTGATAGCAGCTACAATTTGAGACTCAGTAAGTTCAACCTCACTCAAAGGAACAACAACAGTAGTATCCGCAGTTATAACAAGATTGTTAAGTTCAACAACAGTCACCGCATGTACTAAGTCATGGTTTTTAATTTGAGTCGGAGAACCTGCTGCTAGTGCAACCATAGACAATGTTGGATAGCCGACTATGGCATCTTGAACTGTTTTTCTAACATAAGGTGCATAGAATGGAGCGGATACTGTAGCACTTGCATCAATGGAAATACTAAGACCTGATACAATAACTTCTGAAAGACTCGTGTTTTTGATTTGTAATACCAAGGTTAACCTCTTTCTAAATTGTGGTATTCTACACTGAATACCTAGTTATAATATAAACGACGTTTGTAACGTGTACTAGTTAACAGTTATATGTGGACTACTCCCGTAGCATCGTACCAACTGGAATCCCCAGAGTTATACCAATAAGGTTTTTTCAATCCAGTATCCAGATACATTTGACCAGTTTGTAAACATGTAGTCGGTCTAGAAGCCCAAACTCCCGAATCCCATGATCTACCAAGTAAATCTATTGTAGGGGTATTTGTTACCCATGTACAGCCAGCATCTCTGAAAGATTTGTAAGTTATTGCATCCATTCTTACGGTTTGACCCGCACTACTTACCGTTATCGGAACTGCACTATTAAATCTATTTGCTATGAAGCCCATGTCATCAGTTGCATATGTAAATGTGGATAAGGTTAAAGTTCCGCTAATTGAACAATTGTTCATACCTTCTGACGAGTTAATGATACTTGCTCCAGCTAAAGTAGTGTTAATCCATCTTTGTAATAAAATACTCCTACCTTCAACCCCTGTATAAAATCTACTACCTTCACTATAAAGAACTTCCGTCCCTGCTGTTGGAGCTGCACCGTTAACAGTCCCATCATCACAGGTGTAAGCACCTTGCATATAAGTATTTAAAAAACAAGAATCATGAGATAAACCAGAAGCACCAGCACTATCTGACTCAAAAAATCTACCAGATGTTTCAATTTCGGTGTGTAAGTTTGTCCCACTTACTTTAGTGGCAACAAAAGTTGTGTCATCTATTTTTTCAGTTATATCATAAGTACCACTATAGTACAATGAATTTTGGACTGATATTCTTATGTAGGGGGTAGTTGGATAATTTGATACAGTTATTGGGTATGCATATTGACCTGCTGCTACATGTACTGTTATTTTATTGCTACCATCACCTTGTATCGAGTCAAAACTCCTTGTTAAAATCGATGTTCTACAAGTTCCACCGACGTGGAAACCGTTACGTAATCTTTGATGATTATCCCTAACCTCTGCCAATCCGACTAAAGTAAGACACGGTCTCAACTCTGAGGATGTTGCACCAAATCTCCTACCTGTTGAATACTCTTTTAATATATTTCCACCGCCAGAGCCAGCTCCATTATCACCTAGTTTAACACCATAGCCAAATATGGTAATCCTTCTCGACGGAACTGTTAAATTTTCAGAGTAACATCCACTAAAAGTTTGACCCCCAGATATTGATTCCACAGCTGAAGTTTTACCTGATACGTATATATGGATAGTTCTCATAGCATCAATGTGGTTAACGGGTTGCCCTATCATGTCTAAACATGCTTGAATGGTTTTATAAGGCTTTGATAAACTTCCATCTGGGGTGGAGTCATCTCCTAGATTACCATCAATATAATACCTATCAGTTCCAGGTATACTGAAACTAACTAAGCCGTCAACAGTTGTAGATAAGCCGTCAACAGTTGTAGATAAGCCGTCAACAGTTGTAGATAATCCATCAACAGTTGTAGATAATCCATCCGTAGTTGTAGATAAGCCGTCAACAGTTGTAGATAAGTCATCTAGGGTTGCGGATAATCCATCCATACCATCTACTAGGTCTACTATGTTATTCTTATTAATATCATATGTGTATGTATTTAGAATAGTGCCTCCGATAAGTACTAAGTTTGGATGTGTTGATATAGCATTGAGTATAATATCTTCACTATATCCTGAAGGAGCATCTACCGTAAGTAGAGCACCTATCTTAAAGTTTCCAAGTCCTGATACAACTTCAATAATATCCCCTAAATTTTCAATTTTTAATGTCATGTCCATCCCTCCTATAATTTTATACGAATACTTCTTATAATATAAACTAACCAGTGTTAATTCAATAATTCCTGCATCATTAGGTATTTTGCAACCTCAAGCCTACCAGATATAACTTCAAACCCAGACTCCTTATCCTTATTTAATTCCTCCATTAATATACTTGTATCGGCATACTCCTCAACAGTTCCAAATTCATCAGAGATTATGTAGCAGAGGCTATAACTCTCCCAGTAATATTTTATAGTGCACCTATCCCTGTCGGAGTAATTCTTAATAGATATAGCTACGTATTCTCTACTCATTTCATCAACTCATGTATCATTAAATATTTATTAATCTCTCCGACTAAGTCGGCTCCCGTAACAATCTTTACAGGAGAGGTCTTAAATTTAGCTACAATATCCTCTACACTCTTAAAATCGGATCTGAGAACGTACTGGACATCGAATGCCAGATCAGGACTTAAACGTATAGTATTAAAATTTGTTATCTTATAATAGAAGTTATATACTATATTACCGTTGTAGTTAGATATAATAATAGCTAGTACAGTTGTAAGAGAATCCAGAGACACTCCTTCCTTAGTTACCCTTAATTTCATTTTAGTAACTCCTCCATCATAAGAAACTTACCAAGCTCTAAACCTTCGAGTACCTTATGTCCTAGAGAGAGGCTAGTAGATCTAATATCATCTAAGTTTTGTATTATAGCAACTCTGCCCCATGATTTAGAACCGCATTTATACATAGTATAATATTTTAGAACATGGTCCAAATAATAGTATCTAACAGTATACGTTCCGTTATCTATAATTAGAATAACTTTGTTTAAATAATCCTTGGGGCTATCCTCCCTAAAATAGTGTATAGGGATACTGTATTCTTTATACGTCATTTTAATAACTCCGATATCATTAGGTACTTATTAAGTTCTTTTCCTTTTAATATTTTGTACCCGCCCCTATTCATTTTATCAGTTACACTAAGACATGATTTTATTAAACTTCCATCTCTGTAATACCAAAGGCTATTGCCATGGATACAGTAGATATAATCAGTCTCATCGAACCTATTAATAAGGAGTCCTGAATATCCTTTCGTGAGTCTACTCATTTTAATAACTCTCCGCACATTAGATATTTATTAAGTATCCTCTTTTCTTCATTTCAATAACTCCCATGTCATGATTGTTTTTAATATCTCCAATCTGTCCGTAACATACAGAAAGTCTTTATTATATTTCGCCATGTCCCTAGCTAACTCTGTTTCAGTGTAGCCAGATGGCCATGGCTCTCCTTGAGTAGTTCTAACTAAGTTAATTCTGTCTTGTTTGTAGTACAGTAGAGTAGTATTTGTAGGGAAATGGGTCACTAGGCCTAAATATTTTATAGAACTCATTTCAACAGTTCCTCCGTCATTAAGTACTTATCTAATTCCATACCCTCTAGTATCTTATAATCCCCAATACTCAACATCTTCTTAAGAGTACTTTCCGACTTATAGAGATGGCTACCTATATAGTAGCACAATCTCTCCCCATGGAAAATACAGTACACAAAGTCGGAATCATCAAGTTTGTTAATTAAGATACCTGAGTACCTTTTCTTCGTAAACATCCATTAAATATTCTCCATGAATGAAAGGTTGAGCTATATAAATTATCCAAGTAAACTTTGAATCCTTAGGAGCTTGCCCAGTCTGCATGGATAGGTGCTTCTTAATCATCTCAATAGCTCCAACATAATTGAATACTTCATAACCTCTTGAATATCGAAATCATTACAACTGACCCCCATGAAAGAACGTACCTCTACATCATTAAAAGATACAGGAAGTGCTTCCTTACTATCAAGGAGAGTATCCCCATATCTCCTCAGATACATTTCGGAAAAACTTCCATGGAGACATCCAAGATTCCTCGCATAACCGAGTATAGTAATGTCACCTATTCTTGAATTTTTGATAGTTCCGAAATATTTTAAAAAGTTATTACACTTAAGATTCACTTACTCAACTCCTCTAGCATTAGGTATCTATTTAATAAAGATTCATTTAATATCTCGGAATTAATATCTCCCACACAAAAATATAAATTAGTATCTCCCTCACAAAAATATAACTGGCTTAACTTAAGACCACACTCGTAGGTCTCAGGGCTTCGTCTACTAGCATATCTTCTCTCCGCCATAAGCTTACCCCCTAATACAAAATAGTAAGTAGTATACTTGGGGGCAGGAAAGTATTGTTTAAATAAGTATTCTTTATCCTTCAAATACAGTCACTCCCCAACATCCCTACATAAATATTAAAGAATTTATCATTTATAAATGTTACATTGTCTGGGTCAGATAGATTCATTAGGCACTCTCTTGCCATTCCCATAGTCATTAAATAATGACAAGCCAGTTCTGTATCAAACATTATAAAACTCCTTTAGGCTTACTCAACGAAGGTAGCTTAATACCAGTCGTGTTTATTTTCTCAGATGACTCAGTTTTTATTAAGATTCTCTCCCCACCATATGATCTACTCTTAGCTCCAGAGTACTTTACAGTGGTTAACTCACTTTTGTAATTGTATCTACACATGCCAACAGCTCCTTATAAATTAACCTTACATGTATATGGTAACACATGACTCAAGCTAAGTCAAGTCATGTGTTAAGGCATTGTTACAAGTCTTTAATCATTGTCAATAAATACAGTTGTACTCTTCTTACTAATCTTAGGAGTCAGCCCCTTTAATGTTATATGTATCCCCTTAGAATACGTCACATCCATTTCGGATAAGAGTACACTAACTCCGTCTACTTCTAGGTGTATAAAAGACGTTGCAACACAGTCATATGGGGGGAGTTACATACCCTGATAATATTTTTATCATTTCTAATATTTTGTCGTTCATGCTTACTGTCCTTTCTAAAATTCTACTACTTCTGATGTCTTGATAACTACTTCCTTGAATATCTGAACTGCTGACCAACCTCGGTCTCTTAAACACATTCCATACCCTTTTGCCACTTCTAAGTTATCATGAGCAAACGCTTGGAAGTCTCCTTGTTTTACTTTATATGTGGTAACTTGGGCTTGAGAAGGAGCTACCTCTACTGATGTAAGTTCCCTCCCAGTAGGAGATTTTTGAATGACTACGTCTGATCCTATGATACTGACTTCTACTCCATATTCGTTAGGATTTACTGTAGAACTCTTAATGATCGTAGGTTTCACAACTTCTTCAATTTTAAAGATAACAGGTTGCTCCGTAGCCTTCTCTTCAATACCACTGGACAGACATCTATACTTTTTAGACCCCTCTTGCCTCACACTGACAAGTAAGCCTAGATTTTTCAAAGATGCATAAAATCTAGGATCTGATACATCTAATTTCTTAGTTACCTTCTCTCTTAAAGTACTAGAAAGCATCTCACCTTGTTTAAGTTGTTCTAGTATCTCTCGTTCAATACGTTCCTCTACCATATCTTTAATCATTGTTTTCTCCTCATTACCCGAAGTTTCTACGGAAGGCATTCTCATAAGTACTACATTAACACTCCCAGACTTGCTCAGTTTCTTAACTATCAGAGAGCCTAAGCCATTTAACGCCATGTAGTATCTTGTTTTAGAGCATCCTGCTCTGTCGCATACACTTCTTTGAAGTACTCCTGCCAGTACTCCCCCTAGACTTAGTTGAGAGATTATTTTAGCTTGGATATGCTCAAGGGTCGGCTTACTACTTAGGTAAATATTCTCCTTAACTTTTAGTGTAGAAACCTCAGAATCTTGATTATTTATAACTTCCCTTAGGTACTTATTAAGTATGTCTTCTTTTTCTTGATAGTTCACTTCTGTCTCCTTATTAACTTTAACTGGAATAGTTTCTCCTACATACTTAGATTCTCCGTAAAGGTCTTCCCTTATATCTTCAAGAAGTTTATCTCGAATACTGTCATTCTGGACCTTCCAGATAGCGTCGTATAGTAACGATGTTCTAAGTTCAGGTAAGCATGCTTTGTATGGAGCTAGGGAAGTTCCCATAGGTTTTACGCTTTTTATCTTAGCATAATCTTCTATTTCTAGTTCATATTTTATTCCAGTATCAAGTTCTAATTCAGATGCCCTAGCCTTTACATACTTTGCATTTCTTCCTAATAGTTTTAGGATGTAACCCATAAGGGAAACTCCGTAATGAGTCTTCAAAGCTCTATCCTCAGACTCTTTTGTAAAATAAGTAACACTGTTTAAGGGTTTAATATCTGTACTCATATAAGTCTCCTTTAAATTAAACTTTCAATGTAATGTAAAGATGTGAGAAGTAGAAACAAATCTACCCCAAAAAGTAAGAAAGTTAAAGGAATTCCGAGTTTTCTATAATTGTATCCTAATTGAAAGCTTATGAGACCCCCAAGTCCTGTCATAGAAATCATAGCTAATGCTATTAGGGATATGTGTACTAATGTATTCATATAATTATACCTCCTTAATATAAAATGATAATACACGATCAGGATTATTTTCTCTGGCGTAATCCTCTATGAAGGTTATACATGCTCTAGCTCCATCCATATCTGGATATGGTTTCTCTATTGGGGACTCTACACCATTTTCAGTCTTTACTACAACTTGGTACTTCTTCCCAGCTCTCTGGAACTTATCAACTTCTGATTGAGGAATTCTTTCCATTGTTTTGTCTCCTTATAATTTTATTAATCTACTTTTTTTAAAAATTTTAGATACTTCTCAGGTATACAAGCATCACAGGTGGATTCAGTTAGATTCTTCTTATTATTCTTTGTTATGGCTTTCCCACACTCATCACATAAAATTGTTTTAGGGTACTGCATGTTCACTTGACATGTAGCACATTCATGAGGGTCTCCGAAACCTGGCGTAGTTTTCTTATAAGAACAGTTAGTACAATATTTACTATAAGCGTTCATGTTTTCGTCTCCTTAAAAATATTTAGCTATGTTACTCATGCCTCTTTCGGTATTATGAAAAGGTCTTCCATCAACATATTTATAACCGTATACTTCATATTTACAATTAACTTCTATGTTCTTCTTATTAATTAGATCACCATAATTGTCTAAGTGTTCTACACTGTCTTTATAACTCTCAAGCTCCCTGTTAACATTCTTATAGAGTCTTTCGTGAGCTTCAAATTCTTTAGTACGTATCTCAGCTATTCTTGCACTCTCAGCATCCTCACGAGCTTGAATATGTGCTCTCTCAACATTGGCTAAGTATCTAGGTTTATCATCCTCACGAACTTTTTGGATAGCAAATCGTTTACCATCTTTACTGTTGACTTCAAAACGTACCCACTCTTTAATATCACAATAAAAATTACGAGGTTCACTATAAAAGAATCCTCCAGAAGATTCAGTAGTTATAAGTATATCCCCGTCTAATCTAAATCTTAACATAGTTGTATCTCCTTTAATTAACCTTACATATTAATAATAGCATCTTATAAATATAAAGTCAATAGATGCGTTAAATTATCGTAATAATTCCTTAACCATTAGATACTTATTAATTTCTAAGCTACTGGACACTTTTATAATAGTCTCAACATCCCAATAGTATTTATCTGTAAGGTATACATACCAACTTTTAGGTGCCTTTGTCAATTCAGTAAATATCTCCCCATCAGTTTTAAGTATTCCCCCGTAGTAGATATCAGTAAGAAGTATATGCTTTTGAGAGACTTGGTAATAGAAAGTCCTAATGACTACTCCATCACGAATATATTCGTGAAGAGATGCACCAGTATCCCGAAGGGCTACATATCTTTTATTCATTTTAGTAACTCCAGAGTCATTAAGTACTTAGCCACTTCTGTAGGATTCCATATAGTTTTATAACCTGACACAGTATCCCTAGACAATTCAATATCTAGTTTATTACTCCTAGATTTCCAGATTTCTTTTATAGAGTCATCTCTTCCTAATTCAAACATAAGAGTATCCCCATCCCAGTAATATTTAATCAAGAATGGATTAGAATCTTCTGAATAGCTTAGAGCTATATATTCTCTATTCATCTAAGTAACTCCTGTGTCATTAAGAATCTACCTACTTCTCGGGTACCTTCAACAAACTTTAAATCAGAACCCACTTTACTCCGAGCATCCAAGAGTATTTCGTTATAGTCATCAGTTAATGATCTAACTATCATGTGATGTCCCATGTGCAAGAAAGAGCCCCAATACGTTTTAGTCCCTTCTTCGAACCATAGTTTAAAGAACACAGCAGTACTCCACTCCCCATTAGCTAGAATACCTTTATCTAGGTATCCAATACAGAAAGGAGTATCTCCACAATCTGATCTAAAGCCCCCTTGCCAATTCCAAATTTCCTTAGGGAATCTAACGGACTCTTCAACAGGTTGATCTCGGAACAGAGTCCAAATCTTCCATATAAATATAAGCCATAGGGAACCTATTATAAAACTAATCATCATTTCAATAACTCTCTCGTCATTAAGTATTTAGCTATCTCTTTTTTATCAGTTATTAGGTAAGAATACTCTGATCTGATACCCTCGGGTTTATGTAGTTCTAATAACTCTTCTAAAGTTAGATTACTCGGTCTGTAGAGATTCCAGTCATCAGGTTTAAAATGCAATACTCCACTCACGTCTAATGCATAGTAACTTATCAAATTTTTAATCCATGCATATTTAGTTATCTCAAGAGCTACATATTCCATCATTTCAATAACTCCTGTGCCATAAGATGTTTATTCATGCATTTTATATCCGTTACTACTGAGTACCCTAAAAATTTAGAACTATTTTTTAGACACGTCTCTAATGTGATGTGACGACTGATATAATAGAAACCGCAACCATTAAAGTAACTATAACAAAGCCTATCTTCCTGATAAAAATACCCTAATTCTAGTACATTATTTATAAGAACTAGGGCTACATATTCCATCATTTCAATAACCCCTGTGCCATAATATACTTGTTAATTTTATTTTTATCTATAATTAACTCCGTGTCTGGACTATGAAAGATCTTAGATAATGATTTTAAATCCCTACATGCACTTATAAATCGAGTTGGTAGCCATGGATGTACATAGCATAGTGTGGAATTTTCATCCATAAAATATAGTCTAGTAACTCTACGACTTTCCTTAATCAAAACTATTGCGATAATTTTACATTTCATATTAGTAACTCCTTAAATATATAAATTAATTAAAGCAAATATGAGTCCAATACCTATAAGTAAAACTATAAATACTGTAGCTTGTTCATCTGTCAGAGTTCCATATCTAGCTTCTAAATTAGAGTCTAAAAATCTTTTCGGAAATACGTACAGTATAAATTTAGGGAGTAGGAATGAGGCAACCTTGAAATATACGACAACTGGAATTATCATGGTTAGCCATGATATTAAGGGATGACTATAATTGAATTCTTCAAAGCATACTTTCATCCAACACATCTCTGGAAGCAGGGTAGGCAGTACTAATACATTAAGTAGTATTATAAAATCTAGTAATAACTCTTTTATTTTCATTTTAATAACTCTCTCATCATCATATGTTTATCTAGAGCTTTCTGATCAGTTATCAACCTCCCTGAGTATCTAGCTACTTCGCTTCTAACTTGTTCAAAGTCTGATTGAATATCCAATAAATGACCATACTCGCTTCTCTCAAGGTATGAAGTGTTAAGAGTATTATTACTAAGTAAGTTACTACTCATGTACCAATACCTATAAAGAATATTACTGCCAATTGACCTCGTTGTAAATTCAGCTATGGCTATTAGTTTGTCATCACCGTAACAATGTGTATAAATCTTTGAGACACTTTTATTCATTTGAGTAATTCCTTCATCATAAGATACTTATTGACTGAGTGAACTCCTTTGATAAATACTTTATATTTGTTCTTTGATGTTACCATCTCCCGATGCTCTAACTCTTCTAAAGTATTAACCTCGCATGTGTATGTAGTATTGGTAGATCTAGTAGGTATCCCTATATATCTGGGAGGTATATTTACCCTGCTACTCAAAATAGATCCTGTCCAGAAGTATTCAATATAAGAGGTATCTCCTTCTACTGCTAGAATAGCGACTACTTCTGTCATATTGTATTTCATCATACCTGTCTCGAGTAGTAACATTTATCTCACCCTTTAAATATAATATTAATTATAGTATAGCACAAAGCAGACTATATTACAAGTCTGCTTTTAATATTTATTAAGTTATTGTTATACTTCTATCAGATCAAGTGTCCTAAAATTATTGGAAGGATAATCCGTGTACACAAATGTAGCCTTAGGATATTTAATGAGGAGTTTATTTAAAACTAATTTAGGCGTTACTTGGATTGCAGAAGTGGTAAGATCAAAGACTCCACATGCCCGCATAACTCCATTGTCGAATACTCGAACAAATCCAAATTTATCATTTACAAAAACATCATCAAGCATCTGAGGTAGGTCATCATATACTCTATCCTCATCATGGAAATAATTTTCTCTCTCAGATGAACTCATCTTAGCCACTCTCTTGGCATCTAGCTTGTTTGTAGCATCTTCCACTAGCTGTCTTATATTTTTTATCATTGCTACCTTCCTACGTAATCCTCTATGTGCTTATAATATAAATTTAATCTCCGTTACCTTAGCAACTCCTCTACCATAAAATACTTATCCAAATCTGATTTACTTCTAATAGGAATTAATAAATCTGGATCATCATAAGATTCTAAGTTTGATCTATTGAGTTGGACATATTCTTCTCCATGAGTACCTAGAGTTATCCTAGCACTGCTGGGTATCTTCTTAACTTCAATTTTAAAGTCATTATCATAACAATCAAAATAGACTGTTTCAGAATCTGGATATCGGTATAGAACATAATATCCATGAGATTGTTTATATAGGCATATGTACTTTCTATTCATTTTAGTAACTCCCACGTCATTAATATCTTAGCGATCTCCTTTGGGTCTTTAGTAGTCGAGTAACCCTGTGATATATCCAGAGTTAAGTTGTGGGCTAATGATAAACTGATTTCCACTATAGCTAAAGATCTTCCACCATCTTCGTAGGATCTATGCTGAACAAGAAGTCTACTACTCTCTTTAGAATATCCATAGATAAACATTGAAGTAGCTTTGTAAGATAAGGCTACTATGTCAGACACCTCAATAGTTTTGTATCTACTCATCTCATTAACTCCAATTCCATAAGTTTCAAGAGTATCCCCTTCTTGTCCGTTACTATAGTATACTCGCAAAATTTATCTCTATCAAGTTCCTCAGTTAAAGTAGTATGACATCTTCTTGAGGTAACATGGCTTTTAGGTGAGGATGAATCCCTCTGAATAACATCATAGACAAGTTCCATTCTACCACATAGTTGTAGGTAGTAGTATTTTATAACACAATCTTCATTATAGGATACAGCAACACATTCATTCACCTTAATAACTCCCACGTCATTAGGTACTTATCGACATCCTTAAGAGATTCTATGGGAGTAATATTATCCTCCCCAAGGTAATCCCTTAAATAATCTAAACAATTCCCCTTAACTGTCTTCCATTTATTATCAGTAGACACTTTAACTCCTTTGGAATACCTATCGTATCCTAAATTTTTACGGTAGTGGTAGAAGATGTAGTACTCTTCAGAATTAGAAAATTTCGAATCTGGGGTGATGGGAGTCCACAAGGCTAAGTATTCTCTATTCATTTCATCTGTAAGGAAGTTACTTTCTAGAATACGGTACATTAATTTCACAAGCTCTTCACAAATCTCCTGAGTTTTTTCTTCCTCAGAACTCATTATTGGTATTACTTCGGATTTAGGTATCTCCCTCTGACAGTTCAACAGCTTCTTAAAATTTTTAAACATTGCAACCTCTTTCTTATATCTAATCTATAATTATACTAACACACGCCCAAAGATAGGTCAACCCTTATCTTCCTATACGTTTAGATTTGTATCAGTATATAGACATACTGATGTATTTCCATAGTCTGAATCTAGTAACCATCCTAAGTCGTTACTAAGTTTCTTAAATCCGTTATAATCATCCTCGTACAGTATATTCCCAATAGTACTGTCTACCAGACGACTCTTATCAGTTTTATTATATACTTGGGATAGTTCAGTTTCTCGAGATAATTCTACATTCTTTGACTCTAAGATACTGTATAACTTATCTACAAGTTCATCAATGGTGAGAGGTACATATTTTCTACCTATACCTATTCGACTAGCTAGATCAGCTCTTATTGTATCCGAACATACTATCCCATGCTTTACTAGGAATTCTTTAGTTTCGTCGAGGTCTTCGGAAGAATTGGATATAAAATCTTCCACTTCTTTTTTAGAAACGCCATAAGATGTTATGTACTTTATTTCTCTATAATCCCATTCCTCAGGATAGGCACTGAGTATACAGTCTGATCCATACATGGCAGTACCCCTTTTCGGGCTATAGGCTCGTATGTCTTTGCCATCGAAGTATATGTAGGCCACTCCCCACAAGGAACAATCCCCTACGAAAAAATAAGATATGAAATTTAATTCCACACCTAACTTGTTAGTAATTTCTTCTCTACCATTTCAATATCTCCTTACATTCAATCTTATATAATTATACTAGCACATGTCAGAAGAGAGTTCAATCCTTTGCAGGCATGTTTGTTACATTACTTTAGTAACTCTATTACCATAAGAAATTTATCTACATCATTCTGTGTGTCAATATCAGTAAGAGTACTGTCGTCAGCATTGTAGTCATGTTTTAGTTGCCTTAGCCACGCTTCTCTAGTTAACTTTAATACTAACCCTCTCCAAATATTCCCATCAATACATCTATTAGTATGTCTATTATATGAATCATACATAAGAACGCCTGAAGGTACTAATACTTCTTTCTTAGAATAGAAATAGAATACATAAATACAATCATAATATGATTTATCTAAGATGGCTACATATGTTTTATTCACTTTAATAACTCCTTTGTCATTAAAAACTTACTAATCTTTTGCATGTCTGATGTATAGTGAGGGTTATCCATAGATAACCCCTCGAGAGTCCTGAATCGGCTAGTATTAAATGACATAGTACTATCCCAATAACACAACTTATCATGAGACCAGAAGTATAAGAATGCCCATGTTGTACTCTCAGGGTTGATGAGTGCAGCTATTATCTCTTCCCCTTTTATAATCATACAGAATACCTACTCTTAGGTATCTTTGTTCCAGAATAGGATATACCTTTGTATTCAGTATCTTCATCAATAGGTGTATAAGGATTAACGTATGATATCATTTTAATAACTCCTGAGACATTAAGAATTTGTACCTTACTTTGCCCTTGTCTAAGGTTAGTGCTATATACTCTTTATTCATGCCTGCCACTTATGATCTTTACAGTTGTACTTCTTCTTTATAGTTGTAAGTTCATTTCTATTGTTAAGGACACAACTTTCGATAGCTCTCTCTAAGTTACGAGTCTTATCAAATACATGAGCGACTCCATAGACTCCACACCTAGGTTCAATACTTATTTCAAAACTCATGATGTAACTCCTTAGTAATTAACCTTACTTACTTAGAATAACATAAGACAGACTATATTTCAAGTCTGTCTTAATATCTTTGTTACATTACTTTAAATTAAACTTATTATATTATTCTCACCGTTAACACTTACTACAAAGTTGTTGGCACATTCTATTGCTTTAACTATCCTCTCTTTAGGATCCAATAGTAGTCCCTCCGTAGAGAATAGACTAGCCTTAGCATGGTCACATCCAGAGCCTACAGAAGCGTATCCAGAAGCAGGCATGAGTATTGATAAATCTTGCTGTACTTTGTATAACTCTCCTTCATATCCCATCAAGAATATTCCTCCATCCATGGATTCAACACCCTTATCAACAGCAAGGAGTCCGTTTGCTTTTAAAGTAGTTCTTACAGCATTAATGAAATCTATATATAAATACTTCTCTGTGCTGATGCCTTCGTATTTCTTAGGTAGCTCTAAACAGAACTCCAGTATTTGCATTAATCTATAACTACCACAGACTCCTATAATCATGTTACCTTTTTTAAATACCTTAGGTCTTAGGTAGCTTTCTCCAGTATGTCCATTTGATCCAAATGTATCTCCGCCTATGTAAACATTGTCAGTTGTTTTGATTCCCACGATACATGTCATACTCTAATCTCCTTTTATTTTTAACTAATACCAGTAACAAATAGATCCAAACGCCCTAGGGACGGGAAATGATTATTTTTTTAACTCTTGTACCATTAGATACTTTATAGCCTCATTACCCACCAAGGTCTCATGACCCCAGCATGTATCATCATCGAGATTTGCTGCAAGATCATTTATCGGAGCAAGAGATCCGAGAACGTTATAGTTACCATAGTTACCATAGGAATCATAATACAATTCTCCAGATATATAATAATATCTATATTTTACATCCCCATTCTTTTTCAAAGTTATGACTACGTATTCCTTATTCATTTTAATAACTCTCTTATCATTAAAAACTTTGCTATCTTTTTTGGATCTTTAGTCGAAGTATATAGCACTAACCTTATCACTATTAAGATTCTGTTTTAAATCTAGTAGTTGGCTGAACTGTGCTCCACCGTCACACCTATCCGAGAACATTAATTTAGATCCTTTCATCCAGTATAACCAATACTTTCCGTCTTCTTCTCTTGTGGATAGAGCTATGTATTCTCTAGTCATTTCATTAACTCCTGTAGTACACTATACTTTTTGGCAATCCCTAACTGATCGGATTTCCATATATAGTTACCATCATCCAGATAATCTTTTAACTCATGCGGATAAGCTAAGTCTAGGGAAATATTTAAACTTAACTTAGTGTAATACCATGGGTTATAGAAGTATAAATCCGTGTCCTTATCCACATAGAAATATAGAGGCTCCATACTTTGATTCTTTATAGCTACCCAGCAGATCAAAGTAAGCTCTATATGACTAAAATCTAGTATAGGATCATTAGGATTCATTTTAGTAACTCCATAGCCATGATATATTTCTTTATTACAGATTCATCCGTTGTTATTTCATAGATCTTCAATGATGAAAGGTCTTCATACAACTCATCAAGCTCAGAGTGGCAACTTCGATTCCACCTCCCTTTGTTATCCCAATAACAAAGTCTGCCACCATCCCAGAAGTATAAGAATATATAAGGCTCTTCTGTCTTGTCCATGGGCTTTATTACAGCTAATATTATCTCCTCATCTTTTATTATTATCATCTTAGTAGCTCCCGAATCATTAGTAACTTTTTTATCTTCTTCTTAGACTTAGTAGTTTTAACATTTGTAAATAAGATTCTATCTCGTTGTAGCTCGGTATCTAGTTTTCCGCTGGGCATAAAGGTGTGAACTCCGTTACTACTAATATCATGAGCTACAAGCTTTCCATCCTTATTATAGGAGTACCCGTATAATATTCTTGAACCTGAGTACGAGAGAGCTATGTATTCTATACCTTCATCATTTTCTATCTTTTGTGTAGGATATAGTTTTGGTTTCATTTTAATAACTCCAAAGTCATTAAATATTTACTGATAATACTAGTCTTGGTTGATACTGTTCTACACTTATCCATACGTAAAGTTGAAACATGGTAGTAAGATTGAGGACAGATGTTATATAAGTTAACTTGGGTCTAATCATGTAACACTCCTTTCAATCAATCTTACCATATTATAATAGCACATGCCCGAAGATAGGTCAATCTCTTCGGGCATGGTTCGTTACATTATGTTATGCTAAGTATTCTCCAACTGTTTTAAAGTCGAGGGTCTTTCCAAATCTATCCAGTATTGGAAGTTCATGTATGTTCCTATGGTATAGGCTTATATGATTTAAGTGTTGTTTTCGTTCGTCCTCCGTTGGAAACCAACTAAATGACGGACTCTTTTTAACCTCATCTTGCCCGTCTTCTAATGCTTCGTCACTAATATATACACAGTCTTCTGCTATAATACTAACGAATATGAATTTTGCATCTTCTCGGTTTGTCATTATTCTTCTCCTTATGTTATTTTAATAACTCCTTCATCATTAAGAAATTGTTTATAACCTTTACATCCCTAGTTGTTTTATACCCTTGAGATCTGTCATAGCTAAGGTGTTGACTCAAAGACTTTCTAATATTAATACCTTCTGTATGAAGATTGGAATCCCATACATCTTTAGCATAATAAGGACAATCTTTATGTTCAATCATGCTTTCTGTGATACATTCGAGATAAGTCTTACCATCTCCTTTAAAGACATGAGTACTATACAGAACATATTCTATTATATCCCTACTGTCTATGAAGGTTGACAATGCTACATATTTCCTATTCATTTCAATAACTCCCCCGCCATTAAGAACTTATTAGCTTCTTGAACTCCTTCCACTAAAAAAGGGTCAGTTAAAGTACTTTTATCATACTTAAAATTCTCCTCAAGACTCTGCTCAGATGCGTAGTTAGTAGTTCCATTATAAAACTCTATGTGTAATTCATTGCCTACCATAAAGTATTTGTACTTTATTTTGCCCTTGTCTAGGGTTAACGCTACATATTTTTTTACTCATGCCTGCCACCTATAATCTTTACAGTCGTACTTCTTCTTAGTATACCGATTATTTCAATAACTCCTTAATTAACCAAAATACTCCACAGGTTCACCGTCGTTCTCCTCAACTCTTCCCATGTAGTCTTCGAAATCAAGCCCCCTATCCTCAGCCCATAGAAGGGCTTCCTCATCCGAGAAGCCACTGTCCCAATCTCTGTTATTATCTTTATCGATACTATCCAAGGCACTACTCAAATAAATATCAACGTAAGCATCCCTCATATACTCTAGGTATGCTCTCTCTAAACTCTTTTTATCATTTCTGGCTTTAGTTATTAACTCCCTGATCTTATTAATCATTTCATTAACTCCTTTAATTAACCTACCTAAACTTTAAGGGTTAGTCCACAACTCTCGCAAACTAGGGAAGCTTCTCCCTTTATAACTCCCGCTAAGTTATACCAGCTATTTTCTTCGTTCTCATGCTCAGTGTATTCTTTACCACAAGAGCATTGTACCCTTAGCACTTTAATTATAGTAAAAGAGACTTTAGGAGCTACCGTTTTACCTTTGCTCTTTGCGTGTGTAATCCTAAAAAGTAACTGTGGTTTAGATATTAGATCATGACTTGATAATCTAACACCCACAGTATTCCCTATATTCCATGCAAATACTATAGAATATAATTTTCCTTCAATGAAAGCTTTAAAGTTCTGTCCCCTAGGACATCTATTTCTTATAACCTCATACTCGTTACCTTTATAATCAGTAAGGTATATTACGGCTACGGATATATCCCTGTCTTCATGTGTTTCTACCCTATAATTTCTTATACCATCAACTACTCCATATTTCTTTTCAGCTTGGGTGTAGACCTTAATTATATCTTCTAAAGTTTTAGCTTCTTTAATAATCATAATACAGTCTCCTTTAATCAACCTTACATAGTTAGTATAGCATAAGGTAGACTCAGTTACAAGCCTACCTTTCTAAGTTCGTTACATTACTTTAACATTTTACCAGTAGCTATCCTAGGGTGCAAGTCCTTTATTTTTTGATGATATTCCCCCATTGCCCTCCGTATAGCTTCCCTATCAGTCAGTACTTCCCTATCTGTATAATCTTCAAATCTCTTGATAGCTTCTTCACGGCTATGTGAAGTCTTAACTAATACATGTTTAAACCTATCTTTAAATAATATCTCCTCAGTGAATTGCCATGGGCAGGTACTTATATAATACTTACCTTGCGAACTATAAAACGCAACGGAGGGCAAGGTGTCTAATATTACTAATATCTCCAATGTAAAATCTTTATTCATTTCAACACCCCCTTCCATATTAGATTATCTATTGTATTATCCATAGGATCTCCATTAATATGGAAAGTAATACATCCTTTATAAGGAGAGGGTTCTTTAAAATAACTAAGAACTAGTATGGGAATAGTATAGGAATATCGTTTGCCATTAGTCCTGATGCCTACACTGGAGCTAGTTAAATTGCCCTTACGAGTGTAGTTTTTTACTATATTTAAACAGACTCCAGTATCTCTTCTTATAAATCTACCATGACTTGAGATACAGTATTCATTATCTTGACGAAAAACTTTCCACTGCTCTTCTTTCATTTTAACAACATCCTATTTATTTTTAACTAAAACCAGTAACAAATGGATTAGAATGCCCTAGGGACGAGAAAGTTGTAATTCATCTCATCAACTCCATAATCATAGAATACTTCCTAAGTTCTTTCTCCTCCTGTACGATACTAAAACTTGTACATTCAAAGATAGCTAATCTCCTTCTAAGATCATGATCTACTTCCCTAAGAGTATGTAGGGTAGAACGGTCAAGGTAATCTTCTCCAAGATAAACACACTCCTCTACATACATCCCATACTCATCAAGGTGGAAAAACTTTGTATCAAGTCTCTGTAACGGAGGAATTGCCACAGCTACTAAATTTTTAACTACGTTCATTTTAATAGCTCCCTTGTCATCATATATCTATCAATCTCTTGTTGTGAACTTACAGCTACTAATTCATATCCATTTAATGCATCCTTACTAAATTTAATTAGTTCTTTAAGACAGTCTTCCCTAGAGGGGTACTTATTACTTAGGTAGTGTTTACGGATCTTCCCTAGCCTACCCTCTTCTTTTATAGCTTGAAAGAAGAGGACACCCGAAGATATAAAGTAAGTATAAGTATGCCTATCCATCTCGGAGCTCATGGATATTGCTATATACTCTTGTTTCATTACTTTAGCATCGTTAAACATTTTACCAGTACCTTCTTTCATGCTACCAATACCTTCTTTCTCTTATAGATCCATGTAGACCTGTAGGATTCCCATCTAAATCTAATAACTCCATGGTATCTCCTCGAAGTTGGCTCAGTTGGTAATGCTTTACGTCATGCTCTAAATGACCTAGGCTTTCTGTGCCGTCGAAGATCTCTTCACCTTTTCTGTATATTTTAAGGATATAGCCTCTAAGTAGCCACTTTAGTAATAAGTCTTTCAAATCATCTCCATATTTCCCAATACCTATATCAAGAGAGAGGCAAGATATCTGTACTTTTTTATAGTAATACATTGTAGCTAATCCCTAGACTGCCTTTGAATCACAGTATCATTTTAGTTATTGTTTGTTATTGTTTCTATCCAGTTTAGTTTTACTTTTAACTAGTCTGCTTCCAGTACCTCCACAATAGTCACATGTTCCCAAGTAGTTACCTATTAACAATCCTCTTGAATACGTATGCTTTATATTCCCAGTACCTAAACATTCCTTACATTGTTTCTCATTCATCTAGATAATCCCCCTGAACAACATGCTAAAGACAATTACAAGTATAGATGCTACAATGAATGCTATAATTTCTGAATCATCAAATTCTGAATCATCTTTAATATACTTGCCCCTATCTACTCCTAGACGACTATCCATGGATTTAGTAGATTCACTTTTAATCCTCTGGTATTCTTCTTTGTTCATGTATTTTTATCTCCTTACGTATTCTTTTATATGCTTTGCCTACTCCCTTATCATTTTCATCTTCAACTCTCATGTCACAATCAAATAAGTTTTCTTCTACCCAATCCAGTATAGCACATAAATCATCCAAAGTCAAGTTTATCTGTTCTCTCATTTTAATAACTCCCTCACCATAAGATACTTATTGATCTCTTTCTCATCTGTTATTACTTTGAAGCTACTATTATAATTACAAAACCTGCTACTATCTGAGGATAGTCTATCTCTAAGTTCTTCCGCAGATCTGTAATGTATTCTATCAATATTATCATAAGGATTTACGTCTTGATAATAGTATAACTCTTTACAAGTCCTACAGTATAATCCAAAAAGGATTCCCTCTTCGTCCATGTAAACACCTTCTATAAACCTAGACTCTCCTGGGCATATAACCAAGGCTACTCTTTCAGCTACTCTTGTTCTCATTTCAATAACTCCTCAAGCATTAAATACTTTACTGTCTCCTCGGGGGTAGCTAATCTCCTGTTAGTATTTCCTGAGAGTAGTCTTCTCATATCTCCTTTGTCTTTATGGTTAAAGAATGAAGGAAGTCTTGTTCCAGTACCGTACCCGTCTGTAGTAACATAGTATGTTCCGTAGTTTCCTTCTCTCCTACTTGTTTCCTTTGTTAGTTTGATAAAAGTCATGTTATCATCTATAATTAAGAGTATGAATTTTCTCATTATTTTAATAACTCCTGTGTCATTAGTATCTTATTTATTTCTTTAGGATCTGTAATAAGTTTATGACTCTCTGGAATACAATCTAGGAGTATCTGGAGTGAAGTACATTCAGCACGACATCGTCCACTATCCCATACATGTTCTGATGGAGTGTAGTAGCATATTACTTCTCGATAGTATTTCAGATTGATCTCGTTCATTATAACTCCAGATGGAAGTACCCGTCTCATCCAATACAGAAGGCTAACATCCTCATCACCAAAACTACCGCTCCATGCTAGTAGACTATAAGGTAATACCTCGATAGCTACCAGTTCAATTTCTGGATGGCTAGTCTCTATGTTGATAGTTGCGTATTTAATTCCGAGATATTTCATTTTAATAACTCCCTAGTCATCAAGTACCTATTGATCTCTTTCTCGTCTGTTATAACTTCTTTACTGTAATCATCTTCATAGTCTCTTACTATACATTTTATATTAGTGTACCCATTGTAGAATATTCCTATACTACTACGATGTATTTTAAAGTCATAATAAGGTATAGTCTTTAATACTGTCTTACGACTTCCCCACATAGAACCCAGCCTCTCATAGAAAGCATAGACTAGAGCACCTCCCTGCCTATATTTAACTATAGCTACTAATTTTAAATTGTCTTCCATTACTTTAGTAACTCCTTTGTCATTAATATCTTATTAATTTCTTTAGGATCTGTTATTAGATTATTAAGGGATGAGGTTGAATCTAGTAATTCTTTAAGTGATTTGCGTTCATACTGTCTTTCAGCTATGTTCCACATATAATCTAATGAAGAGTAACATATCAGTTTTGAATAGTACTCTCTATTAAAATCATTATCTATAATTCCTTCTGGAGCTATCTTTCTCATCCAGTAGAGAGTTGTAATCTCTATCTCCCCCATCCCTCCACAGAAGCGGGGGTATGCTAGTTCTTCAATAGCTACTAGTTCACAAGGAGAGCCGTGCTTACTTAAATCTATATTCATTGTTGTTGTTAGTATAGGTTTCATCTCCGTAACTCCATGATCATTAATATCTTATTGATCTCTTTTCTATCTATTATCAATTCGATAGCAACTGGGTTTATCTTAATTAGTTCTTCTAAAGAACTTCTCATATCTTCACAGATATTGTTCCAGTCATAGTTTATATAAGAATGTGCTTGGATAGCTTTAGGATCATGAAAGACTACACCTTCTATAGGAATTCTTCTAATCCAATAAGCACATAACCACCGTCCACTAAGTTCTTCTAGACGTTGGATAGCTACTATTTCACAAGGGATAACTGGTGTCCGAACCCATGTATTCATCTCAACAACTCCTTTATCATTAAAGCTTTCTTAAAGTCTTTATCTTTTATAGGAAGCTTTTTAGCGTAGTCTTCCAAATTTAGTTGATAGTAACATTCAATACTCGAAAGAATTAGATTACTGTTAATACTTTGACGTTTCCTCATAATATTTGTAATAAAAAATGAAAGTATTTCAGTATCATAGAGTACTACTATAGTATCCCTTATGGAGAAGTTAATATTTAGAATAGTCTTAAAACTTAAAGCCGTGTACGTAAGTTTAAAATCTCGTAGGTCTTTACTATTCTTAGGTTTATTTAGATTAATATAGAATATACTACTATCATCAGAAGCTTTGTAAATCTTCATTTCAGTAGCTCCCTAGTCATTAAATACTTGTCCAGTTCCTTAGAGTCTGTTATGAAGTATTTAGGGTTGGCTACCATCCATGCTAACTTTTTTATAGACCAATTACGATCTAAGCATATGTCCTGCATTCCTAAGGTCTTTGAAAATATAGAACTCCAATATATCTCACCCAGTTCATCACGGTAGTAGGCTAAGTTTGATTCATTATTAACAGACTTAGCTATAGCTACTAGAGTTAATATTGAAGGTCTCCTCATCTGTTATCCTCTTGCATTTAATGTTAAGTAAAGACCTGTCTGAGCTCCTATCAAGTCCATCAATCCGTCACAATATATATCCTTGAACTCTATTCTTTTAGTTATCTTTACATCATATCCTTTTGTTATCTTCTTCATATAAAAAGTTACGTCATATAAATCTTTTCCGTTTAAGATAATGTCGATAGTATTAACTTTAGCAGATTTAATCTTACCTATCATCAAACCATTACCCTGTACTTTATTATCTATTTGCATACAGTTAGCTACAGTAATTCCGAGCATAAGCATTAAAGTTCTCCCACCTATTTGATTAAAGATAGCCTTAGTTATTTCTTCTGGTTTACTCATAGCTTTATCTCCTTTTAGTTAACAGTATCTAAATATAGTAGCAGAGTATTAACTCATTGTCAATACTCTCTTTCTCTATTATTAAATTATTGTTACTTTAGTAACTCTTCCACCATAAGATATTTATCAAATAGTTTTTGATCCAGTATTTTAAAATCTTGTCTCGTCTGTACATATTGGCGTAATAGATCACAAATATCTCCTAAGTACTCTGTAATAGGGAGTGAGCTCGTAACAGAAGAGTACTCCATTAAAATTGATAGAGTATCCGTCATCCAATATACTCTTGAGAATATTCCGTTAGGTTCTTGGTATATAGCTATCTTTTTCATTTACTATCCCTAACTAACTTCCTAACTAATCTCTCGAGTTTTTCTATTCTAGCTTCTAAGCTGAGTATCCTATCTTCTCTTTCTTGTGAGAGTACTGCTTCCTTTGCATCCATGATTCCACATCCATACTTGAGTCTATAGGCTTGAATCTTTTCTGAGGTTGTAGTTATAGGTTTAGCCACTTTATTTTCCCCCCCCCTTATTTTTCTAATTCTTCTATCATTAAATACTTATCGAATAGCTTATTATCGTATATATAGAAATCAGGGTTGCCTCCAAACTCCTCCAATAGACACTTGAATCCTCCAAAATAAAAAAGATTTATGAGGGATGAATGCATTCCTCTTTCCATATCATACAAAATAGTATTAGTGTCTTTGTTTAAAAAGAACTTCTTAGTGTATCTCCTATAGAAATCATAATACTCTGCAAAGTACTTAGTATTCATTTTAATAGCTCCCTTGCCATCATGTATTTATTAACTTCCTTATACCCTCTTATGAGGTAATAGTTACCCACACCTGAGTATTCCTCAGCTAACTTATCTAAAAGATCTCCCGAAAATCTAGTGTCTCTTCCCCACAGAGGTTTTTCTAATAACTGGCTGTTTTCTTTATCAGCTATATAGAAAAGTTTATCTTGCATAATATAGAACCTGTAAGATATTTCCTCTATCATTCGATCATATCCATATCTGAATATAGATATAGCTATCGGAGACATCCCTTCAAGTATCATTACCTCCCCTAGAGTTACTTTACTCATTGTAGTAATTCCCTCATCATCATATGCCTTTTGATCTCTTTAGTATCTGTTGTAAAAGAAAAGTTCCTATAAGTTGCATACGCTTCAGTAAGCTTCCCTAGGGTTTCTAATTTTTCTTTACTAGAACTAACAATCCAACAGGTAGGATCTCTAAAGTTATTATAGTGAGTTGAAGATATTACACAAAGTTTACTACCTAGCACATAGAACATATAAGCTATTTCAGGTTGTCCGTCCCTAGGATTAAAGAGAGATAACCCGTCTGGAATAGTTCTCATACGTAGTGTATTAGTATTCTCAAGCGTAATCTTTGTCACATTTATAATCCCTTAACAAACTTAGTTACTAATACACTGATACCAGTACCTTTACCACTCTCTTTAAATACCCCATCAATCTTCTCTTGACACACTGAACTAGATTCTACAATACTCTGAAATTCCCTACATTCTAAAACAAACTCCCAATGTAAATGTCCTGCTGTCTTTACTCTACCCGCACAACAATTTGAAATATATTTGTCGAGTACGCCAGTTTTAGATTCCGCTTCAACTTGTGAGCTATAGACAATGCCTGTCTCAATACACCTAACTGGTCTATGCCTAGATCTCTTGGTATTTATATGTATAGTCCTACCTTTAGCTTTTAACCCTATCTTATCCCTCGTTTCCTGAGAATGTTTATATCCTAGAGTATCAGATCTATGTCTCATGTTCTCTTCGGGAGTACACCATTCAATATTCTCAATAGAGTTATTGGATGTATTACCATCTATGTGATTTATGTAAGGTTTATCCTCATCATTAGGGATGAATGCGATAGCAACAAGCCTGTGCACTCTCTGTTGATTTTTTGTAGGTAACGTCACAAAGGGATAACCCTTACCATCTAACCTTAACTTTAGTAGTTGCTCTCTCCCAGTACGTGCATAGTTTAGACTTTTGACATTACCTAGATTCGAGACCAAGTATCTTCCTTCATAACCTTTGATGTCTCTAAACAACTCTATGATATTATCATTCATTATAGTTCTCCTACTTAATAAGTTCTCTTGTCATCAGATACTTCTTAAATCCAGCTATATCTTCATATACTACATACTTTGGATCATTCTTAAATGTTTCCAATGCTTGTTCTGGAGTTGAGTTTGCCCATATCCTCGTTCTCGACCAATCATAGTTTCTATATTTAATTCTAGTTTGATAGTTTAATCCCTCGTATATGAAGAATTTGAAGTCAAGGGAATCCTCCAGACTGTGAGCTACGAAGAGTCCTTGAACATCATCTCCGAATAGTTCATTCATTACATGTCTCCCCAGATAAATTGAGCATGATCCCCATATCCCATCTCCTGTAGAGAATTTGCTTTGGCTACACTTTCAATTATATAGCTAGTGAAAGCATCGTGATCTACAACATGTTTTCCTATATTTTTCTCAGGGTGTTCTTTTTGGAAATTAATAACCATATTGTTAATAAACTGAGAGTAGTGATGTAACATATGATTTCCGTAATGATAGTCTAGGAAAGCTTGGTATCTTGGGTTAGTTACATTCTCAGTAGGTGCTTGCTGTGACATGACAGTCTCCTTTAATTAAATAACTTCACTTATACATAATAGCATAAAAAAAGAGAGCCGTCAAGGCTCTCAATGATGTAAGGTTAATACTTTGTTACATTAATCTAACTTGTGTTGTTTAAGATAATAGCTAGGGATGTTGCCACCGTACATGGCTGAGTAAGCATAGCCCCAGTTTAGAGGTTCATCTATCTTATTGTTAATCCATTTTCTTACCATAGAGTTTCCGTTGTTCCACACTTGACCTTCCCACTTATCAGGGTTAGTATCTCCCGCCAATTCTTTAATCTTGTCTATAGCTTTCTGCCTATCAAGAGTTCTGAAGACTATCTCGTTTCCTTCCCTAGAAGCTGACTTTGTTATTTCATAAACTGACATAAACTCTCCCGTCTTTCCTTGTTAACTATCTTTATTAGTTTAATGTGAAAAGGTGTTCTAACCTCATGAGGTATGTGTTTAATTTCAAGTTCCTTTAGGATATTACTCATTACTTTAAGATCTCTCTCTTCAACCTTATGACCCTTCCTAGAATTACAATCCATACACATAGTTTGGTAATTAATAAGATTATTAATTCCACCTAAAGTTTTAGGAAGTATGTGATCTTGTGTGAATTCTACTTCACTTCCATCTCCTCTTACAGCCATAAGATGAAATCTATATTCATTTGATATGTTATATACATTCCCTTTACCCATCCACATACCATGCTTCTCCAGTATAAAGTACTGAGCTTCTAATCCACACTTAGCACATACATGACTCTTTTCAAATACTCTGTACTTGGATTTAGACAAGCCTACTAAAGTTCCATCGAAGTTTATTTTATCTTTACTACATGCTTCAGTCAAATTATCTAGGATTTCTCTTACGCCATACTTTTTAAAGTCTGGATGTTTTATTCTACCCTGTCTTTGAAGTCTTCCTGTTAGCCTTACTCGTTTAGTTTCCATAAACATTTCCTTTTATCTAACCTTACACGAATAGAATAGCATAAAAAAAGAGAGTCGTCAAGACTCTCAGTAAGGTTATTGAAATGAAACTTTACAATCTATTTTAATAATTCTTCGGTCATTAGAATTTTAGAAACTTCTATTGGATCTATTATCTCAGCATCAGGATATCTTTGTAGTAATTCAGTTAGAGTATTAAATATAGTTTCAACTCCTTGGCTGGCTATATGTGATAGTATCCTATGGCAGTAGTCTGTAAGTGGGATACCTGTCCCATCTTGTAGATATACAGAATATATAAAATCATTCTCACAGAATGTGACTAGTATATTTTTCATAGCGATTCTCCTAATATTCTGGGTAAAAAGTTATCCACATGAACATAGTACAAAGAATTAAAATCATTGTCTGAATATCTGTCATAAGGAATCCTCTAGTTCTTTTTTTATAGTTGAAATAGGGATGTATCTTATTTCAGATAGTTCATCCTTTCTCAAATAGACTCCAGTTATTCCAGACTGAACTATAAATCTCTTACAGAGTACGCATACAAAACTATGTCCGTATATGTACATGGTTGAACCTTTACATTTAGGAATTCCCGCTTGTATTATAGCATTCATTTCTGCATGTAAACTTTGGCAATCCTCATATCTAGTTCCCGATGGAATACTATTCTCTATGCGATAACAATACTTCTTATCTACACAGCTTGTTACTCCCGAAGGAGTTCCGTTATATCCTGTTGCAACTATGAACTTACCCTCGTTAACTATAATAGCCCCTACTTGAGCCCTAATACAATTAGATCTCAATGAAGCAGTCTTAGCCATCTCTAAAAAGTAGTTGTTCCACTCTAATACCAAAATATCTCCTACTTAAATAAACTTTTAAGGGAATTGTAGAGTCCAAATATTATTAAGTATAAGACTCCATACATGGATAATAATAATTCTTGTGATATGTTTAACATGATTATATATCCTTTAGCAACTTTCTTATCCCCAATGTTTTTTGAATCAGAGCAGTATATATTTAATATATCCTATCTCTTGGGTATACATACTCCTCATTCTCTACAACCTTGTCTTCTTTTTTAGAATCTGGTTGAAATATATAACATACTACCATCATTAAAGCTCCTATCATAGGATAGAATAAAGTACAGAACCAAAGTATCTCAGGTTTAATTATCATCTAACAATTCCCCTTCTGTTATTATAGTATGCTCTCTTACATTAATATCCACTTCCATGCCTTCAAATTTGTCTATAGACTCTACCATGAATATTAAACTCTCAAGTGTAACGTCTTCATAATAGTCTGGTTCGAATGTAGGTCTCTTCAGATATGTATCTATTAAGAAATCTCTTATGGAATATGAGTCTACTATGTCAACAGTTTCAGTACTCCCATCCCCAAAATAAACTGAATGTTCAATTCTATAATACTTACCTGTTACTCTTGCCATGTTTTACCTTCCCCTTTAGTAACTTGAATTAATGAGCCTGCTGTAGGAGTTTCATATGATACATTCCAATAAAGAATACTAATTTTTAATACAGCTATGGATAACGTCATAAGTATCATTGTAATAATTATTATTCTAATAAAAGATTCCCACATGTTACCCTCCCCTCTTAGATAGTAAAGTATGCTTGGAGAGACTTGAACTCTCAACAGCCTCAGACAAGACCGTTCTACCGTTGAACTACAAGCATACTTTATTAAACGCCACCCCATGGAGAATCTCACTACCAAGTACAACACGAGTACTCTTGTCTCCACCTTCTGTTGATCAAACAGTTGTTCTGATTAAACTAATGGGGCGAAGTACGTACATTGAGTTATATACATACTGGTAAAAATTAGAGGTGGGAGGGATCGAACCTCCGTTACACAGGTTCAAAACCTGTTGCCTTACCGCTTGGCTACACCTCTATGAAAATAATATGTGATAAGAGACTTGAACTCTTACGGGTTTCCCCACTAGCATCTAAAACTAGCATGTCTACCATTCCATCAATCACATATGTAATAACCACGCCAGCAGAGAATTGAACTCTGTCCAAAAGCTTTGGAGGCTCTTGTGCTCCCGTAACACTTCTGACGCATAAAGTATTAAGGGAAGGTGAGACTCGAACTCACGATGGAGAATTTGCAGTCCTCCGCCTTAACCACTTGGCTACTTCCCTAGGTTAGTTAAATGGGGTGGCTAACGAGATTTGAACTCGTACTATCAGTACCACAAACTGAGGTGCTACCATTACACCATAGCCACAATAATGTCCCCATTTTATGTTAGTATTTGCGAGAGGCAGAATCGAACTGCCAGCATAAGGGTATGAACCTCATAAGTTACCGTTACTCTATCTCGCATTGTATTAGAAGAAAGATATATAGAGTGGAAGTCGAATCCACACCGTTCCCGCTAATGGAGAACATTCTATCCTGTTAAACTATCTATATACCTCTCCTCCGTTCTTATAATATAAACTAACTGCTTGTTTTAAAAAGCCCCCTGTCAGATTCGAACTGACGACATACCGCTTACAAGGCGGTTGCTCTACCAACTGAGCTAAAGGGGCAAGAAGACACTGGGCAAGATTTGAACTCACATCTTCCCTCACCATTGAGGGTTACTCTTCTTGTTGAGCTACCAGTGAATAGAGAAAGGATACACATTGCTACGTGTATATTTCTATTATAGCATACTCTAATTAATAAGTCAAGTGTTGAAGTCTTATCTTTACAAAACTAAATACAATCTGATATGTTTGTAAATCTTTCTAATGTCTTTAGATAGCTATAACATTGAGTTAAAACATTGTCAGTAGATACTAAATCATAAATAAAACTATAAGAATTTGACTCAACGGGTGTCATATGTTCTTTGTCCATGAATATGCCGAAATCAAATCTAACTTCAAGTTCTGTATTATCTTCCCATCTTATACTATTTATTTTTAGGTATGCTTGTGTTAGGGATATTCCTGATTGGGTTGTATAATCTAATTTTAAAGACATATTTTTCTCCTTATAAAAATGCGTTATCCTGACCTGTATAACATAATAAAATATTTGAGATTGCTTTTGATTGTGCTGCTGATAGTTTAATATTAAATAAAAATATCGCCCCGCCTTTATAGTTCCCTTGACTTACTTTTACACCTGAGCTATTTAATACATAATTTCCTAATTTAGAAGTTGTATTTGACATTGCTACATACGTTCCAGACGTAGCAGAACTATCATCAATTCTTACACCATCTCTATGTATTTCCATATCTGTAATAACAGAAGTACCACCATATAATGCACTATATACATGATTCGTACCAATATCTGCTGATAAAGTAGCATTATGGTATCTCATGAGATAGTTAGCAGTAATGTTTTGAGATGTTAATAGAAGTGCAAGACTTCCACCTGAAAAATAAAATTGATACCCTCTTTGGATACTACCTGAAGTAGCATCCTCTTTACAAAGTATTGCTAAATTACCACTTACAGAATTTGGATTAATTAATGATACTATACTAAATGGACTATCTGTTGTACCATTACCAAAACTTAGATCATTAGCATCTGCAAAATCAAATGTATTTGTTGCTCCCATGTTTAAGAACCTACAATCACCTGAAATACTTGGACTTAATGTTGAGGCATTTGCAGATAAAGTAGCATTAGCTAAATTAGCTGATCTATCTTTTAAAGTTGTAGTTGCTCCAGTTTCATCAAAAAATAATGCTCTTTTAATATAAGATGACCCTCCTACAGCTGTAGATATTTGATTTAGTACATCTAATTGTTTTGATCTTGAGAACATATTATTAACATTATTGTTAGTTAAAGCACCTGTCATGGTACCGCCTGCTAACGGTAACTTACTCGAAAATGAAATATAATCCACATCACTGTACCCTTTATATTCAGGGATCCCATTGTTAGTCCTAAAAGATATTTTATTAACCTCTGTACCTATACTAAATTCATTCTTAGTAGTACCACTATTATTATTGAACACATCATCCCCTTAGTATTTTTTAATTAAACTCAATATCTATTAAAGCTAATTCTTCTAAAGTAGTTGCACTTGCGATAGATAACTTATTAGCACTCAACTTCTGCTGGATATTAAATATAACCGTAGCTACTCTCTACCTTAGTACTAGACCATGTAGTTATCAAATCAGTAGTTGTATCATCTATATTCGACATGGGAAGGTAGCCGTCAGTAGTGTAATCACTCCATTCAAGCACACCATCCTTAACACGAAAAGAAGCAGAGTTGGTATCTCTACCTAAACTAAAAACTGAATTAAGGGTTCCGCCTAAATTTTGGTACATGGTACTTATACCTCCTAGTTTAATTATATTTGTAGTGGCTGAGAGTATTATGAATATATCGTATGGTATGTGAAAGGAGCTTTAACATTTATTATAAAGTTGGCTGCACATTCGAGAGCCTCTGTTACTTTTTCAGTTGGGGATAGGCTAGAATCTCTTTGAGCGTAGAGAGATGCTTTAGCATGATTAGCTCCACTACCTATTGCAGAGTAATTTTTAAAGTTCTCAGTTACACTAAACTGTTCATCTATTTCAAAAAGTCTACCTTTAAACCCTACCATAACACTTAGAGGTTCAGTCTCTCCTAAGTCTGCTAAGTCTTTAATAGCAGGGGCTACATCCCTAACCATGTATCCTACTAAATCTTGACCTACATACTCAGGTACTTCTAAGTTATACATAATCTGTTGGATAACTGCCCACGTTCCTGCGAAACCTAAAACCATCTCTTCAGTTGTTACTTTTTCTGCAACCTCTTTAACGGCTTTGAGTTTTCTTTTCTTCTTACCTTCTGATGAAGAAGTTGTAACCTTGAATACTTTTATTTTATCCGAGACTTTTTCAAATTCCATAGAACCGTAAACTATGCAAGTATCTGCACCCATGATTATCTTCTTGTTAGATTCATCTACGTATGCCACTACTACTGTCATATTGAATATCCTCCCACTAGTTCTATCCCACTACTCAAATAATAATTGTATGTTCTCAAAATCTCGCTACTTAAAATATAAAAGATTAGTCAATTTTCCACACCCTTTCTCGAGGAAATTGTGGAGAGTGTTCCCCCGCAGTTAGGACAGAAGTTTGACCTGAACTCGAAGCTTCTCTTACACTTAGGACATGTCTTTTCAAAGTAGTGTTTAACACATCTCAAATCTGACATTAAATCGGATATGTCTTTTACTTTATCGTAAAGAGTATCACTCCAGATACGTCCTGTCATCACTATCTCAAGGTCTGGTCTCTCTGTACGAATCCTCTTTATGAAGTCAAAGAATACCCTCTGTCTTATCAATCCTAAGTTCAAAGATCCTAATATCTCATCGAGTACTAACATGTTGTAAGGTTCAGTCTCTCCTGTAAATACATTGACTTCCTTACCGTTAGCTAGTTCCATTTCCATAGCATCCCAAGTTTTTTCAAGTAGGAGTCTGTCTTCTCCAGACTTATTATTTTCTAATACAATCTTATACGGAATCCCCTCATGAGATTGTAACACAGTTATATTTCTTTTGAACTGGGTACACGCTTGTAGTTCTCCATACATCTTATCATCTGAGTCCTCACCTTTCATGAACTGGATTACAAGTATGTTCCATCCATGCCCCACTGCTCTAAACGTAAGACCAAATGCTGATGTAGACTTTCCTTTTCCGCTTCCAGTATATGTTTGTACTAGTCCTACTTTTTTTAACATCTATCTCTCTCTTGTTTTCTTTCCTTTAGTTAAATCCTTCTCCAACTTCATTACTAGGTCATTAGGCTCGTACAGTTCACAAAAGTCTCGAGTAGGTATATCTTTTCCATCAGTACTAACTATGTAATAATTATCCAGTGCGTGGATTAATGGACACTTATCACTATGCAGACAATATCTACATCTATCTTTATCGGAGAATACTAGGATATCTTTGTTAAAAAATTCTTCAAATTCTAATCTCATATCTTAGACTCCTTAGTCTACTAGGCTATTACACAGACATTCTGTTGAGGTCAACAAGAATTACGCCATTATGTACTGGATAAGCCACAGGTGCTGTACCCAATATCCCCGCATAGTTAGTCAATCTTGTAGTTGTCTTATTCTTTAATACCCAAATATATAAACCTAAGGGGAGACACATTAGAAAGAAAGTTTTAACGTCTAACTTAAATCTATTCCAATCAAACTTAGTTACTTTTTTCTTATATCGTTTCTCTAGCTCTAAGAAGAGCTCGTATTCTTCATGTTGTTGAATTCCATAATTAACTATGTGGTTTGTAACCTTCTCTTCATTTTTAGGCTTATTCTTTACTACCTTCTTAGGATTTAGTTTATCCATCCTTCTCTCTTTGTTTGACATGTAAGACTCCTATTTAACTAATTCATCTTCTAACTTCATCTCTATTAAGTCTAATAAGTCTTCTTCGGTTTCTTTACTAAACTGGTTACTTCCCTTGACTCCACCTAACGGAAACTTTTCCCAATCAATCCTCTGAACTAGGAAATAATCTTTAGCTTTAACATAGAAAATATGTTCTTCGTAATGACAATCATTTAGGAGGTTGACTTCCTTAGTGATGCAGTATGAGATTCCTTTAGTCTTAATACTTTTTAGAATCCTCTTAGCTTTATTTTTTAAGTCTATAGTCTTCTTTTCCACAGGAGTTCTCCTTTAAATACTAACATCTTCTGATAAGTATAACATATTCTATTTAATATGTCAATAGTAGAATCCAAGTTCTTCATGGATTTTTGCTAAATAACAAATGCATGATTCACTGGCTTTCATGGTTATCAATACTTCTCTAGTAGACATGTTACTCTTAGACTTGCCTTCTTGTATATTCTGCATTAATAATTCTAAGTTACTAAAATCACATATTATTTTTGACTTAGGCTTGCTAAAGGACTCAGGAGTAAATACAAGATTGGGGTCAGCTATTTTAAGGTCTCTTAATGAAACGTCCCCATTGTAACTAAACTCTAAGTAAACTATAGAGTTTCTTTGTAGGTTATCTTCGTCCGCATCTTTTCTAGTGAGAGACCCGTTCCTAAAGATCGTAGTATCCCCTGCTTGGATGGGTTCATGAGGACAGTGTTCATGACCTAGCACAACATATTTATAGTCAAGTAGTTCCTTTCTATCCAAACTCTCTTGAGGAGTTCTAGTATTCTCTAGGAAGAAGTGTCCTAATAGTATTTCAGATTTCTTCTCGGGCAGTTCCAGCTTAGGAACTACTGAAGCTACATCGAAAGATAGACCTTCTATTGAGAAAGTATCTAGTTTTAGTTGAACTATCCCTATCTTGTTGAGTAGTCCTAACGATGTCTTATTAAGATTTAATGTTCTATAGTGTGCATCATGGTTTCCTAGGATTGAATATAGTCTCCCAGAGTATCTTGATAACCTATCTATCGTCTCATTCAATCCTTCAACAGGCATGCCCGACTTATCAAAGAAGTCGCCAAGTATGATAACATATTTATGTCTTTCCATTAACATATCTATCTTATGCATACAGGTGTCAAAGTAATTATCTATTCTGGAACGGGGCGGGTCTGTTCTTAAATGTAAATCTCCGACTACCACTATCGATTCAAAAGTCATAGTATTCCTTTCTAGTATGCAACGTCTCCATAACAATCTCTTACTACCCAATTAGAGCTCCCGCAGCCCATACAACCTCCTGATGAAGTTGTAGGATCCTCATCCCAATCAAAAGTAAATCTAATTTTGCATTCATTGCAGAAGAATGTTATCGAGCTTGAGGAACGTAACTCCTCCCTAATAGTCTCTACTGTTTTATCAAACTCATCCATTTATTCTATGTCTCCTAGAATTTCTAATATTAAACCTAAATCTCTTCTAAGTTCTTTTGGAATATGGTTATCTAGTAGCAGGGAGCTTACGTCAATGCAGAAAAGTCTTATGCCGTCTATATCCTCTAAATCAAATAGTATAGTATCTACCACTTCTATCAAGTAGCTTATAGAAGGTTCATACGTAGATGACACTAGTATTGTCTTAATCAATATCATCTTTTCCCTTACGTTATTCAATAGATACCTCCTCTCCCATAACTAACTCAACCTTCCCATCAACCACACGATACGATCTGTTAGCGAACTCTAAAAACCTTTCATCATGTGTTATAAGTACAATCTTAAACTGGTTACTAATACAAATTTTGTCTATGAATGTAAATAGGTTTTGAAGGTAATCGACGCTTAAATTAGAATACTTCTCATCGAGTATTAGTTTAGTGCTCCCAGCGTTTATAAGGACAAATAAGTTGAGGACTACTGAGACTACGGAACGAACTCCGTTGCCACATCCATTCCTTAAACTAACCTTAAAGCCTCCATTATCTAAATCTATAACGCTAAAAGATAAATTCTTAGTCCCCCGCTTGTCTTCTAAGTCTATGTCTATCTCATAGTTCTTATCATAAAATACAAATCTTAGAGCAGAGTTTATTAATTCTTTTAAAGCTCCTATACTTTTTTCATAGAGTATATCTTGGGATTTCTTATAGTACACTGCTGAGTCCTGCACTATCTTTAACTCAGCTTCCTCTACTTTAATCGTAGTCTCCAATGTTTCAATAGTAAATTGAAACTTCTTAGAGTAGTTCTCGAAATCCTCATACATCTTAATAGTATATGATAAAGTGTCTATCACTTCTTGGTTGTTCATCGATAGAATCCTTTCAAACGTGCTAAAGCACTCCCCCAAAATCCCATGTCTTTTAATATTATACTTGTAGCTACTATTCTACTAGGATCTACTTTTTGGATCTCGCTCCTCTTAATCTCTTCTTCATCATCTATGTAGAAATCATCGCCATATAAACTAGGTTGAGAGTAGTCTAATATCTTATTTTTTAGGGAGTTAATTTCACTTTCAAAGTACTCAATGTATGGATTGACTCCTGAAAATCCCTCAGGTAGTCGTACGCTCTCTATCATCTCAGATAGGTCATTAAGTCTTTTTTCCAAGACTTCTTTTTTAGAGAGTTCCTGTTTCACTACTTCAACATGCTCTGATGATATGTTAAATGTTCTTGGTTTTGTAAGCTCATGATTATCTTTAAGTTGACTATCGGATCGTACATAACTAAACTTATAACCATCACTGTCAAAGTTGCTATAACACACACATGTTCTACAGCAACAGTACTGATAGCCATACCCAATAACATGGTTATGATTACAGTAGGAACATCCTTTAATTACCATTATCAACACACCTCCTTATGAAATCAAATCATTCTTAACTTCTGCTATCTTAGGCTGAACTTCTTTAAGATATTCCTTAGCTTTTCTAAACTCCTCGGACACATGCTCACTTAAATCATCCCTTAACTTCTTTAACTCCTGCGGAGTCTTAACTCCATGCTTCATAAGTTTCTCTTTAACATTAGAAGCTACTACCTTAGCTGTGGCTTCCATACTTGTTATATCATTATATGTGGATTCTAATTCCTTCTTCAATGCTTCGAACTCTTTTACATCTATGTTCATGCTACCCCCTTACTTATACTTTGACTACATAACGGACATACCTTAATACTTGACAGTTTCTTTTCTAATTCAATCTTCTTATCCGTAGCTATCCTTATATTCTCTTTTAACTTCTGATGACTGCCTATTAACTTTGCTAAGTCTTCTAGGTCATGGTTTAATTCATTCAAGTTACTTATCTTTGAGAAATCAAATCTCTGAATAGGTATATCTAAATCTATAAGCTTACTATTTGACTCTATGTATTTGATGTCCTTATCAATATCTCCTAGCTTATCGATTCCAGATAAATCAAACCTAACTATCTCTTCGTTAAAGTTTGCTACCTTTTCGTAGCCGTCTATATATTTTATATCCTTATCTAACGAAACTAGCTTAGACATGCCTGATAAATCAAACTGTTTTCTTTCTAGCGTCTTCAACTTATTTAAAGTTTTAATACCTTCTGTTACTATATTCATATCGTTATTCATACTTGTGTACTTGATAGCTATCTGAGTTAGTTCTTCCTTCTTCTTATGTAATGATTGGAGTGGATTCTCTTCTATGAATTGAGTCACCTTAGATAACTTATCAGTGTTCTTTTTTAACTCCGTACTATGTCCAGTTATTAATCTTCTACGAGAAGTTTCATCATCCTTTATATACTTTAATACTTCTGATGAATTATTTATAGAGAAAGTACTTTCAAACAGTTTATACATCTGAGCTGGGTTTCTATCAAAAGGGAACAGTATAGACCACTCGTCTTGTATGTTTATTATGTTACCTTCATCATCTCTAAGAAATCCTGTATCCTCTACGAGATCGAATAGGTCTGTCTTACCTACCTTCTGATGTAACTCTCCTTTTATCTCGTAGAATGACCCCTTAGTCGTCCTAGACCAAGTAACATTAAGTTTATCGTCATTCAATGTAACTTCTGTCTTATCCTCCCCATGCTTAATAAACGATTTAGCGTCGGAGCTATTTGTAAGTACACACGTCAACGCCCTGATGATTGAGGTCTTGCCCGAATTCGAAGGTCCTACTATGGTGGTGACTCCTTGAGGAAAATAAAGTCGGGCACTTTTTATACTTTGGAAATTTGATATTTTTATCTTCAAACTAGTTCTCCTTCAGAATCATTGTAGCACATTCCTAATAAAAAGTCTAGCCCCTTAGCTAGACTTTATCTATTTATTTTAACTTTAGATTCTAATCTGGAAATTCCGTACCTTCTAATTTGTCAATGAGTTTCTTTAGTAAGTTTCTTATATGCTTTAAATTAGTTATGAGTACTTTAACCACCTTCAATGATCTCTTTAATAATATTAATTTTATTCTACCTAATTTCATTGCACCTTCCTCACTCTTTGAATTCTATGTATTCTTCGTACTCTTTAAATTTTGATTCTAAATCTTCACCAACCAAAGCTACTGCTCCGTCTATCTCTTTTTTATCTATCGGCATTCTTTGAACTGATGAAGGATTTTTGAAAATATGTATCATCCTCTCTTTTGTATCCACATGACTGCCTCGATCAATACCCAAAACTAGATCATCCCTTACTATTGTTAGTGCCTCTTGTATCTCTGTAGATCTTCTACGAATACTTTCTACTACATACATTAGGGATAATACAAAATGCAGTCTCATTATATTTTCCCCTTCCCCTATTCTGTCGGTATCGTTAAAAATGGAAACTTGGCACTAGACTCAATGATATAATTCTTGAACTCATCTGTTCCGAAGATATCCTCAGTCAAGGCTTTCTCTATGAAGTATGTGAACATTAATGTATCCATAGTACTATGAACCTCTGCTATCACATCACGAGGTTGCTCCTCTCCTTCTAGAACTATTAGATAAGTTTCCGTAGTTCCTTCTTTCTTCTCAATCTTTACCATTTCTTTAGTCAAAGTCATATTCATATTCTCCTTCTTTTTATCGACTATCTACTCCTAAAAGTTAACTACGAAATCGTCATCATTTTCTACAGTCACTTCTTCATCTGTAACATCTAATACATCTTTTGATATCATTAACTCAAATGCCCCCTCTGATTTTAGTATAGCATTTATAGCGTCATAGTTTTGATCTACCCACTCCTCAAGACCTGCCTTACCTTTTAGACTCCACTCCCCTCCTTTAGGGTTAGGAAGTAATGAAGTTTTAGTATACGCCCCTGCTGTTTTAACATACCCTTTATCTTTCAACATCTTAGCTAAGAACATTACATTTGAAATACCTGCTCCGAATCTTATAGGGAATTGTACAGTTATCTTGCCGTTACCTTTTCTATTCTTAATAGCAACTGCTTTTAAGAAACGACCTACCTCAATCTCCTCTATACCATTTATTGTCTTTCTATTCTCTTTGATAGGCTCCCCATTAGATAACTTAATAGTTACATCGGGTGTGTAAACTATCGCCTTACATCCTGCTACTTTAAAAGCTGGATCATATTTTGTTTGAGCTTTTAAGTTAGCTCTCTCTTGGTTAATTATTAAGAAAATAATTCCTCTTTCTTTAAAGAGTACTCTATACTTTTGAAGTAATGATGTTATCTCTTTAGCTTGTCCTGCCATCATAGGGTCTACGACAGAACGAGTTAATAGAGTTGAGGGAATTACGTTAGATATAGAATCTAATATCAGTACATCAAAAGGCAACTCCTTCTTAGCTAATATACCATCAAATAGTTTTTCAATCTCATCTACAGATTTAAGTCTATCAATGTAGTTAAAATTTCTATCCTCTAGATGTTTCTTGAGTTTAAAATCTTCTATTTGATTTCTTACCCCAGATTCAACATCTATATACAATACTTTCTTATTGTGTTTCTCTATCATTTTTCTTGACAACTGAAGACATATTGTAGACTTACCAACTCCTTCTCCAGAGTAGAACATTATAATATCTCCGAGACGAATTCCTCCATGAAGTATTATATCTAAAGGAATTAGACCTGTCTCTATCGGAGGGATATCAACTTCCTTAAGTTTCTTATCGACATCCCCAAAGACATACTCATTGAGAAAGTCTTCATCACTCATAGATATATCGGCTCTATAATTGTTTGTTGTAGTTTTAGCTTTAGCTTTAGCCATTCCTAGTCTCCTCTTTATTTTACAAATTCTTTTAGGTACAGGGCTAGCAAGCATGCTTCTGCTTTCCCGTCATCTTTTCTTAACTTAACTTTATCCTTACAGCTAGGTATCAATTCTTGAGCCATAGCTATCGAAAGGTACTTATCACTGTTGAGTTTCATTTTACTTTTCCAGACTGGTGCACTCACTTCTATATAGTCTATTCCTAATGTTTCTAACACTCCTCGATAGACTCCATACCCCTCTCCATAATTGAATATGGATACTCCACCTTGACCTGGCATACTCTGCGAATGTTCTATTACAAATTTAACTTTAGTATAGGGTCTTAGTATCTCTGCTAACTTAGTTCCATCTACTCTTTTTCTAGTCTCTTCTACTTTTTTAAGATTTACAATCTTCTTCTTACCTGTCTTTATGATAAGGAGTGGACATGGTATTACATCTATTAAGTTGCACTTATCATCTATAATTCCAATAGCCCCCGAAAATCCAGGATCAATTCCACCGTACATTTTGATTACACCCATCTAATCTCCTTAATGGTGGGGAATGTGTGGGAAGATTAAAATCTTCCCACTCTTAACACTTCAACTAATCATTCATAAATTCATCATCAAGTACTGAGTTCAAATCTATACCGTCATAGTCAAACTCGTCCTCTTCGATAACTGGAAAATTCATTTTTTCATCGGGAAGGTTTTGTGTTTTAGGAGCTGTGTTTGGTTCATTCTCAGTTATCTCTCCTTCAACTATATTCAAATCATCTATCAACTCAAATAATTTAGCCTCGGTTATAGTTTTACCTAAAGAATCTTTAATTGTCTCATTGTATTTAGCTAAGAACTCTTGAGCTTGTACCTTAAGAGATGGATCTGATTTAATAAGACTTGTTCCCTTAACCCTAAACTCCATAGCGACGTGGGCAAATTTTCCAGTACCCGAAGCGACTCCAGTTACCTTTATTACTTTAGTAACTGCTTCCTCTATGGTAACTTCTTCCTCTTCCAAGGCTCTCACAAGTTGATCATATGCTTTAGAGGTCAGTTCAAGTCTTGCAAATTGTACTGGAGGAGCACATGTATTCTTACCCGTTGGGGTATATATTGCTACTGGAAGGATTAACTTCTCACCACATTTAGGATTACCGTCGGGTAGGCTTCCTATTGCTTTACAACAACTTCCTTGTTTTACAATTCCATCGTCATCTATGGTTTGCCAACAGTTGAAATATCCTAAGGGTTGAATGTAGTGAGTTCTAGATACTATAGTGTCATTTATATCCAGTATCGTGATAAACTTATTCTCTCCGTCAACTAGCTTAAACTTAGGAACACCGTTTCCTGTAGTCTTTTCTCCGAATTTAAAATCTTTTCCAAATGCCATGTTAAAATCTCCTCTTCACTATTACTACTTAAACTTATCAAACACTTCTGAAAACATATGATCAAATACTCTTATACTTGTAGCATCAGTCATGCGAATAATCTTCTTTGTATTCCTATACCCCTTATTAAATATTACTTTAATTCCTCGTATATAGGGACTTACAACTATATCTTTATTACCTCCTATGTATACCTTACTCTCAGTACTTTTTACAGTATCGAATAAACTTCCCAGAACTATCTTAACTAAAGCAAATATATCCCTACTATCCAGATAGATACCTAAACTTGCTAACTCTTCTTGGATTCTACGATAATATTCGGGAGTTGGTCTCATATTCTAAATCCTCTCTATTGTTGAAACTTGACATCAGGATTTGATAATAATTTTGACTTTAGTAAGTCACTCAAAACTTTTGCCCGAGATGAGAAAGTGTACACATGACCTCTATAATATTCCAACCATGTCTGTAAGTTGTCGTTCTCTTTTCGGTACTTCAAAGCATCAGATCCTTTTATGTTTTCCTTATTAAGATGTAACATTCTAGTTGTTATACTAACTAAGTATGTTGCCTGATACTGAAGATCAAGGCTGTTGTTTATCCTCAGCTCGTAGTCCTTAATAGTTGTATTATAATCTGTAAGTTCTGATCTTAGTGAACTTTCAAAAGCCATAGAAGCATCCTTAAGTTGTACCTGAAGCATTGAAGACGCTGTTAAATTCTCCATTATTGCCCTCTCTATTTTCGTATAAAAGCGTTCCTAACTAGTATAACACATGATTTAATGGAAGTCAAGTGGGTGTTTTGTAAAGTTTTATTACTTTAGCGTGAAGAGTCTCTCAACTCTTCTAAGTCCGTTTGTTTTACAATCCATTCCCATACGGACTTGCTTTTCCCAAATACACTTAAAATAACTAGGCATCTCATACTCTGAGATGAATATTTGATGCCCCTCTGACCTCTTCTGGATACACCATTGGTAGAATAAATCGTAATCAAATTGAATATTCTTGTACTTCTCCGTTCCCTTATATGGGGGGTCACAGTATATTATGGAGTTACATGGGAGGGGTAGTTCAGAGTATTCACAACATGTAAAATGGATGTGCTTTATTTTCTCGGATTGTCTAAGAACATGTATATACCCAGCTGCTACCAAGTCATCTCCTCTCTTATTGGACTGCCATCCCCCAAACCACTTGCCTCCGAAAGAAAGATTATAAGCTACATGCCCTATAAGATAAGGTTCATAGTTATCTAAGTTATCTCTTATCTCATAGTAATTCTCACGTTTAAAGTCTTTAGCTGATTCATATACCCATGAAGTATCTTCTTTTATCTTATTCAAATGGGCTATTACGTATTTATTAGAGTCCCCTCCAATACAATTTCCATCTACAAATTGTATTAAATTAGCTCCTCCCACAAAAGGTTCTACATAGTATTGACCCCCTACTCGATCCTTTAGAATAATAGGTATCAGTTCTTTAGCCAACATTCTTTTGCTCCCTTGATACATCATAACTATGACTACCTTTCAAGATTTAATGTAACTATGAATTCTAGAGTACTTGACTCATAAGATCTTCTCGAGTCATTAAGCAATCTGATGAATTCTTATCCGATCTAAATGCCCAAGATAAGGCTCTGGCATGGCTAAGGCGGAGATTTACAGAGCTTATATCTTGTCCTTCAACCACCATGACCTTGCCGTAGTATTCTGGATTTAATGTAGGATTTCCGAACTCATCTTCGATAGTCATTTTTTTCCGTAATGAATCTGTAATCCCTGAGACTGTACCAATCCAATGCTCCGTCTCAGTCCCATCAAGTTCTTTTATAAATAAGGATACTTTAATACCCCCTATTAAATTTAAGACATGTAGAGCTGAGTTCTTCTTAGGAAGTATACTTCCAGAGATGAATACGTCGATATCTTGATTCAAAGCTCCCGACATGGTTCTCTTCATTTTAACTTGAACTCTTCTATTCCTAGACGTTGTAGCATGGTAAGGTTCATTCATATTCTTAAGAACCACTCCTTCGTTTCCCTCTGAAACTAGCCTATCAAAGAACTCTTGTTTATTTTCAATAGTACTCTCAGGTAGTTCAAAAGGAGTAACTCCCTTAACCATGCTTAAAAGTTTGAGTAGGTACTTTCTTCTCTCTCTATATGGTTTCTTAGATATATCAGTATCTCCTATCTCTAGGCAATCAAACACACAGAATTTTAGAGGGTTGCCATCTAGTTGAATCTCTCTTGCTCTTTCTGGAAGAGAACCAAGAATTGAGACTGTAGCATTTAATTCTGTTATTGAGAAGCCTCCTCCATGGGCTGTAGTATCTAACATCTTATTAGATACTAACACTTCCCCGTCTAGTATAAAAGATTGCTTAAATACTCCTTTATAGCTCTTAGGATACTTAACAATGTTATCCTTTATCATGACTATTTTATCAGTATAGTTATTCGGTAAGAAAGTTAATTCAGATATATCCCTTGAGAAGAATTCAAATCCGTAGTCTGGGTGGTATGTTATTATACATCTCATTCCATCAATCTTAGTTTCAGCAAGCCAGTCTGGACTCTTGAGCATATCTTCTTGCTCTTGAGGTTTTAATTCTTTAAAGTTAAAACAGAGTTGGGGATTCTGTAAATCAAATAGTCTTCTCTTCATGCCCCATGTCTGTACTTCGGGATGCTTATTGAAGTAATCTGTTCCCATGACCATCTCTAAGTCTTTATTGGTAGCCCTCTCAGGTATTAAGTGTGTAAGTTCTAACTCTTCTATTTTATCTAGTAAGTCACTTTTTTTCAATTAGATTTCTCCTTATGTTCTTTAATACGTTTATTAGCTATACCAAAGTAGCTTTCATCTTTTTCTATACCTATATAATTTCTGTTAGTATTTATTGCTGCTATACATGTTGTTCCACTACCCGCACAATTATCCAAAACTAAGTCCCCTTCGTTGGTGTAAGTCTTAATCATATACTCCATGAGAGCTAAAGGTTTCTGTGTCTGATGGAAGGAACTTGTCTGAGTATCTGACTTGAATTTAAGTACACTTCTAGGATATCTTTCAGTACTCCCTCCGCCTGAGAACTCTACGTTACTTTTTCCATACACTTCTGACTTATTAGCTACATCTAAGTACTTTGTATAACTATTGACAGGTTTATGTCCTTGTGTTTTTTGAGCATTGTATGTGGGTTGTTTCTTATAGAAGATATTTACAAACTCATGTGCAGCTAGTGGACGTTTCTTACAATTAAAAAATCCAGTAGCCTTAGTTTTTTCCCAAATCCATTCATATTTAAATAAATCTAAGTTGCTTCCTACAAGTTTATATTGAAATTTATTCGAAGCTGTCAAGGCGATACAACCGTTATCTTTTATCACTCTCTCATATTGTTCCCACAAAGGTTCAAAGGGTATTAATATGTCCCACTTACAGGAGTTTGTAACAGCGTAAGGGAGGTCTCCTAGAATCATATCTACGGACTTATTATCTATAACCTTCATAACTTCTAGGCAATCTCCGAGATATACACTATTTAGCTGGAGCATTGAATAATCTCTCCTCTTTTAATAGACTTAGTTATACCATCTGTAAGTAACCTCATGGCTTCAATCTTGGATTCAGTATCCCCGTCTGTGAATTGAATACCGTAGTCCCCGCATATCGTTCTAAATTTTGCATCCTTAAAGTAATGTCTAGTACTTATTTCTACAAAAGGTATTACCTCTTTAATACTTAAAGGTCTACTACTTAAATAGTTAGTAAATGAATACTCTGTGTTTGTTTTTATAAAATTAGCTAGGAAAGCTAGAGTAAACTTTAAATTATAAGTTACCAATCTAAGCCTACTTTTTCCATTGTTACTATTCTCTTTTAAGAATGATATTACTGAGTAGGCTACTCTCTCTGGATCTGTTCCATTTCTTAAATCATCTAACTTAATACCATTTATGGCTAGAGATTCTTTTGATATAGAGGATGGAAGTCTTCCTGATCTAGGCTTAATAAGATTTATTTTAAAGTTCTCTTTTACCCTGCCACCTTCTTCAACAAGCATGGCTATCCTTATTATATCATCTTCATGAACATTTAGACCTGTCGTTTCTATTCCTATATACAAATTTCCCATATACTAATCCTCCAATAGTTTTTGTATCTCAGTGATGTCATCTAGGGAAATATCTAACTGATCTATAAGGAGACTAGCTTTGTTAACCTTACCCCTTGTATTCTTCATACTCGTCTACCTTATTACCTAACTCAGAGTTCTCTTCCTCTAAAGATTCTATCTGACTTTCTAAGTCTGATATTTTATCTACTAACTCCTCCCTAGTAGACTCACATTTATATTTAGACCTAGCGTTATAGAAGCATTCCAAGGAGCAATAGTAATTATCCTCATACTTCAAAGAGTCTTTATCTATTCTAGGTGAATGGCAATAGTTACACATGCTCATATTAAATCTCCTCTTTATTTAAGTATAGCATATCTGAAAATAAAGTCAATAGCCTACTTATCTTTATTCATAAATTCTTTTCTAAACTCGAGGCTTCTTAGAGTTACTGCTAGTTTCTTAACTGTTAGTTTTTTAAGTCCTACTATGTAATCCCCTTTATCACAGAATAGCTCAGTCTCTTCTGCAATCTCTACACATAAGCTAATCAACTCTTTTTTAGGTAACTTAGTATAATGCTCACATATTTCATAACCTTTATCATATGCCATAATCTAGTCCCCTTTTAATTAATCTTACATAACTAGTATAACAAAAGATAGACTCAATTACAAGTCTATCTTTCTAATTTATTAAGTTATTGTTACTTATTCTACATCTCTTATGATGGCTATGATGTTTCGCTCAGCTACTATCAATATTTTTTTTCTATTCATCTTTGTTGTAAGTCCTGTCATATTGTCTAACATGACTATATCTCCCACACTAACTTCAGTTTTTGTCCTCGTTCCGTTAGCTAATAAGGCACCTGCTCCAACACTTAAAACTTTAGCTCTAATGGTTATATCCTTCTTGTCTTCCTTAGGTATGAATAGACCTCCTGCTGATTCTTCAAAACCTTTCAAGTCTTGATCAAGAATCTCTAAAATTATACGGTCTGCTAAAGGTATAAATTCTTCTGACATGTTTTTAATCCCCTCTTAATCTAATTTATTCAAAGTATTCTTAACTGAAGTGTCTGCTACTCTTTCGATCTCTGTGAGCAAGGAGTCCCTACTGGCTATTAAGGATGCAGTAGCTTCTGGTGTTAGATTATCTAGTGCCTGTTTAGTATCCTTAGGTATTCTTTCGAGGTCCATTCTTACTGAATTACATGTAAAATTCGATACAACCTTTTTAATATTAGTCGTTAATGTTTTAAAAATGTTTAGAAAACCCATGTCTTAATCTTCCCCTTCTCTAAATTACTATTTTAAATATCGTCTTATTCTTACATAGTTTATCATGACTCTTAGCATTATAAGATTCTAATTCTTTTGTAACTGTATATCCCTCAACTCCTTCCACATGCTGTAAGTCAACTTTGATAATGTCTCTATTCTTATTCTTATAGAATATACCTATGTTTTGACTAGCCCTACCTGAAAGTTGTAATCCCTTATCTGAGTAAGAATTTTGACCACACATGCCTGAGCTTCTAGAATAGTTATCTGAAATATAAGCTTCATGTAAATGCCCACTTAGTACGTAGTCTATTTGAATTCCCTCATATGAATACTTAGCTACCGCCTTCTTAACACCGTTTGCTAAGTCTCTACCTAATTGATGTCCATGCATTAGTAATACATTATTACCTGCTACTTCTATAACTTGCTCTAACGGATCATCTACATGGAATACTACAGACTCTGAACCCATAAACCTAGCTCGTAACATGTTGTATAGCATTAAGTCATAGTTGTCACTTACTACTTGGTCTGACCAAGCTATGTCCTTACTCATTCTTGTTTCGTTGCCAGTAACTCCACAGAAGGTTATTTTTTTGAAATGTGCATTAAGATGTAGTAAGAATTGAGATAATATACTTGTAGCTAATAAGCAAGCATTCATTCTGTTAGTTGCGTTACTTAAAAGTTTATCGAGAATATCATCCTTGTTAAGTAGATCTCCCGTACTAGCTACAACAACATGAGTAATGCCCTGCATTTTAAAATATGATATTGATTTCTCGGCTAGTAAGTATAGTCTTTGAGAGGCTATATTAAAATCATACTTGTTATTCTTTAGGTTTATAAGCTCATTGAAGTGAATATCTGAGAGTTGTATCAGTCCCATCTTCTCAGTACTAGACTCTACCTTATGGAAAACTGTTTTCTCAGATAGGTTAACGGTCTCTAATAATTTAACCAACTCTTTGTTAGCTTCCCCCAGAGCATTGTCTAACCTATTATTTTCCCTCCAACCTTTGTTCTTTATTCTTTCGGTATCCTGAAGTTTCTGTACTCTCTTCTGGAGAATAGTATTGGCAAGGATTACCTCGGCATCTGCTTCTTCCCATGAATGAAGTGTGCAGTTTCCCTCAGACATGTATTGACCTATTTCAGATTCCTGTTCTACTACCTTTGATTTCTTACCCTTACCTGTAAGCCCTCTAGCTACCATCTCATTGTAAAGAGAACTGTATCCAAATTCAAAGACCCAAGATGGACATTTATCATCGAATGCATGCAATCCTTGACAATAGTGATCCCTCATCTTCCGTATTTTATCCCAACATTTTTTAAAGTTTAACTCTGGACAATTCGTTTCTCTCCAAAGTAGAAAGTTGCTAATCTCTTCGTTAATTTTTAGTTTCTTATTCTCTGACTTACCCATGCCCTCTCCTTTATTAATAAATAGTAGTCTTTGCTATTATTATAACATATATCTTTACACATTGCAACATTTTGTTACAAACTCAAGCTCTCTTAGGTATTAATTTCAATCTCTCAGATGTTTCCCACACAAATCCAAACAGTTCTCCTAAATTGTTACCCAACTCTATACTACAATCTATGGGAATTGGAGATCCTTTAGGTTTATATATCATCTCATCTTCTAACATCCTAACATCATCTATTATATTTTCTTTCTTAAAAGCTACATTCATTTCATCGTGAACTTCTGATATAAACCTTGCTCTATCTTTATAAACTGGGTTGCTAAATACTTTTTTCTCCAAATTTATAGTTAGTCTACGGATTATTGAAGACCCAGAACCTTGAATTTGATGCGACGGGATACTACGACAACCAAAATTATACACTCCCTTCTCCTCTGAGCAAAGATATGATTTTACTCTCCTTGGTCGGCCAAACATATCCTTAACGGTGAAGTTATTTTCTTTGATTAAGTCTAAGTTAGTCTGTATCCATGATTTTAAGATTGAGTTAGCTCTCCACCACTTATTAAATAATTCCTTAGACTCTTTCTCTGAAAGTATTAACCCCTGTGAAGCAGCTACAGCCCTTAATACATTCGGGCTTCCCCCGTATAACATCCCAAAGTTACAATTATGACTAACTATACAAGAACTTACGTACTCCCTGTGTGTAGTCTGAATTGCGTGTATTCTACCATTACCCATCTTTTTGGATATAACTTTTGAGGGTTGGTAATCTCCACTAATGTCAAGGATTATCCCTAGCGATTCTAATTCAGTTAGTACATTTCTTGTAAGCCCGCATCCCTTTTTCTTAATGTTATAGATGTTATCTCTAATAGTCTTTGATGTTTTAGGAATAGAAAATACTTTACTATGTAAAATATCAGCAAGTTTACTTGTACAATTCCAACTTATATTAGTGTACTTGGACTTAGTTACATTCTTGTAATCATTTGATAAATTTAGGTTAACGTCTCCTATTTCATATAATACAAGAGTGTGAAAATCGAACGGAATTCCTTTGTACTTAGGTGTTTCTTTTATATACCTAGTTTTTATTCCTAATAAAGAACATGTTAGTGCAAAGTTATTTATGATATTCATGTTCTTATTCCCAAAGAATAATCTATTCCCTTTTCGGGTTCCATCTGAATCTAGTAGACCTGAAATAAAGTTAGTAAGACATCCAGAATCCCAGTGGGTGTATATCCAATCAGGTATCTTTTTAGATTCCTTCCTGCCAAAATTAATTTCAAACACTTCTGCTAGAGGTCTATTATTAAGTTTTAATATATTTAGTACTTTGTTCTTACCAACTTTGTAGGGAGTTAATTTTCCAAGTCCCAAGCTACTTAGGTAAGGTAATACTCTAGTTAATACTTTATCCGAGCATCCTAAAGTAACTCCCACATAATGATCTTCTTTGTTACTATAGTCTATGCTCCCGTCCCCTAAATAGAGTCCAGCTATGTATGCAAATTCTGGAGTAGCCATATCTATTAAAGTATCCTTCATGTTCTTAAATTTTCTTTTATAGTACTCTTTAAGATTCACTATTTTTGATGTTCTACTGCCTTTATGTATATTTGTTCTAGTTAACACTTGATCTAAACCTGTTAAATCTCCCACTTTTTTCCAAGATGTCTTATCTCCATCCCATGTTAAGACAGGGTGATCTGTCTTGTACTCCTCAACTATGCCTGAATCATATAACACTTCAATAGTATCCGAAAAATCCTCTGCATAAATAAAATCCTGTTCTCTCTCAAACCTATCTATTATTTTATCCGTGCTTAATAATGAGTAAGGTCTAACCAAGCCTCTATTTGTTAAAACAAATGAGTTATCCCCCAAACAAACTTTTGCTGCTTTTCTCTTCTCTTTATTATAGTTAGCTTCTCCAAATAACTTCTTAGCCATTTCTGTGTGAACATCTAAACCTAATCTGAAAGGTTCTATAAAATTAGGCTCTCCTGATAATATCCCTGCGATCTTTAACTCTTCCCCATTGTAATCTAATGAGGCAATAAGTTCAGTATCATCTTTAACTCTTATAGCTTTTCGTACATTGATCTCTGGGGAGAATCCTTCTATAATATAAGCATCTTTATTATTAGTAATGAATTCTTTGACTTCATTACTTCCTGGTTTTCCTAATAGATCAAATCTATAACCTAAAATACCTTCTCTAAAATCATCAGATATTTTTACAGCATTATACATGGCTGGTTTGGGTTTGGTCAGATTTTGAATATTCAAATTGATAAAGTAATCATCCTCCAATACCTTAGACTTAGCTCCGCCTCCAGATGCAAGCCTTCCTGAGGCTGTGCCGAAGAGTTTATAGTTTACCCTACACATCCCTACATCTGGATTCTCATCGGACACTGAGTTGGCATTGGCTAGTTTATGTATATAAGTGTTTAAAGCTTTCTCAAGACCGCTTAACTCTATAAGTTCTTTTGCTATGGGATGTTTATCTGATATTGCAAGTAGGGAATCCTTGGAGGTACTCATCTTACCTCCATCAGTTTTTACTCCTGTATCTATCCCCATACTTTCTAACGCTTTTACTAGTTCGTTAGATTTTGAAGCTATGTTAAAAGGGTATCCTACCGCCTTGTAGATAGACATCTCAAGATCTTTTTTTCTTCTTAAAATCTCTTCCTCATATTCTCTCATTATCTTCTTATCGATATAAATAGGAACTGAGGTATAGTAATTTATAAAAGACTTAACTAAAGCATTGTCCATTTTAAGAATGCTTTCACATCCTTCTGCTCTAAGCATAGGATACAATTTTTTAAACAGTCCGTAAGTATTTATTGCATCCGAACATGCATACTCAAAGCAATCTGTTGGGTTTATATATTGAAAAGTTTTAGACTTTCCTAATACCTCTTTGAACTTCTGGGCTCTTCTGCCTAGGAAGAGTTCAGAAGCAGGTTTCAGACCAAATTGACCTGAGGCGTTAGTATCTGAATTATAGGTCAAAACCATAGTATCAAATAAGTTAATCTTTGACATGTCGTAATCTTCTTTTTTTATCATCATGCTGTCAAAAATAGCATTGTGCATTAAAACAAGCTTGGCGTTGAGCATGGTTTCATATATTAAATCTAAGGCTACCTTAGGATCAAGATTGCAATTGTAAGGAGTGTACTCTTCAAGAGTTATCTTCTTCATCTGAGGAAGTCCCGTTTTCTTGTATAAAACCTTGTTACCCTCTTTATCTATCTTAGGCACTTCAGTTTCTATCCGACTAACCTCTTCATGTCTTATAGGAACATAGTAACCTTTCCATTCATCAAAAGAGAATGAAAATCCAACTACCTTGTCCATGCCTAGATCCAATCCAGTCGTTTCGGTATCCACAGCCATTGTCTTACCTTTATTTTCTGAGAGTATCTGATGTAACTCGAGTACGTTAGTTACGAGGTTAAACTTAGCCTTACTCTCCCAATTCCAATCTAAAGGCACTTGTCCACTAAAGAAGTGAGTATACCCTAGTTTATTATCTAATGCCATTATTTAATCTCCTCTCTAACCTCTTTGACCGTATACCCAAAATACAGATCATCTAAAAATGTAGATAAGTCTTCATCACTATCTACCCACTTATTATGAATTTCTTTTGAAAAATCATCTATATGTTTATCGAAACTTCCAGTATCTCTGAGTATCTTTAGGATATCTTTTAACTCTTTCTCGGTGAATTGCATGCCTATGATTTTCAAAGGGTCTTGTCCTTGTATTTTTGTAATGTAGTCATAGGATGTAAATTGTTTATTACAACTCCAACACTGTAATCTAGTTATTCCATCCTCATCATGGAACCATTTAGCTGCGGGACTATTTTTATTATCATGAAATAAGCAAAAACAAGTACCTAATTTAATATCTATAGGTCTTCCCGTATGAACATCTGTTAACTCTTCAAAGGGTACCAGCCTTTCTATTAAAGTTTTAAGCTGTCTTTTATCTAATTTACCTATTTCATTATTACACACTAGTCTTCAAAATCCATACTGCCGAAATCCATATCGTATTCCTCATCTACGTTCTCAGCATCCTGTTCTTCTTCCATAATTTCTTCCGTTGTTTTAGAAGATGCTGGATTAGTTATTAGTTCTGCCATTGCTTCTGGATTTCCCATCTCTGGGAATTGGCTTTTGGCTACACCTACTGAGAAATACTCAGGTAGTACTATTGTATTTATAGGATTCTCAGGAGTGTCTCCATCTCTATTTTTAACTATAAATATGTCAACATTTCCTGCATTTTTCTGAGCTTTTGATGCATACAGTATCAAAGCTACAGATGCAGACCTTTCTATCTCGTTAGCCTCTGCAAAATAGGTAGTACTTGCTAACTTTTTACCCCCATCCTGCTCACCTTGTTTCTCTAACAATTCAGTTCCCGCCCTGCTAACCTGACATAACATTAACAAGATAAAATTCATCCGAATACTCAAATCTGTAAAAAACTGAATGTAATGGTTAAGTGCGGAGTATTGATCTAGTTTTAATGAAGGAGGAATTCTGTTCTTAAAGAGATTTATATAATCGATAACCACTAGATCTAGTTCTCCACCCATCTCCTCTTTCTTTTTTTGGATAAATGCCTCTAGGTATGCAGGAGTGCATTCCTCTAAATCTTCACTACCTACAACAGTTATCTGACCCTTAGCATTAGATTTCCAATCCTTAACTGCCTTTTCTAATTGTATCTCCTGTTTTGGGGTTAGTATTGTTTTCTTTATATGGCTTGCTTTTATATCATAACCTATCTCATGAGCATGTCTAGCAATCAAATTATAAAATATCCTCATTGTAGTTACTTCTAAGGTTATATACAGTACCTTTTTGCCTTCTTTTACGGCAGCACGGTAAGCTATAGACAGGGCAAATGTAGTTTTAAATCTTCCGACAGGTGCTGCTACTACATTTAAGGTTCCGTAGTCTAGCCCCTTAGTATACCTATCCAAGTCAGGTATTCCAAACTTTAAGCCCTTAGGAGCTAGTTTAGCTGCTGCATATCCAGATATAACGCTGTCTATTGTTATAGGGTTTTTATTTCTACATTTTATGTTTCCTGATACAATATCCTGAACTGCGTCTAAATCCTGATTATTAATAGCCTCCATTATTTGTTTAAGTTGTTTATGTTTCTTAAGCTGGTTCGTAAGCTGTATAAATATATCAGGGCTATAGGGCATTTCTGGATCATAAAATTTATTCGGATGTTTGGCTTCTAAGTAAACTGCATCTGGAAACCTGCCTTCTTCTTTATGAAAAGAAATAGCGTCTTCAAAGATAACCCTCATCCATGTAATAGGCGAAGAATCTAACAAAGTGATAGTTTCTTTTATAGAATCAAGAGAGTGTACTTTATCTAAACTAGATAGAACTAAAGTAGCTAGTTTAGTAAGCTCTTCTGCATTAAATATTCTATTATCTAAATTACTCATATATTAATATACCCTTATAAATAACTAATAATCATCATGCATCATGCACAAACCCATCACCTTGAGTCGAGGTTGTTCTAGTTTCTAAGGATACTTCTTTTGTTTCTAAAGACATATCCTCGTTTCTTACGGTATTTGGACTATCCTCGAAAAGATCAATAGCTTTCATAAAAGGGATAGTTCTTACAAAAGGCAAGGCATTTCTTAACTCACAGAGGACTATTGTTTTGTTTCCATTTGCATATCTATTATGGAATACTGAAGTCATGTGTTTATCATTTCCCAAATGAGAAGTGTTTAAGTTCACGTAGATAAGTAATAGAGGATGTAGAGGATTTGAAAAACCACTTGATATCTCGTATTTCTTAGAAAATAGACCTTCTGCTAATTGCTCGAATGTATATTTCAAAGGTTCTCTACTACAACCTGACCAAAGATTTATAATATGCATCCCTGCTTTATTAAGTGTATCGGCGTTTCCGTATATTATAAAATTATCTATCTTAGGGATGGCTTCTTTGAACTTATTAAATTCTTCAAGGGTTATCTTACCCATAAATTTATCATAAGGCTTTAATATGCCCCTACAACTTTTAATCTTATAATTTTCGGGTGTCTCTCTAAGCTTTCTGTTATTATTCATATTTACCTTCTCCTATGTAAGGAATTATAACATACGTATCTTAATAAGTCAAGTGCTTTAAGTTATTTCTACTCAAATCCTTTGAAAGCTTTCTTACCCTTAGTTCCAGCATCCCAAAGATTAGCCTTCCTAATTTTGTCCATTAAATTTTTGTTAAAACTTTTGAGGTCGCCTTCTGGGATTTCATCAGCCTCAAGTATCGTGTTTGTGAGTTGTTTATAGGAGGATACCAGTTCATATTTGTAGGCATCTACTGTTCCTACTAACTTCCCGCCTAGTTCTATTTCAGTTGTTATAAAATGTATCTTAAAATTAGGATGCTTGCTAAACAAACGGACTATGCGTCCCCTAGCTTGTAAAAATGCTCCAATTCCTTGAGGTACGTTATAGAAAAATAAGTTATTCACGCTCTGCAAATTAAGTGAGGTCGAGCCTGCTGCACTTATCAGTAATACTTTATTGGAAGGGTCGGAGTTAAACCATTCTTTAATCTCACGTCTTTCCTTTGTACTAACAGTTCCATTTATCTTCCTATGATCTATATTCAACTTATCAAATATCTTAGATAACATGTCCATAGTTTCATGGTAATGTACGTACGTTAAAAGTCCTGTCTTAAGATAGGGTTTTATAGTTTCTAAGTATAGTTTAATCTTCGACCTATCTTTATCTACAGTATGTTGTAAATCTACTAATCTTGCTCCGTGTGTTTTAGCATCCTTTGAGTTAAGTAATCCTTCTGAAGCTGTCATGTAGTCATTTGGATTACTTAAAGTACACTTATGGACAAGGTACTCAGTATCCTGTTTAGGGTAGTAGTCAAAACATATGGGTTTTATCTTCTCACGCATGAGCTCTAAATTTTTGTACCCTACTATCTCGGGGTACTGTCTTCCAGTTTTCCAATTTTTAACCATCTTCTCTTCTATAAATGTTGAGGAAAATACTGTTCTATTCTTAAAGATTTTAGAGTCAAGTATCTGAACTTGATAGAATAAATCAATTAATTTTGACATAATGGGGGTAGCTGTTAAGAATGTTAAATATTTTATAGGTTTTCTTATAGCTACAAAACACTTTGTAAGCATCGCAGTAGGCGTTTTTAGACGTTGTGATTCATCACAGTAGACTGCTGTGGGATATTTATTCAATCCTTTAAACAACGTCCTCAAATCTAAAGAGGTTAACTTCTCATATTGTATGATTGCAACATCTTCCTCAGGATTTGTAAAGAAACCTTCAAGACTCTCGTCACTAGATATTAGAAGAGGCTTAAATGAGCTTCCATCGTCATACTCTATTTTACTTTGCATTTCATCATGTAGTTCTAGGCATGATGACTTTGTTCCAAATACAATTGCTTTCTTAACATCTCCCCTATTCAACAAATCTATTGCGGATTTTATAAAACAGATTGATTTTCCAGTGCCTGTAGACAAGCTTATCAGGGATGCAGGTCTACTCGTAGAGAAGTTTATAGCGTCCTCTTGATAGTCTCTTAGTGTGATACTATCTATTAACTTTAACATTCTATTCTCATTCTTTCTAGTATCCCTCTCCACAATGTAGGGTAAATATGCCATTCTCTCTGAATAAATTGACTACTGAGATCCTATCTTCAATGGCAAAGAGTATGTCGAAGTTTGGGATTATACTTTTTTGAATTAGTTCCAGTTTTATTACACTATCTTCTCGATCGTCTCCTGTCTTCTTAAGAATGAGTTTGTCATAGTATATTCTATATCTAACTAACCAGTCTTCTGTCTCCTGCCTTGCTGACTCAGGACGGGCTGAAAGTATAACTATCCTATGACTAAGCATGAATTTCTCCATGATTTCTAACACAGGTTTATTAGGCACGTCTGTATAGCTGAGATCTATATACTTTTGAAAATTAATATCTCTCCATTTAGCACGAGATTTATAGTCACTCAAAGTACCATCAAAGTCTACTATTATACACTTTTCTTTTTTATTTACCAAAGATTGACTACCTCCCTACTATCTCCATTATCAACTCTTGTATCTTGTTGAATACTCTCTTTGAATCTTTTTCTTTAAGTCTAAGTTCTTCTTCGAGCATGCTTAATTTCTTTCTTAGATAATTAAGCTCTATTCCATCCCTATCCATTCCTAAACTCCTGTAACTTAAGTTCAGTCAATCTCCTCAAGACATCTTCATATCATTCAGTTACATTTCTAGGACTACTAGATGTCATACCTTTAGTGTGCACATCCTTCTTCCCTATTTTAAAACTCTCTTGAATTCGATTGCCTTCTAGGTGCATATATCCGTAAGTAGTTATTCCACGTTTATAAAATATATAAGTCTTGTACCCATACTCTACCAACCTAATAGGATCCAAATCTCTTATTTTAGTATAATGCTCTAAAAGTACTTCATTACTTTGAGCTAAACTTCTTTCACCTAAGTTGTTGTTATTGATTTTCATTTGTAATCTCCTTCATTATTCTATCTATCTTACCATAAAAATCTTCAATCGTTCCATCATTTATGATAGTGTAGTCCCATGGGTAATCATTTAGTTTGCCTTCTGACTCATGTTCTTCTGTGATTACAGCACTAGGTCTTACTATCTTTATAAGCTTAAATCCTTTTTCTCTAAAAGTATCTGCTTCGTTTAGGAATCTAACATCCTCACAAATATGATTTATATTTTTATCCAGATTGTTAGTACCTATATCCAACCACACTGAATCCCCTATATAAGCCCGCCCCCACTGAGTTCCGATCGTTTGTTGTAGATACCTAGGAGTCTTTCCTATCTCGAGTATAACTGTTTCTTTTAAATCTCCGTAAACCATTCTCTGAATCATATCTTCGCTATATCCTAGCCCTCTTATGAAAGCCTCTGTCATTTTTTTAAGAGTCTTAGCTAATACTATTCTCTTATATCCGTAAAAAGCCATAAGATAGTCTGCCGTAGTAGTTTTCCCAGATTGCATTGAAGGGGAGTATAAACCTATATTAACCAATACTAGTCTCCTTTTTTCTACTTAAATCGTACATGTAGCCTTCTAACTGTGAGAGCTTATAGTAGGATATCAAAGATCTATCTGGATTTTTAATCCGAGTCATGTTATAACTTAGCTGAAGTTCTGGATTAGAATATTTTTTCAAATCCATAATCAATAAGTTTGTCTCTACTGTATCGATGGCTTCTAGATACTTATCTGCTATCTTCTCATTTGGAGTCCCTCTATAAGAATACATTATTTCAGTAAAGTTATCAATAGTCAAATCGTCTTTCCATTTATCCGATATCTCTACTTTAAACTCAGTTTTTACCCTAGATACGGGTTTAGGTAAATTGTCAGATGAGTCGCCATCCAGTACCCTAAAGGCTAGTAGGGATTGGGTATCAACTCCAAACTTATTTAAAACATCTATAGGTTTTATTTTCTTAAATCCTTTTTCATACTCTTTCGATACTGTAAAAGTATCACTCAATTGCCAGAAATCACAATCCCCTGAGTGTATGATAACTTCCTTAAATGTATCTTTAAATTTATATGCCATGCTTGCAATAAGATCATCAGCCTCCTGTTTATCATTGATAGCAAAATATACTTTAGGTACGTTACTTAGTATGTTAATTATCTCCTTATCATTAACATGGACATCTTCCTTCTTAACCCTCCCAGCTTTGTAGTCTTCGTTTAATGTTTTCTTAGTACACTTTCCGTCCATGATAAATACTATCTTAGCTTCTGGATATTTCTTAGATACTTTTTCAGTAAATAAGGATAGTCCCAGTATGGAACCTATGTAAACTTTCTCACCTTCTATGTTAATATGACAAGACGGATGTTTTGAATACCCCCAATGACAACGATTCAGTAGCCAAGAGTAGTCTATAAGTATCAATAAATCTTTATTCCCCATCCTTTAAGTCACCCCTTAGATATGTCATGAGAGTCATGGCATTCTCCTTATTTATAAGATAGTAACTCAGGATGGCATTAGTTATCATGAGACTATCCTTTCTTTGGATAATACTCGTGAATATTTTAACAACTGTTCTTAAGTTGAACTCTATCATGTTCTTATCAGAATCCCCAAAAAGATTACTGTCATAGACTATATCTATAAGACGATCAAACTTTCTAGGATTTAATCTATAATAGCTAGTTCCACTCTCCTTATCTAACAGTCTACCTTGAAATACATCTTCTTGTAACAGATATTGAATGTCTTCCTCTTCTAAAATTATCTCTGGGAAAAACATAGTTATACTCCTTTTACTGTGACATAACAATATATTATCATACTTAAACCTTAAAGTCAATATATAGAGAAAAACTCCCCTCGTCAGGAGAGAGTTATGTAAGTAGAGTTGACTAGGAGACAAAGTACTCGTCAATACCTATAGTATCATTATAGCATATATTAATTACTATGTCAATAGGATAAAAAAAATCCTCCTTATTTAAGGGAGGATACAAATGACAAATTTTTGAAACACATTATTACTATAACACATGTCTATTATAAAGTCAATAGTCTTGCAATAAAAAAAGAGCCTCATTTTCATGAAGCTCAAAGAAGGGTGTTGGAGGGAAGTTCTAAAAAGTAGGTGTATTGACTTCTATAAGATATAGTATGTGTGCTTCTTTCTCTGCATCAGTCATATTATAGACCCTAGCTACTAATTCATCTGGAGCTGTCAGTATTGAATTAGTTAAGTTTATTATAGTACAAGTTAGCACATCAACCGAGTTTGTTAAGAATGTATTAAGTCTTAATATCTCTTCCTCTGTTAATGGTACGAACTCTTGCATAAGTGTATCTTTATTTAACACTTGTACATATCTTACATTAGTAGCTATAACATTCCCATCTACATCTTTTAAGTCTTTAGGTATTTTATTCTTTACAATAAGCCATTGACCTAGGGTAGTATCCTTTAAATCAGTAGCTATGTTTATAACTTTATTATCTGCTGTATTTATAGGAATTATAAATTCTACAGCCTTATGTTCTAGTACCCTCTTTGTTAGATAGTCTATCCCTTGCTGTCTTATTGCGGGCATGTCTAAAACACTCTCTACGATCATGCCGTTCTTAAAGGCATAGTTTTTACCATTATTTGAAATCTCTACTAAATGGTAGAAATCTAAACCTTCAAATTCAGTATCTATCATTCCGAAATAGTTAGCTCCAGTTCTTTTGTCAAGTATTCGACATGATCTATTAACATTCATATATATTTTCTCCTCTATTTAATTTTTTCCCCTAGTATCAATCCAACCATAGGTATCATATTCAAAAGTAGCCCAAGTTTGCCCAGCTGTAGTCTCTTTTCTATGTATTCTAGATGCTGTATCCGTAAATATAGAAATACCACTACTATCTCTACTTCCTACATAATCTCCTCCACCGTCTGCTCTTGGGTATATTCCTACAAAATGCTGCGGAGTATTCATAAATGTAGGTTTTACATATATAAGAGCTTCTAATCCATTCCCAGGAGCTCCTCCTACAATAGAAATGTTCATGAGGGCTTCACAACGAACTCCGTATGGAGTTCCTAGGGGTAAAAGTGTCCAAGATCCAGAAGGAGTTCCAGGAGTTCCTGAATAATAATCGGTTCTAGGGTTTAAGTAATAAAACTTGTCCCCCCTCTGTTGAAATTTTACTATTCCACCGTATAAGTCTGTAAGAATACTTCCAACCCTTCTTTGGTATACAAAGTCTGTAGGCATTATGGGAGATACTGCGTTTTGAGAAAATAATATATCACTAGTACCGTCTAGTTTAGAGATAACATATACATGATACCAAGTGTTTATTGTTTTTACCCCTTCATCCAATCCGCCATTCCCAGTACCTTCTATAAAAAGGCTATCTAATGTTTTAAAAGATGAAGATAAACTTGTAAATTCGATATTAGCCGTGTCATCATCAGATCTGGCTTTACCTGCGGATATGTCTATCCCTACTCCAGAATCTACGGATAGTTGCATTACATCACCTAAGCTGAAATTCTCATAGGAGAAGCTCCCTGCGTCCCAACTCTCCCCACCATTAGTAGACCTGTATATCCTATTCGAAGAATTTCCAGCTACTAGAATATCTCCATTTGTTATTTGGGTTATGCCCGTAGCACTATCCCCTATCAGAATTCCTGTTTGCCATGGAGATACATTCCCTCCATTCCATGTTAGTCCATCGTCGGTGGACTTGTATACTTTGTGGGAAGTACTTCCCGTAACTAACAAGTTTCCGTTAGTATCCTCAGTTATTCCAAAAATACCTGCCCCAGCAGATACTAATATCCCAGTAAGCCAAGGATTTCCACTACCTCCACCGCCATTCCATGTTACTCCATTATCTGTAGACATGTATACTTTGTTAGTATGCTCTCCCGTAGCAAATATACGTCCCGAAGATATCCCAATTGTTGACTGAACTAAATTACGTATTCCAGCTCCTGTGGATATGACAGTTCCAGTATTCCATGTAGCTCCATTATCTATGGACTTATAGACCTTATCATTATTATGGGCTACTGCTAGTATACTTCCATTGCTTAGTTGTATTATTCCGTCTAAAAAGAATCCAGAAGCTACTACAATCCCAGTATCCCAAGTAACTCCATAGTCTGTAGACTTAAATACCCTATTTGACATTTCATTAGTTGCAAGGAGGTCTCCATTGGCTAACTGAATAACTGACATTAGTCCTGTTCCATTGGATACTAAAGAACCACTATCCCAAGTGGATCCATTATCCTCAGACAGGTATATCCTATCAGAACTGTAACCACATACAGCTACATCTCCGTTGGTTAAAACATTAACTGATATTGGGCGAGGATTTACATAAGAAGAAACTCCACTACTCCAGTTGAGTCCGTTATTCCTAGACCTATATACTTTTTTAGATAATGCTCCTGTAACTACTAAATCTCCATAATCTGTCTGAATTATCCCTATAAGCCCTGCCCCACTAGCCACTAAAACTCCAGAGTCCCATGTATTCCCGTTGTCTGTAGACGTGTACACTTTATTTGAAGTATATCCGAGTACCCTTATACTTCCATTAGCTGTTTGTATGATGTCGCATATACCTGCTCCAGAATCAATTAAAGTTCCAATATCCCATGTAGCCCCGTTATCAAACGACTTGTATACTTTACCTGAGTCTTCTCCAGTAACTAGTATACTTCCGTTAGATGTTTGGAGTATTCCTCGAATAGAGTTACTTGTAGACTTTTTAAGTAGTGTCCCTCCAGCATATAAGGCTCTATCAATAGGGTCTATCTCGAGACTATCATCTCTAAATATGTTAGTGATATCGTTTATGCCATCATAAGTAGCACTCACTACATATTCTATTCCAGAACCTCCTTGCATCTTAACTGTGGAGTGGTCTGGTATTTGGGATGTAACATCTCCATTTATGCTAAAATTATAGCTATTCGATCCAGAAACTTGCGTGTTTGGAGTTACGGCTATTAAATTTTCTATTAAAACCCCTGAGTCCCATGTATCTCCTTTATCGATGGATTTATATACTTTATCTGTTACTCTATCAGTTACTAGAATACTTCCATTTACTAACTGAGTAATATCCCCGATACTAGAGGCATCTGTTATGAGAACTCCCGAGTCCCATGTATCTCCTTTATCGATGGATTTATATACTTTATTAGAAGTATTACCTGTTACAAGTAGCTCACTACTGGCTAGTTGTACCATGCTATCTAATCCTGATCCATATTCCACTAAAGAGCCAGAATCCCAGTTAAGTCCTTGATCGCTTGATCTATGGATACTGTCAGATTGGTATCCTGTAGCTAATATATCTCCAGATGTTCTTACCTGTACTAAGCCTGTAACACTAGCTCCAGTCGCTATAAAAGTTCCAGCATCCCAATCAGCTCCGTTACTAGGGTATAGGGATCTAAATATTTTATTTCCATTTCCAGAGACTAGTATGTCTCCAGTTATTGTTTTGCATAACCCGTGTAAGCTAGTACCAACAGGTACGGGTATTGAAGTTCCAGGATCCCAGGTAGTTCCTAGATTTCCCACATCCGTAGATTTATATATTTTACGATCATTCCTCGCTAAAACTAGGATAGGACCGTCTTTTGATTGAACTATGTTGGATAATGATGTAGCACTCGGTACTAGTACCCCGTCACCCCATGTTACTCCATTATCCTTAGAAGTATAAACTTTTTTAGTTGTATCCCCTGTAGCGAGTATGTATCCGTTAGCTAGTTGAGTTATATTCTGAAGACCCGCCCCAGTTCTTACTAAAACTCCAGGGTCCCATGTAACTCCATTATCGATGGATCTGTACACTTTATTAGATGTGAATCCTGTGGCTAGTACATCCCCGTTAGTAAGTTGAGTAATTCCCCTTAATGAGATAACTACTGAAGGGTCTACTTTTGTACCACTTGTCCAAGTGTATCCCCTATCTGTAGATCTATATATTAACTGTGTGACGTTTCCAGTAGCTAGTAGGTCCCCATTCATTAACTGAGTTATACTATCTACTGCTGAATTACTTATTTCGGTAGGTATTGGAACTCCGAGGTCCCATGTAGCTCCATTATCAAGGGATCTATAAGCTGTATTAGAAGTAGTACCTACAGCTATTATCTCAGTCGCTCCTGAAGAATTACTATTAGATAATGTTAATCCTGACAAGAAAGTTGGGGGTAGTTTTGCCTCAAGTATACTCCCCAATTGACCTAGATTCACAGCATGCCCGCTTAAAGTACCATCTGGAATAGTTAAATTTCCAGTCATGGTATCTCCAGCTCTATCAACTTTTGCGTCTAATTGTCCCTTATTCACAGCATGTCCACTTAAAGTACCTTCTGGAATGGTTAAATTTCCAGTCATGGTATCTCCGACTCTATTAACTTTACCGTCTAACTGGGGTTGGATAGGTGAAGTTACTCCGTCAAGACACTGGAACTCTTCATTACTTACAGAACCGTTGCCTATGCTGGTAGCATCCAGAGTCGACATAGGATTCAGGGTTATATTTACCTCTGTAAGGTTTCCTATCTTAATTATAAATTTTTCTTTAAATTCTATGGTGGTTCCATCGATAGGTATTGACTTATAAAATTCAGGGTGTTCCGCTACTGCGAACAGACTACCATCTTGAGTAAATATCCCAACTTCTCTTACAGTAAATCCCCCAACGTCACTTGGAATTATAGTTAGAACATCTAACCAGTTAATCATGTTTGGATCCAGAAAAACATAGTCTATTTCTTTTCTATACACTTCATGATTTAAGGCAGTCTGTATAGGATTAGGAGGAGTCTGAAATCCGTTACTATCCCCCCAAGCAAAATACTTCAATGTTATATTGGTACCGTTTGCTAAACTATCTAAAATTAACTGACTTCCTAACTCGGTGAGTATGGGTGTATACCTACTCATATCTATATTCCTCCAACTTTATCTTATATTAATTACTGTAATTAAGCCCAATTTTTTTGATTCCAGTTTCCCTCATTCCATATTAATGTAGATGGAATATCTGTATCTGGTTGTAGTGTTATATATACAGCCTGTTGACTCACTATAGCCCAGTTTAAGAAAAGATCATCTAATACGAATTGTATTGTTAAATTATTTAGTATGGGGTATACATAGTTCCTGGTGAAATCTATTATCTTATTTATTACTTCAAAACCCCTTATATCATTGGGAGAAAAACTTAATAGGTCTATATTGAATGTATGTTGTTCTCCCATAGGGGACTGCTCCCACCATTCAGATACTTCATAATCCATATTTAGAAGTCTAAATACAAATTCCATACCTTTTCTAGTTCCTTTATTCATATGAATAAAGTTTAGAAATCCTAGAAAAGTTCTTATAGAGTCCTCATCTGAGTTTAGAATCTCCGTCATGTGTTGATATCCGAATTCACTTATTATTTCATATACGTCCTCTAAAGGAATATCTTGCATGCTTCTATATTTATTCTTAACAGAGTCAAACCTAGCTGACATTTTATCAGAGTACGGATAATCAACACTTAAAAGCCAGTCTACGGAATCCGCAAACTGCTTTACAAGTTCTCTTTCCGAGAAACTTTGTGGTATCCAACGTCTTACTGAATGGTTGAACATTCTCTAAATCCCACTACTTCTAACACCCTACATATAATATAATATAAAATCTAAGACAGTATTACATTATTCTTTATTTTTATAAATTATTCCAGCCATAATTGAACAAGACTTCATTCTCATCGAAATATTTCCAAAGAATATCTCCGTCTCTAGTTAATGTATCTTCAAGGTAGAGTTTTCCATCTATAACACTTGAAGGAATAACTTGACTAACTACCACGTCAGTATTTCCTCCCGAAAAGGTAGAACTGACTACTGTATAATATCCATCATTTCCAGTAGACTCTTGAACTTGTATTGTATCGTTAACTAATATATGTTGTGTTTTATCCCCAGCTATTCTAAAAGTATAGTTAGGAATGTCTACCCAGATTAATTCGTAGTATTCTATATCCTTAAATACGGGTAGTGATCCAGAAGAGGTTCCTCTAAATCCGACTACTTCATAGGAAAATTCTCCCTCTAATATAGAGTCCCCAATATTATACATAGTGCTAGGAGTCCAAGCTAAACCACTAGCTATCTTAGACTTACATACCCATATCAATCCGTTATCCTCAGTAAAGTCTTGGAGTACTGTCGTAAAACTAGGTATTATAGTACCTGAATATTTCTGAATAGCTATACATTCAAACATAAACTCTATAGACGGATCAACTATTGAAGTACTTCTAACTAGATCCCCAAGTTTATAACTCCTCGAAGCATACCAAGTAGGTGGATTTTTTCCGTATCTCGGGATACACTGCCACACTAATCCATTATCTACTATTAAACTTCCATCAGTATACACCCAAGAAGGTTCTAAAGTATCAGAGTTTCTAATAAAATCATAAGCCATGTACACCTTACTACCTGACAAAGGAGAAGCTATAAAATCTCCTAACCTATACTTTGTGCTATTTATCCTATTGGTAGCGTGTACGCTTATTCTAGTTCTCTTAACGTATGAAAAATCATCTATATTCTTTTCAAGAAGTTCTAAATCTATGGAAGGTCTCATGGTCTTTTCATAGGATTCAGTAATACTTGCCACGTCAGCTTCAACATCTATAATATTCACAATACTATTTGAGTTTCTTTTTATATCAAAGTCTATCTCTAACTTGAAATGGACGGGTTCCTTTATTATAGGGATAGGAACTCCCATGGCTCTCATGTTATCTAGTTGACTCACAATGCTAGTTTCTTCGGATGAAGTCATGATAGTATAATCATTCCTTACATAACTAAGATCGACTATGGCAGGTGTGAAATCCCTACTATTTGTATCTGAAAAGTTATATCCTAAGTTTTTGAATTCTTTTAAGTAGTCATTTCTAGCTCTTACGAGAACTTGAGTTTCATGACATAAAGGTGCTTTTATTCTTATACTGTCATTAGGTTCTGGAGTTATGTAAGATAGTACTTTATTTACGGAGGTTATAGTCCCCTTATCAATAATAAGATCGGTTATTTTATAAGATACATTTGATAATTCTATATACTCCAGAGTTAAGATGTCGGTAGGTTTATACTTATATACACCCTCTTGGATATAAGCTACATCTACTGCCCCTAATGGATTAGATATAGTAAGATACATGTCATTCCACAGGTCTTTAGAGTTTATGGATGACGGAATAACTATATCATTTAATTTTAATCTCACATAGTCACTGACATTAGAAGATATAAATCTAAATATTTTTAATCCTTCTGTATCTATTGTAATACTTTCGCTCATTAAGTTGCCGAGATAGACGCTAATAGTGGAAGAAACCCCTTTGTTAAGTTGAGTACCTTCTACCGTGACTATTTCATAGTTCTTAACAGTACCTATACTTGTATATGCAGGAATTAGTCCAGTCATATTTGGAGTTATTACTAACTGAACTACTTCATTTTTACCCCTAGATACTGAATATCCTAAGTTCTGTGCTATCCCTATTAAACTTGTACGATTCTGTGCATACGATAAATATACTTCTCTTCTAGCCACCGTGACTAAATAGCTTATGAAACTCCCAAACGTAGAAAGAAGTCTAATAAATATGCTACCTGTTGAGCTGGCATAGAAATCTTTCCACTTACCACTATCCGTCTGTGAGTTGAAGTAATTTGTTAAACTTAACTGTACTTGGCTAAATGATAAACTATCTAATTTTAAAGCCATTATAAAACACCCTATATATTCTACATTCTACCTATATAGAATATAAAATAAGTGTTTAGCAACTAAATATCCATTTCGAATTTCCAATTACCACTATTATGTATTGAATAGATACTATTTTCTTCCAATATCTGATCTGCTGTTTTGGTATCTGAATATGACTTTGGAAACATTTTTTTAAGTTTATGTTTCTGATATTTCTCTCTACTAACTACTTCCCTACGTTCATTGTAATATTTTAATTGAACTCCAGTATCCCCTATAAATCTAAAACCATTTTTAAAATATACTGAATCTTTATAATTAGGTGTCCAGTCTCGATCACAATACGTTATTATTTTAGTATAACCTTGCATTTTATATTCATGGATACTACTTTTTAATAATCTTGAAAATCCTCCTACACATGATGAGTTTAAGAGTGTGGCGAACCTAGCTATCTCAATGATTTCCCTACACTTCCTGAAAGATATACAACTTACTAATTTAGAACCCTCGTATAATCCTAAAGCCAAGTTACTACTTACATCCCCGTGAAGATGATTATTGTTAAAGAAGTCTCTACGTTCTCTAATGCTTACTTCTTTAACTTTAAGTTTACGAGCATGATACCTACACTCACATCTCCCCAATGTTGATCTGATCATGCTCTTTATTATATCTTCGTTGTCATGTTCCCATATATGATATAACTTAATCTCTTTCGCTAGTGAAGACTCCGTTTTTACTTTGTGGTAAGAGCTAGATACCTTAAACTTAGAACTATGGTAGTAACTCCCGTTATACTCAAATCCAATGCCCAACTTAGGTATTAAAATATCTATCTCTAGGGGATATATAGTCCCCCTATCATTAACTACAGTGTCAATATTTAAAGAATTTATAAATTCTTGTATTTTACTCTGAGATTCTCCCCTCATCTGAGGAAAACATATTGGACATTTTATATCAGCTTTCATGGCACTTTTAAAAACAGAACCACATACCCTATGCTTTACGCTATATTTAACCCATTTTAGTTTATTACCTACGTTGTAGAATACGCCTTTATAGCTATCTAATAACGTGTACTCGGATTCCTTCGAATTAAATCTATTTTTAATACTCTCTAATACGGACTCTTTCTTAAATTTTCTTACTTTACTGGCTATCTTAGAAGATTGCATAGCGTATGGATATCCATATTTAAATATATTTGTACTTCTCAATTTACTCATGGATTCTTCTGTTTGGAGAGCATGAATACAGCCATATTTCTCTAAATTAGTTTTTCTTATCCTACTTTTTATCAATTCGGATTGGGTAGCTGATGAAAATCCATACTTATCTAGATTAGTTTTCTTTATTTTATTCTTAATATCTTCTGATTGGAACGGGTTGATTACTCCGTACCTTTCTAAATTAGTAGACTCTTTTTTAGCTACAGATTCTTTAGACTGAACAGCATACTCAACCCCATATTTATGAATGCAAGTAGCCTTTATCTTATCTTTGACTTTTTCAGATTTGGTAGCTGATGAAAATCCATACCTTTCGAGATTAGTATCCTTTATTTTGTCTCTAATCTCTTCGGCTTGTGAGGCATAGTCGGTTCCATATTTCTCTCTATTGGTAGTTATGCCTTTATCTTTAATCTCTTTAGATTGTAACACATATGGAACTCCATATTTAAGTATATTTGTTTTTACTCTCTGTTCTTTACTCTCTTCTGCGTTTCTTAAGGAAAACCCAAATTTTAAGAAATACTTTTTAAAAGTTCCCTCACTAATGCCCAGTAACCCTTCCAATACCTTTAATGATTTTCCATCTAAGTATTCTAGATATGCAGGTTTCCAACATTCTATACTATCTTTGAGATAAATAAGACCTGTCTTTGATATTATAAAGTTAGTTCCAGTTTTCTTCAACATAATTCTCCATACTATTAATAATACATAGTATAACATACTAATAAAGAAAAGTCAATAGTTAGATAACTCTATTCACTGAAAAATTACCAGTCATTCCTTTTATTTGAAAAGCTATCACAGCGTTGTATGAGTTATTATCATAGTCTGGGGTGACTGAGGACTGTGCTAAGTTTAAAGTTACTCGTGGTTCATACGCATTAATATTGTTTATTATTGATTGAAACATTAGAAGAGACCCTACGACATCGACTATTTCAAATATATAACTTTCTTCTTTACCCCCAAATTCAGGTAGGAATGGCATTTCGCCCTTAGTACATGTCATTATATTTGTAACACTTTGCATTATAGAGTCTAGATCCTCCACTATGGGATTGTCATAAGCGTTATTACTATTTATATCTGAGTATAACATTCTAATATCCTTTCTTTATAGAGGTGCTGATGAGATACCTGCGTGTTCTGGAACGGTATGGGTATGAGTAGCTCCAGATTTTCCACTTGATAGACAGTCTGGAGTTGTTATTATCCCAGTTACGTTTAGATCTCCAGATATATTCGTAGTCGTTGCAGTTATGTTGAGAGTTGTAGTTATTAAATCCACCGTTCCGTCTGGATTCATCTTTAAGGTGTTCCCAGAAGCCTGATAGATGTCTATTGTCTCATCTTGGTTCATCTTGACATAGTTTCCTGAGGGATGTTTAAACTCCCATGTGCCTTTAGTTTTATTCACCTTGAAAATATTACCAGTACTGTCTGTGAATCCATAGGAGTTTGGGTAATCCTCATCAAAAGCATCGTTTCTATTCAAAATCGTATTACTTCCACCCTTATAATATCCGAAATATGAGTCAGATGTGGGAAATTCTACGGATACTTCAGTTCCTATTTCAGGCACTGCAAATGATGAAGTCTCTATACTATTTCCTAGAAAACTAGCGGGTTGTTGGTTTATCCATGGTAAGTCTTCGTCTAATATGTGATCTTCTCCATAACCCCCATACATCTCTTTAACTCTTACAGTAACTCTTCCTATTTTAAGAGGATCATTGTTGTCTATAATAGTTCCAGAGTATGTTATTGGTTTGGTCAAAGTCGATTCCCTGAGCCATTTTGTTGGATTTGCTAACATCACAATACCTCAATTAGCGTTTTACTAGAAAATAGATCCTTAGTACGATATACGAAATAATTTCTAAATGTACCGTCTAATTTTAAACTTCTAGTCTTCATTTCTAAATTAGTATATACTTTTCCGTTTATCTTGATGGTGGCTTCGCCTAAGTTTGTAGAATATATTAAATAAATATAACCCTTCTTAACTGTTATCATTTTATTCAAGTATCTTCTCTTAGTTTCGTCACTATATAAATTCTTAATATCTAATTCATTTATAATATCCTTATCTAAGCATCCCCAATATCTTCTAGACATTGAATTGTCCACTTGTGATACGATTCCAGTAGTCTTTAAGTAAGTAACTGTATCCTTTAATATGCCGTCTAGATCTGTATTACCTGTATTAGCATTATCTTCATCTATTAATCCAGAAGAGTACCATGAGAAAACACTGGATGTAAAACTATCTGGGAGCAGTCCAGTATTTCCTAGATTCGGAATTCTTAATACGCTATTAGTAATATACTCACTAAAATCCCCACTAAGAAGTCTCGTCATTATACTACTGTCTGCTGCTAATATGACAGTCTCTCCCCGCTCAGACAGGAATGAGAATATTTGCCTAAGTATAGAATCGTTAAGATTAGCTTCTTTTACTGTTTTAAGATAATCTTGTTTAATCCAAATACCCTGTTCGTCGTAACCGAACATACCCTTAAATACATCAATTAAATTTTGTGCAAGTATTCTCATAGACGGAATATCTAACTTAATACCTAGGATATCAAAGAAAGCTTTGATATTTGTAATTGCGTCTTGAAGTTTCTGCATGGCATCTGTGTATTCCGTATCCTCAGTTATCATCTGTGGTTGTTGTGATTCCAGTTCACTCATATAATCTCTAACCTCGTTGAATGATTCCCTGCTAAGTGTTACATGTGTCTTAAGATTTCTACCTGCTCCTATTATCCTGACTATTTGAGATATTAAGTACTTACCTGAATATACACTTTCAGTCTCTCCAGATCTATCAAGTTTAGTGGGAAGATAACTAGCTACGTCTAGAACTTGCATAGTATCTATAAGCCTATCAGTGTAAGATAGTATCGCCCTAGCCCCTGAGAACAGTGTGAGGAATCCTAAGTTATGTATATAGGAATTCCAATAACTAGTATGTACATTTCCATTAGTAATGTAATTTATACTATCTTTAAGTTGAGACGATGACTCTTCTACCATAGCAGTGTTGGCTAACATTGATTTACCTTCAAATGTAAATTCATCCTTACTTCCTGAATCCATGTCATATACATTGTTCTTCTTATTCTGAATTAGAAGGCTAACTATTCCAGAGTCATTTATTATTTCTGGATGTCCTGATGTTTTAACGCTATTGCTTAAATTACTTGATACGTCAGTAAATACCCACTTAGGTTCCTCTGACACTGACTTAGCTATGTCTTTGAATAGAAACTTACCATCTTTGGTTATAGCTACTGCTGGAAATGAATCATTGAGTGTAGAATGTAACCACATATCCATAGCAAAATCTCTAGTAGTTTTTTTACATCTTAGCCATTTTTGATTACTTGTATCCTTAGTAACATTAGTATCAAATTTAAAATATCTAGAAGTTACTTTACTCAACGCTTCTGTTGCTGAGATATTTTCTCCACTATCCCCTTTTATACATTCAGTCCCTGTCTCTTCTAGAAAGGATACCGCATCGTAGACTCCTCCTATGGAAGCTCTCCATGCCCCATGACCAAATTCAACTATATTCTTAACTTTTATACGAAAAGGTAGTGTCCTCATATCGTCTCTGCTAGAGCCAAAAGTGATAGACAACACGTTATCTTCCACTAAGTAGTTTCTTAGATCAGGTATAGCAAACTTAAATATTAAGTCAAAATAGGGTAGCACGCATCCAGCCTCTTCAAATAAAGCAAACTCTGTGAGATCACTATCTTGTATGAAGTCCTTATATTTTCCTATGGAGACTGAAAATACATATTGTCCCACTATTTCAATTGTCATAGTATTCCTCTCTTAAGATTTGTTTTCAAATGATCGAAGATTAAAAAATAAATTTTCTAAATCCATAACCCCAAAGTATTTTAAAGAAGTTCCTGTAATCAAATCTTCTAAGTCTATTATGTCATTGTACATTAATATTAAAGACCAGTAATATACATTTTCATATATTTTATACGATATTAGGTCAGGTCTGTATTCTTCAGTACTTATAGTGAAAGTTCCAACTTGGGGGAGTTTTATAAAATTCTCTAGAAAGTAGGAGTTTAGTACGTCAAAATTATCTAACTCGAAAGGCATGAACTTACCTAAATCGTATTTCTCGTTACTTATGTAGTCTGAATTAACGTAAAACATTTACTAACTCCATCTAATCAACTAAAAACATACTTGCAAACTCATCCGCGTATGGAAGTCTTCTTGGCATTACTATAACACTCACTTTTACCCATAGAGGCTTTCCATTAGTACCCACAGTATCTGAGTATGTTAAAACTGGGTTCTTTAAAATCATATTTATAGCCCTGAACCATTTACCTATGGTAACTATAACTGTTCCTTTAGTGGGTTGCTGTGTTAGGGAACTACCTCCTGACTCTGCAAGAGCGTTTGGAACAAACCCCCAGTGGTATTTCACTGTACCTACACTTACTCTTTCTGGAAACGTAGACTCATAAAGACGTAATACTTTTTTCATAGGATTGTCGTCTTTTTTAGTAGCTATTACATAAAATTCAAGTTTAAATTCGGGTATCCTTGTTGCTATGGGTGTTTGCATAGTATCTAATATATTGAGGACTTGTATATCTCCCCCTAATTGCCCTACTAACTTGTTCAAATTTGTAGCATAGTCTCTTCCAAATAGCTTATCCGACCACTCTAAGGAGGTATTTACCTCAAAAGGATTTTCAAGATACCCATAGATAACAGAGTCGTTCTTAGCTGACTTCTCATCTGGAGATTTTCCAGATTCGGGGGGGATTATTAACATAACCCTCAAACTCTCATTATTTATAACTGAATCGTATATATTCATTATCCTAAAACTCCGTGTACATTATACATATCTACCATTGCATGATCCGACTTTGTTTTTCTTTCAGACTTTTGTCTATCTGGAGGAGCACTCGCTACTACTGGACTAGGTGCTGGAGCTATTTTAGTTCCCTGTTCTTTTGGCGGTGTTTTAGGGGGGGCTACTATAACATCTGGTCTTGCTTTAGCTACTAATACTTCTTTTTTCTTAGCATTAGCTACTAACTCTTCATTTTTCTTAACATTCTCATACACTGACTTTGCAATCTGAACGTCAACATGTGCGTTATCGGTTCCCTTATTCTCTATACTTACTTCTGAGAATCTTGGATTCTTTAATGCTTTCTCATAAAGACCTTCAAGAGTTTCTCCAGTCTTAGGGACTATATCGAATTTAGAACCAGACTCATGACCTTTTCCAGAACCTTTTCCAGTATGCTTACTTGCAGACGTACCCATAGCTCCAGAAAGTGTAAATTTAGCTCCTTGCCCTGCGAATTCATTTAATACTGTGGAGGTTCCTTTTTTACCGTAGGCTATATCTTGACTAAACTGACTAGGACGATACCAAGAACTTTTACCCCCTAAACTTTCAAATTCTTTATTCTTGTTGAGAGACTTAGCTAATTTACCCCTCTCTATGTCTCCTGAGGTAATGTCCTCTCCCCTAGAATTTTTTCCAAAAGTAGTTCTTTGAGCTTTATCTTCTGGGTTCGTAGATAAAACTCTCCTATTCCCGTATTGGTCTATTATTTCTTTTCCTCTATGAAATCCAGTTTTGCCTATATCGTATACCTTAGCTCCTACTTCCGTTCCTAGTTTCTCACCTTCTTTTTTCTTACCTACTAAGCCACCTAGAAATCCACCTACTCCCCCCCCTGCCTCAGTGTAAGTTTCTTTCTTTTTAATCGTATTCACGAATTCCTTATCCTTCTTAGCAAGTCCAGCTTGTTCATTAGCATAGTCTATTTTAATTTGTTCAGTTGATTTACCCTCACCTAGAAAAGGAAAAAGAGTCTTAAGGCTATTTGTAAAAATTTGACCTAAATCTAAGTTAGGACCGTATATTTTTCTATTTTCCTCTTTTATCACATCCCCTAATGTATCATTACCCATGCCTCCCAAGATGTTGTTGGTGCCATCTGCCTTGTTATTTTTAACACCTGAATTAAAATCCCACATTTTTTTAACTTGACCAGATTCTAATCTCTTTTGAAATTCTTTAGATGGCTTTAAAGCTCCAAATAGTTTATCAGATAGTCCTAAAGTCATGGAAGATGTGAAACCTTCCGCAAATTTTGTAGGAACACTTAAAGTTTTATCTAAAACATTCCCCTTACCCCTATTGATTTCCTCAGTAGCTCTTGTAACTCCTTCAATACCAGCTAAACCTAACGCTAGTGGTTTAGCTACCATGCCTACCCCCTTTAGAACTGTCATTGTCTTAGCTAGAGGTCCTATGGCACTGCCCAAATTCTTAAAGGTAGCCCAACCTGCATTAGCTGTTAAGGCTGTCATGACAGCCTCAGATATTAAAGGTGCAGATGAAGCTGTTATGGCAGCCACTGGCTTTAGGGGTTCAGGTAGCATCTCTGAAGCACCCACTGCAAGATTTCTTACAGAAGCTGTAGTGGCTTCCCCAGTTCTTTCAGTAACAAATCGTTGTATTCTTTCTGCAAATCCATGCCCTCCTCCACCTTGATTTCCACCTTGATTTCCACCTTGATTTCCACCTTGTCTTTGTTGGTTAGACGTTAAGGAAGTTACCATACCTTGCATAGTAAGGTTAGTAGTATCTAAGGTTCTTCTCAGTCTCGCAAAAGGAGAGAAAGCTGTGGACTGATTTCGACTATATTCCTCTATAGTATTTGATAATTCTTGATTTAACCTGACCCTATCCTCATCAGATATTTTATTGGATCTCAAAACTTCGGATATCAGGGTTTTTAAATCCTCAGATACTGCTATATCTTCCTTAGCATATTCCCTTAAAAAGTCTAATAGATCTAGTTGATAATTCACACTAGCATCACTACTATTTAATAATGTTTTGAAATTATTGAGGACATCCTTGGTAGGAATGCCAACTTTCTCTTTAGTTTCTCTAAGAGATTCCTGCATTCCTTCCAAAAATTTAGATAGGTCTACTTTCTCACCCTTAACTAAATTCTTACCCTTTAAATATTTATCTATAACCTTCTCTAACTTAGAGTCAACCCCGTCCATGAGCTCAAGAAGTTTAAAGAATCCCTTATCATTATATAAGTCTTCTTCTTTCCCCTTCTTAGCTGTAATATTCCCTTTCTCATAAGCAGTCCTCAGGAGTTTATACTGAATAGCCATTTCCTTCATAAGTTTTTCCGTGTTTACATTCCTACTTCTGTCTACAGACTCAGAATATTTCATGAAGTTAGTAAAGTTCTTAGAAAATTCTAAGAATGGGTTTTTAATATTCGGATTTTCAGGTTGACCGTTAGCCATTATCTATTCTCTTCTTTTAGTTTTTTAATTAAAGATCCGTAATGTACTCTGACTTCACTATACAGAAGCTCATTAACATGCCAAGCATCTACTACCCCGTTAGTCGCCAAAAGAAATTTCATCTCGTATAATGACTTCTTCTCCACGAAAGGGTTTGAGAATCTCTACCTCCGAGGAGTCTGTTATTCTTATAGCATACTCTTGACCACAACCTCTACATGTCACATTTATGGGCTTTACTCCATGATATAGAATTCTATTAAGTGTCTCTAACTTATCTACGTCATTCCCCATAGCACTGGATATAATCTCATAGGCTTCCTCGTAACTCCTATTGGTTACTGATTTAGCATACACAGCTAGTACGTCTTTATGTAGATCTTTAGATTGTAACTCCATATAGTCTTTTATCGTAATAAATCCAAAATGTAATTCTTCTCCACATATCACAGTTTTAGCGGGCATCGCCTTCATCTCAACATCTATATACTTTAACTCTGTTAAATCAAAAACAGTTATGTTGGTTGTATCACAGTTGGGGCAGTATGATTTTATGTCTAACATGGACACGCCTAGACTAGCTGTCTTTCGTCTCCACCCTAAGTATAAAGCGTCGTAGAAAGTTAAATCCTCTACTGGCATACCTATTATTTCAACACCTTCTAACATCATATTATACATAGCTATCTCATCCAGATTTGATTGATTTATCTTTAGAATTTCTCCAAAAGAAAAAGGATAGTAATGTATGTTAACTCCATCGGGGTATTGCAAGTTTCCCGAAGGTAGCCATTTTTCTTGATATTTAGGTAAATACTTTCTTGAATTTTCCATCCCTTAAACCCCTTTTCCCCCAATTAAACGGTAAAATCCTCCCTAGGATATATATAAACAACATTGAAATTTACATTCAACTCTTTTAATGTAATATTGGAACCCATTGTTACTTGACAATCCCCTTCTGGGTATACTTCATAACTCGTCATTAGTGTTATCTTCTTATTTGATGATAGTTTAAATACCGTTAGCTTCGTGGTATTTTCATCTAAGGTTCTTATAGAAGTTCCCGTGTAAAATATGTCATTTATCCAGTCTTTTATAGATTTCTCGACAATACAATTCTCGTCATCATATAAAGATACTGTTAATGTAGGTAACTCTATCCCAATGGGAATATTAAAGTTTCCGTACATGGGTAACTTTACTTGCATAGACTTCATTAATGGGATCTTCTCTTGTACTTGATAACAAGGTATGACATTCCCAAGAGCAACATTCCCCGTAAATGGTGATTTTATCCTATCAATAGTTACTAGATAATTAAACCCTAAACCCCAAGCTACGGAACCTATATCAGATATAGATTGGCCTTTGAGATTATTAGATGTAAAACCGTTTGCCAATTTTAAAATCCCTAGTTAGTTACTCCTAAATATAATATAAAATATCCTATACTCGTTAATAAGCACAGGATATTCTTAATAGTGATCTGACCCTAGAGTCGGAGTTGTATCTAGCTCTTACTTCCATAGTATTTCGGGCTTGTACTATTTCAGTTATAGTACATCCATGGTTGTAGGTTAGAAAGTCTACTCTATACTTGGGAGGTTCTTGGGATTTTCTAAATTTTTCTCGAGATAGTTCTAAATCATTTTGATACTTAGCTTCTTTTATCTGCCTCTCTTGGTACTCTATATCTCTTTTTAAAATATCTGATAATCTATCTCGGTATACTGGAATGTAGTTTTCAGTATTCGGGGATACAGAGTCTACCCAAACTATAAATAATATTATTAATATTACCAAACCTATCTGGAATACTAATGATATAATAGACATAAAGACTGTTCCTAAGTTAGTGATTATTTCGTAAAATACGGGGGATTTTATTAATAAACATGTTAAACATAGTACAAATAAAATGGCATATGTCATGGGCTTAGTGTATAAAACATATAGTTTTTCTAAGTAATATATATGTTTTGAGGACACTTCTTGCTCTTCCGTATAATATCCATAATCGTAATTCAACATGGGATTATTCCTTATATTTGTTATATTAACACTATACCAAGAGACAGACTCTTTTACAAGTCTGTCTCTCTATTTTATTAAGATATTGTTACCTTACTAGGTTAGAATGTTAATCAAAATAATCAAATCTCAAAGTAATTTCTGGTTTGATAGTCTCATTCGCACTACCATCTGGGTTTCCTATCGTGTGAGTCTGCATCCAACAATTCACAAGGTTGTATGAAGCCAGATTACCTCCGTCAGCCTTTAACGGGGAAAGTTGTATCTGGCATACGTAATCTTTCTTAGCTTTTTGACCTTCTTCGTTGGGAGTATTTATGAGAGCTGCCCAAGCTTTTATAAACTTCTGTATAATTGCACTATTATTTTCTATAAAAGTTATAGTTATTGGATCATACGTTCTCATGCCAGCTTGATAGACCTTCTTACCATGCATTGTGGTCTCTATCTCTTCTTCGGAAAATTTAGGGTATTCCGAGGAGAGGGCGTATAGATTTAAAAGCCCTCCTAGATACTTATCCAGTCCTGCTGGCACCTTAGAGAATACAATTTTCCACTTGTATAGAACTGCGAAATCCTGTATTCCTACTACATCTGTAATACTTGGTCTGATATCAGACATATTTTTATCTCCTATAACTAATCTAAGTTGTAATCGTAAATCCAGTTCTTGTTATAATGACGGATAAGGTTATAAATTCAGATGTTTTTGTGGGTTGTACATACAAGAATACATTTAATTTATTATTATCTATATCCTCAGCCGTATTATTACTCTCGTCACATACCACAGTATAAGCATAGACTCCTTTTCTAGATTTTATACCATCCATGTAAGACTCTATTCCAGATCTGACAAGAAGTCTTGTCAGAGTATCATTAAACTCGAATAGGAAATCTTCTAGGAATACAGAAACTGCTGGTTCTACCGTGACAAGCATTAGTCTTACATTCAATCTATCTAATGCAGAAGGTCTAGATGATAATGTTTTCTGACCCCATATTGCAATACCCCTTCCATGTAGGAATTTAATTGGGTTTATTCCATTATCATATAATAAGTCAAGTTCTCCCTCTGAGAATCTTCTTTTTACGTCTAGTACGTTAAGCATGCCTCTTCTAGTACCTGCTGGAGCATACCATATTTCGTAATTAGAAGCCGTTTCTGCTATAGCTGCTGCTGCATATCCGTCTGGAGATACGAATATTTTTCTTGAATTAAACCTATCCTGTATCTGAAGATTTGGAGTATATAAAGCTGAATAAGAACTATTTAAGTTTAAATCAGTCTTTCTATATGCCACTATATCTGTCATATAAGTAGAACTATTTTCTGCTGAATACGGAGTGGATAAACATGATACACAATCTTTTCTACTTTGACATAGAGCATCCATAGCCCTTTGATAAGCTACTGTAGTCCAGCCCCCGTCCATTATAATAGTTAGAGGTATTTCATTTTTATTTTGTAGTTTAGATAGTGCTGTTTGCATATGACTATCTGATATCGTTCCACCATCCAAAGCTCCTAGTAGAGATAATGGAGTTGTTTGTTCAATTAATGCTGTATCAGAAGGCACGTCTACGTTATCAATAATGTTAATATAGTTAGAAGAAGTTACTATATCCTCTACGTAAATATTTTGACCGTAGCCGTCTTTAGCCCCAACTACTCTTGAACAAATAAATGTTTCTAGTAAGTCACCTGTTGATTTTTTAAGTACATTTATTTGGAAAGCTCCTTCTTCTTTTACGATGTCTGGGCTTACTGCATAGGTAAATAGGGTTATCTGAATGTCATTAGCCCATGAACCTTGGTTAGATCCTGTTATCAATAACGCATCTGTAACCTCAAATTCATAATTAGTGGGAGTGACTATTGAATTCCTATTAACATGTCCATCTACAGTATCATCCAGTACTTCTTCATTAACTATTATGTCTGTATTTGGGGTATTAAAAGTAGCACTTGCCACAGTGTACACACCGTCGTTTGCAGTAGATCCTTCTATTTTTATAGAATCCCCTATTTTAAATTTTGCAGAAACGTCTCCCGCAATCGAGAAAAATCCAGTACCTGCTCCTGTATTTACGTATGAAATATTCCCCAGATTTACAGATGTTAGACTCGTATTAGAAACTGTTCCCATGATAGCTCCACCATAGGTAGAACCATTGTCAGCTCTAACTACCCATAACTTATTTGTCTTAGATAGATAAGCCAATGCTGAATAGAATGCCATGTCATACCCTACTTCGACCCTCTCATTAGGAGTAAGATACTTTAGTAAATCAGTATCTGATGTCATGAAGAGAGGCTTACCTACTTCTCCTTTAGGAGAACGGACTACAATGCCTCCGTAAACATCTCCCGCAGAAGACGGAACTCTTGTGGATATATCTATTTCTTTTGTAAAAATGTTTGGAGCTGTCATGTGTATATCTCCTAATTAATAACTAATAACTTACCATTCTTAATTCAGAAGGTAACACACCCTCTATGTCTGATTTTTTAACTACATTAAATTGTTCCCTTGGGCTTACTACCTTGAACTCTCCCTTGTACTTTATGACTACGGGGTAGTCAGCTTTAGAGATTATTCTTGCTTCGTACATTCTTATATTCTCCTCTAAGTTTCATCTATATATAATATAAATCTTAGCAATTTATTCTATGATTATTTCTTCATATGGGGTTGTCATGTCGGACGCTGTTACATTGGATACGTCAGCTACCGTTTTAGTTTTATAGTGGATGTGTTTTATGATTTTTTTAGGTAATCCGCCTGTCCCTCCGTTATTTGTCCTAGTTTTATTCATAAGTATCGGATATTGTAAATCCATAGTACTAGTTAAAAAGGTCATCTCTCCCCTATCTAAGGGCTCCAACTTATTAAATTCTGAAAAAGCTATATTAGTCAGGTATGCTTTAGCATCTAATTCCCAAACTCCGTTATTCTTAACAGCTGTGCCATCAACCACTGGACTAGGTATCGAATTAGAAGTAGTTAATGTAGTGTTTCCTCCAGATATTAATACGTTTGTTATTAAATAGCTTCCATTGTTATTTAATGAGTTAAATATCGACACCGTATCCCCAATAGTTACAAAATGATACTCACCTTCAACTTTAAAAGTTTTTAAGATCTGATTAATTTCAGACACACTTCCCATGTCTTGATAAGTTACAGGTACTTCATATGTCGTATCGAGGGTGATACTTCTATCATAACTTACCATGAAATATTCTTCAAAAGACATCAAATATTCTGGATCGTTTGAAACCCATACAACATTAAAAGTACACTGTACATTTTTAATTGTAAATTCTTCTGCTGTTCCAGTATTCATACTAGTTTTAAATGATTGGAACTGTCTTGATTGCTCAGTTATGGGAGACATTATTGACATATTCCACATAGCACATATAAAGGGATCTTCCCTATCCTCATATGATTTATAAGCCATCCTTTTACGAAATCTTTCATCAAATTGTAAGACAGCATCAAAGAAGTAATACTTATCTGTTAGTACGTTTTCCTCAGGACTCATTAAATCCATAAAATTAAAATCTGAATACTGTTTTACATCTTTAAAAAATGAATTTACTATATATTTAAAATACATTTATATACTCTTCCGTTAAGTTAAGGGTCTCAACATTTGTTTAACCATTATAGTATTTCCTGCTGCATTTGGGGTTTCACAACCCGTTATGACGTAATCAGTCTCAGTTTGGAACGACATTTTAGTGGAGCCGAAATAAGCATCTATCCTAGTTCTAGGTGGGAGACGTTGTGCTTCATGTGTTATTATAAAAGGTCTGTCGTCCCCATCCCCAAAGAAGGATTCGAATTGAACCATGTTCCCTCTTAACGCACTACTTTTTATGAAGTTTACTATTAATACTTGCCTATCTCTCTCATTAGGTATTTTTAAATATTTAGGTTTAGCATGATCGTCAAAAAATCTATCCTCTACTACTGGATGGAATATGTCACAAGGTACTCCAAATAAATTTATATACACGTCAAGTATGCCTGGGGTAATAGTCGTGAAGACCTGTAAAAGATCTGTAAGAATACTCAAAGGCAGCCTCCTTTATTAACAAAAGTGGGATAGAGCTATAAATAACCTATCCCTTAATAATTATAATATAAAGATGTGTATATTAATCTTGTTTTTTCTTCCGCTTTTTCTTTTTTATCATGCTTTTATCTTTGTATCGCATGCTACCACCTCGGGAGTCTACACTTCCATAGGCAACTTTAGGTAATTCTCCCAAATCTCCTATGCCACCGTCGAATGAAGCCCCTTCTCCGTCTTCATCTATGTAGTCTTCACATACATGTGCCATGAGTTGAAGAGCTTTTTTTAAATCAGCTATGACTTCTCTAGTTCTCCTAATAACTTCTATGCTTACTTTATCCCGTTGTACTCTAAGCATGTTCTCTAAGTCCTCAATAGAACCCTCTATAAAAGCCTTTATGTTCTTCTCAGTAGTTTCATTTTCATTAACTAGACTTCTACCTTCTTGTACAGATTCAATTATCTTCCTTAATCTATTTAACGACATGTTATTTACCTTTTTTCTTAACGGGTTTATTTGGTTTCTTAACTGGAGCTGCTTGTGGTTTTGGTTGTGGTTTTTTAGCTTTAGCCATTCTATTTAACCTCCTTTCTCTAATTAATCTTCTTTATTGTCTAAGTATACATTTAAAATATAAAATACCTGTTGTTTTAACTCTTCTATGTTATCACCCTTCCTACTTTCCCAGAGGTGGTACAGTCTGATATCTGCATCCTTACATAGGCTTGTTTTTAAATCATGATATCCATTTGGTTTAGTGTCTTTAATGTTTAAATTTATGGTATCTGCTTCGTCTACTTCCCTATGCCAATACCATCCATTATACTCAAAGGCTATTCTCAATTTAGGTATATATAGGTCTATCTCAAAACATCTCCCCGTTACAGGATTCTTTATGAGATTCCAATTATTTGTCTCTACCTCGAAACCTAACGATATAATATAACTGTGTATATCTATCTCATTTTTTGACCTATTCCCCCTACAACAGTGTGGACATATGATACTTTTGGAGAGGGTACTCTTAAATATGTTTCCACATGGGTTATGTTTGAAAGAGTACTCCTTATTACATACATACTTTCCAGATTCTTTCTCAATTCTTCCAGAGTATTCACTTAGTAAAGTATAGTCGTTTTCTAGTAGATATTCCTCCCATCTTAATAAAGCCCTACCCTTAAGTATATTTGTGTGGGTTTCTATTTGTCCACAATAACTTACTCCATACTTTATATTTAAAGTATCTGATATTTGTCTTTTGATAGACTTATTCCTTAAAACACAAGAGACTCCGTATTTTTTAATACAAACCTTCTCTATCTTATCTCTAACTTTCCTACACTGGGACGGGTACTCTACACCTCTTCTTTCTAAGTTAGTGTTCCTTATCTTATTTTTTATATCTTTGGATTGTAGTATGTGAGTTACCCCATATTTAGACATTATAGTAGCATCTATCTTAATCTTTCGTCTAGTATTCCTTATAGAGGGCTCGACCATGCTTAAATTAAATCTCTTAAAGATACGACTCAAAGAGCAATAACTTATATCCAAAGTCTTAGCTATGTCCTTTATGGAAAACTCCCCATTTATGTAGGATACATGGTAAGGTTTCCATATACTCAGATCTCTCTTATCCATAACCCCAAGATTTGTTTTTATATAATCTTTTCCAATTAGGGGGAACTTTAAATTTCTAAATATTCTAATCAATAGACTTCTGCTTATCTTTAGTTGATCTGATAGTTCCTCAGTAGAATTCCCTTTAAGGTATAAAGTATAATAATTCCTCCAGTCCTCTACCGACTCCTTATCAAGTATCCCGAAATTAGTTGTCACATATCTATTTTTCATCAGGTCTGAATTTCTGGTGTAATTTCTCTATAAGTTTTCTAGCTTCTCTTGAAATCTTAGGATCATCTTTTTCGTTCCAAGTTTCTAAATTGGTTAGTGCACGTATAACCTTTTGATACCCATCTTTTCCTTTAGAATCTACTAGATCCGTGTAATGCTTGAAAGGCATCTGCCAAAATTTCTTATCCTCTGGAATCTCTAACAGGTCTGCATGTTTTACTTTTATCTTGACTTTCTCTTTCTCATCCACAACTAAGGACTCTACTAAATTTTTAATTCTTAATATCTGTGATTTTTCCATCCGTTCATTTTCCTTTTTATAATTAATGTCCTCGGGATATTCTGATAGCTCATTACTTAACTCATCTTCCATGTGTTGTTCTTCTGACATCTCTCCTTTGTCTTCCTCAGTTAGTTCGTCCCATGTCGTCCCAGCATAATTACTATCCCCGAAAGGTATTACAAACTTAATCCCCTTATACCTACTATAGTCAGATCTAGCATCTGGTTTAAATATAAAAGTTCTTCTTCTGCCTTGAGGTTCGTAATCCACATGCCCATTTCCAGAGTTCATGGCTGACATATATAGAAAGGACATATCATCCTCTCTACCTTTCCCGTATATGAATGAAGGTTGTTCATAGTTACTAGCTAATTGCTCCAATTTTTTTAAAGGTACTCCCGTAACTAAGAACGAGTTCTCATCTACCCCATTAGAATTACCTTGTAAACTATACATCCTAATGTGCGGAATTTCTTTTAAATCCCTATACAGTCTTTCGGTTCTTTCATTATTCTCTCTATCAGATAGAAGCCTACCGTCTTTATTTTCAGCTGTTATAATACCTATATCCAAGTTTTTACCCGTCTGGCCTCTAAGAATTCTCTCTAAATCTTGAAATACCCTATTATTCAAATTTTTCATATCTAATGGGTCTCCTGTATATTTCTAAATATAATATAAAAAGAGCCCTTTTCAGGACTCTTTATCTCTTAAAGTTATGTTTTTTTAAAATTCTCTCATTATCTCGCATATCTCAAAGGATATACCCTTATCAACGGAGCACTTAGTTTCTTTCTTATTACATACCCCCTCATCGTCTAAGAAAGGACACTTTAAAACTGTTGCAAAAGAAAACTCACACTCTGGACATACGTCATCTACTACTCCTGTACCTCCACATGACGGACAAAAACTCCCCTCTGAACTCATATTAGCTTCCTCCACTTGTCATCTGTTATTTCGAAATCTCTATCTAACTGTTTCTGAGCTTTAATAGAGGACTCCCATGCTTCCTTTAACGTATATATACCCTCTCGTGTTTTAACCCATATATTTGTCTGCCCTATAATATCTTTAATCTGTTCTTTTGTATAATCCATATACCCATACCCCATTTATTAAATAAAAGTGCGTTTTAATTTGCCATCCTCATAGGAAATTGTATATAATCTTGGAGATACTCGCATAGACATAACTTTCTGGGTTTCTTCCCTATGTCTTTTCATACTATCTATAGTGATTTGCATCTCATCTAAGTTATTCATGATTCTTTTTATTTCTTTTTTAATACTTTCAAACATATTCTAATTCCTGTATTAACTGCAAAACCCACAACATTTACAACACGTACATGTCTTATCTTTTAAAGTCCCACATGCAGGACATACATCACCCCTAGAATCCATATTAACTCCTTATTTCTTTGTCCACTATCCTCTTTAACTCATCCATATTATCTTGTTTTCTACTCTCCCACAGATGTACTAGTCTAATCCCAACTTTCTGGCATATTGCGGTTTTATTGTCATGATAGCCATCTTTTTTTATAAAGTTACGCCATCTCTTTTTCTCATCTATAGTAGATTTAGACTCTTCTAGATGGTATATGTACCCATTGTACTCAAAAGCTAACTTAAGTTCTGGAAGGTATATATCAATTTCTAAACCCCTTCTTGTGATAGGATTTGATATCAAATCCCTTCTGGAACATTCAACGAGTATTCCCATTTTTTCTATATAATCTCTTATCTCTAATTCTGGCTTTGATTTAGGAGATGGACGGCATTTAGGGCATTTTGGAAAATTATCAAAACTATCTTTAAATACATTAGAGCATTTTAAACAATTAAACTCATAAACATGCCATCTTATGTAGTTTCCTTGGGTATCCTTATCAAAAACTCCTACATATTCAGATAATAGGTTTAACTCTTGCTCTATTAGTTTCTTATTAGTTATCCTAATCTGTTCAGATATTTTTAATCTTCGTCTATCCTCCCTCCATGAATCTAACTCAGTTATATGGTATACTCCCTTATTTTTAAAAAGAGTAGCTCTAGCTTTCATCTGAACTTCTTTAGTTCCTGAAAGACTCTCCACACCATATTTTCTTAAATTAGATATTTTTGCATGTCTAACTCCTAGGATATTACGTTCAGCGGTGTCTCTTATCTTAATATCAAATGATTTTAATATCCTAGCTAAAGTTGTAGGAGGTACTCCATACGTCTCTCCGAGAGTTTCAATAGACATGCCTTCTGTATATTTGGATATTATAAATTCCCAGTCCGATATGTTAGATTTATCCAGATTACCCATGGTACACGATACTATTTGTTTTCTATTCCCCTTAGGCATCTTAACGAAGTTATGAAATTTAAAAATCTTATTTAAAAGTTTCATACTGATCCCTATGTACTTAGATAACTTGGCTAGGCTTCTATATTCACAACTGACATATTGATTGTAGAAACCTAACCATGCAGTTTTATCCGACATAACAAACTTTCCATGATGAGTTTGTATCTCAAAACTCATAACGTATACCCACTGGTCTGGAGAAGTTCTGAAAATCCACAAACATGCTTACATGCTCCTGATATTAATCTTGGATTTTTGGGTTTACGGGTAGTAGTTAGTCTGTGGTAGGGTTTAGACTTACCTCCAAATTGTAAGCCCTTGATATAGTTAGAGTATGACCAGCAAAAATAATAATCACTACAACTACAACGAATTAAACAAGGTTGGCGTTTCATGTCTATCTTCCTAACCCAGTAATTGACCCCGTTGTATGTAACTTTAAAATGAGTAGCTGTACTATAGTTAGGTTCTGCATTAGAAACTCCCCCATAGGGTTTAGGAGCTGGAGTTGATCCGTGTAGAGCTGTTCCCTGAGGAACTACTCGTGTATTATTTATAGGAACTCCCTCTACTGCTACAGGAGCTACCGCCATGGTAGGTTGAACTATGATCTCCTCCACTATATCACAATCCATAAATAATATATTCGCAAGGTGGACAGAATTCTCAGTTAGTCCCCAGAATGATCCTGTAAATAAAACTGTCTTAGTTCCTACGAAAGGGACTATCTGGTTTACTTGTCTTTTTGGAGAACCGCTGTAGTTTCTCCTCCAAGCTCCTCCCTCTAGAGTAGTGCTCGAAATCCAAAGTTGTTCTAAGGTCATTCTTGCCATTATAAAATTTTCCCTCCCATTGCTTATTTCATGATAACATAAATCTAAAGAATAGTCAACCTCAATTCTTTAGATTTATTAAAGTCTATTTAGTTTCTATCTTAATAAATCTTCTGAAGAAATATCTCCCTGTAATAATTTTCTTTTAGATAGTTTAACTTTTTTGATGACATCATGATTCTTAGTGATATTTACAAAATAAGAATCATTATCTTCATTTGTTACTTCAAGGGCACATCCTCTTTTGGATAAACCACTTCTTAATTTACTTAACATATACTGGGGAGTACTTGACCCTATATCATCTATAAGCATGGCTGCCTGAGGACTAAAACCTATTACAGCACTCTCTACGAGTTCTTTTAGTTTAACTATTCTAGATTCATTTGTCTTGATTGCATCCTTCATGTTAGTGCTCCTACATTTCTCACAAGTTCTTTTATTTGTATCCTTATTTATATTACCACAATCCTTACATTTCCAAATAGGTTGAGATGTTTCTTCTTTAGGTGTACTTGGAGCTGAAACGGTTGGAACTTTTCTACCTGTAATGACTGGTTTAGAGTTTCCATAGGAGTCATACATTTCTTTTTTACTTGAATATGCAACAGCTTCGGCTTGCTTGAGAGCTTCTTCCTTGGTTTCAGGGGAGCTTGAACCGATTTTCCCTGTTTTTCCCCACGAGTCCATGAGTTCCTTAATTATTTCTGATCTACTCTTGCGTTTATCAATTGGCATTCTAATATCTCTCCCTATTCTTCATTCAATCCATAGTATTCTAATAAAATATTTATTGCTGCATCTGAACTCTCTTCATCTGTTATTCCTTTGAAAGCATTCATGGGTAACACGTAAATAATTGGATTTCTTTTACTATCTTTGAAAGGGATAACTGAGCTTCCTTTAAATAATATAAAATAAAATAATCCTGTCTTAGTTCTTTTACCTACAAACTTAACTCCGTATCCAAATTTTTGAAATGAAGGGTATACAAATCTTTTTATAGTACTCAACTCTGATGAAGGTATCCTGTCCTTATTTAGGTTTATATCATACCCATAACTACCCGCTTGATATTTAGCATATACATCATTATAGAAATAATAATTATTAGTATTAACTCTATTTAAGTCGGCATTCTCTCCCTTAAATATCTTATTAAAATGATCTGAAAGTTCGGTATTAACAGTATTTCCTAGTATGTCCGAAGCTCCCGCTAATATGGGAAGACCTGATGCTCTCGCTAGACCTGTCACCACATTTCCAGCTACTTTAGCTAGACCTGTTCCAGCTGCTCTTCCTAGTGCATTACCTACGTCTCCTGCCGATATTTCATTCAGTATATTACAGAGTTTATTTATACGTTTTATCATTTAGTACCTTCATATCTTTCATCGATTAACTTAGTAAGCTTTGGGTATTTTTTATGAAGTAGTTCTAATACTACCCTATCTTTATTCTCATCATATATATCAGATACCTTATTGGTGAGTTCATCAAAAAGTAGGTAATCAAGATTCTTTCTTACCATGGTTTTATACAGAAGTGTTTTAATCGAACCTGTACTTTGAGATATCATCGATTCAAAACCTCCCTCATTCCACGTACAAGCTCTCTCAACTTCCCTTTTTAATATGAAATCTTCTTTAAGAGCTAATTCAATCTCTCTTTTCCTATTCTCATAATATGTATATAATTTCTCATTCATTTTTCTTTTTATCTCAGAACTCGAATATTTTATGAATTTTCTATAACTGGGTGAGAACACTTTTACAAATTCTTCAAAGATATCAAAAGTTTTAAAATAATTAAGTTTTTCTGAATAAAGAATACTTTCTAATTCATCGTCTATCTCATGAAAAGTTTGTTGTATTCTTGCACTAACTTCAACAGGTTGATCTGCATATTCAGTGTAGGAGACTTCTTCTCCATCTAGGGGACTTACGTATTCTTTACCTTTGGCATCTGGAATGGTATACTCACTTATTTCATCTATAAAATGAGTATATTCATGTATGAAAGTGGATACTTTTAGTCTATTAAAATCCTTTCTAACAGCTTCGAGTAGTCTAATTCTATTAACCTTGTTCCATGTTATTTGATCAAAGTTGTAATTAGGTATAGTCATAATTATTAAGGAATTATCTGGATCAAACGCTGCCTGTTGAGGATGTTCAGCTATGTCAGAACCTCCAATATACCTTAGGGTAAATCCTACTTTTATTTTATTCCCTAAATCGTCAGTATACTCTTGGTATAGGCATGGATATTTATTATTTAGCTTCCAGTCTTCATAAAAATTTCTATGTATTACATCTACTCTAACTTGTTCCCAGAGTTCAAGGGCTGACTTTCTTACATCTTTATTATAATGGTAATCTTCATCTATTGCAAGACAACATAGTTCTTTTATCTTATTAATCACTTATCCAACTCTCCTAATATAATATTTATTGTCTCGAATATTTTAATAACTCTTTCATTATCTATACTAGCTTTGTAATGCTTACATCTAACTATATTATCTTTAAATTCTGTTAAGTGTAGTTCTAATTCTATCAGTTTATTACATAGTTCTTGATTATTAGAATGTTGAAGTATTGCAGGAGCCTGAGAAGTTCTTATTTCTTTAATATCCTCTTTGATCTCTTCGTAATATCTTATAAACTTATCTGTTGTAACTTCTCTTTCGTTATCAAAGTCTAGAAAGTTAATCTCTTTTATCAACTCTTCAATACTTAAACTAATATTCTTAGTTTTTTTATAGGATAGGTTCTTATTTATACTAACGTAGTTGAATATAACGCAGAAATTTATCAATATCTTCATTAGATATTCTTTTAGAAGTTGATTATGCATCTTCCTTACCTTATTCCATTGTCTATTCTTTTGCCTACTCATAAATTTATCCACTACAAAGTACCCTATAATCAATTCTAAGAAAAATTGTCCCCATCCAGCTATGAAGTTAGGTAAAAAATCTGAAATTCCCCTAGAGAATCCATAACCTGTTATAGATATACCTAAGATTAAACAAAATATAGCTGATATTATAATCTCTAAGTTCACTTTTAGAATTTCCCTAGGACTACTTACATTTAAAATATAAAAGAATTAAATCCTATTTCTGTTGATGAGATATTCAGACATGTCTTCTATAACCTTTACTTTATCCTTTATAACTAAACCCAATCCTATAAATATTTCTTTTATGTGAGTCTTGTCCAACTTTAGATGAGTCTGCAGATAGTTTAAAGACTTTCCCTCTACAATGTACATGTCATGTGCCCATTTCCAATCATCAATATCCTTTTTATCCAACCAACCCTTAGAGGTATACACTCCGTTCTCAATGACCTTAAAGTTGAAGTATCCAAATTGTTTCTTAACAGCCTTATGACAAACATTTAGTATCTTCCCGAGACTTCTGAAAGTGCTCCCCTCGTTAAAGTACATGTTATAATAAGGTTCCCAATCTTCTTTGCTATGGAGCACTCCTAATGCAGTCTTGAAGTGTTCTGCTCCAGAACCTAGTCTACTCTCTGCCGTGGGGCGTATATTATACAATACAGATTTAGTTATACCTTCGTCCATGTGATACTGTTCCCTATCAAGGAGTCTTTTTTTAAATTCTTTTACATCTTCACTAGGTGCTACATGTTCAATAACTTCCCACTTAAAGTTTTCTTTCCCATGCTTGTTATAAGCATTTTGAAGATAATCGTTACAGTGTTTGTTATTCTCTAAATCCTTAAAGTGCTCATGTTTTCTTTTTCTTAATCTAGAAGAACTTCCTACATAGTATTTATTATCTATTAGATTGGTTATTCTGTATATTCCTGACTCCTTATTTTTATTTAACATATCCTCTCCTTTATATAACTCTAACACATACTACATTTATTATCTAGTGTATCTAATTATAATATAAAGAAATGTTAAAATAAATGTCCGATAAAAGTCGTCAAAATCCCCACTGCCACCAAAAACTGTTACTCTTCAAATATTCTGTTAAATTATCTTCTAGCTGCCTTGCCCTCTCTAGCACTGTATCAGACTGTAAAGAAAATGGAATCCCTGTAGTAGGGTCTAAAGTTGCAGCATATTTTAGGCTTCCTAGAGAATTTAAGAAATCTGCCGTAAACCAAGTTATAAAAGCTAAGTCATGTTCTTCTAAATCTAAGCATGCTATTCTTTTATTCACATAGGTAGGGGTTATATTTCCCTCAGCTAGATCTGTAAGGTATATATAAACTTTCTTAGTAGTTAAGTCTAATGTTCCAGTTCCCATGCTTCCTGAAAGTGTTGCCGTATTCCCTAACCTCGAAATCTCCACCATCTCTGTTGGAGGAATAGTACCGTCTACATGAGTTTTTGTAAGTTTGAAACTGCCCTTTTTGTATGAAGCTTTTATGTAGAAATCTATCTCGTCTTCATCATCCATAGTGTATTGAGGCTCGTCTGTTATAGGAACATGTCCCATTTTGTATTCTCTTCCATAAGATACTACGAAAGGGGAATTGAATAGACTTCTTAATACTCTTGTATTTCTATCGAACGACCAGAGGTTTCTTTTGATAGACGGGGAAATTCTATCCCAGTTATCGTATATTTTATAACGTAGTGCGTACACAGAGAGGGCATCTTTTATATGTATTCCGTCTGAGGTTACTACATAGTTGGCATTCTCTCTTATAGGTCTTTTATTTTGTAACTTCTTAGCCACCCTTATGAAAAGCTTTTCTAATTTATCATCATCCAGTTTTAAAGCTGCTGCTGGGATTAGTAATTGACCTGTTTCGATAAGTATGTTTTCAAGTGCGTTCTCGAAGAGAAGTACCATTTATATATCTCCTATATATTAAATTTATACTTATAACTCCTAGGGAGTTCGTATACTTAAAATATAAAAAAAGACTGCTCTATTTAAGAACAGTCTCGATATTATTTAGTTTTTATCCTTGTCCTACCCTATTAACTTCTCTGCTATACTTTTGAATCCTGCTCTGGAGCTATACTGGACTGATACTGAATCCGCTATTTTCTTAATTATCTCTAGTTTCTTTTCATCTGTTATCTTAAAAGACGTAACTATATTCTGGATAGCTATTTTATTTATGATCAATATTTTTTGAAGAGGTTCTGACTTTATAAGAGGTACCTCTTTAATAATAGAGTCATACAGCTCTTCAATCCTCTTCTCATCATCAACTATAGGAGAGATTATAGAGTTTAACATGCGTCTTATTTTATCTTTAGTTACGTCTATAGGGATACCTGTTCCGTTACTTACAAGGGTTAGTAGTCTGGTTAGATCGTTTACGGCTTTATCCATGACATCTTTAATATCTTTTTCAAGTTTAGATTGTTTCTCTTCAATATGGGCTGCTATATCGTCTACAAGCTCAAGCTTACCATCATATACTAATACTAGTTGCTGTATCTCTGGTAGGAAGAAGTTATCTAGTACTTCATAATGTCCGTAAGGTAATAGATCTACTACATGTGTTGCGAAAGCTAACTTTATAGCTGTGTTTGTTTTGTTTACTAAATAAAGCATTAAAATCTCCTTATTACACTATATATTACTTCTCTTGATCTTTCTCTATAACTTCTTTGGCTGTATTCATGCCTCCCCTTAGAATATGATCAAGTATACTATCTATACTCTTATTAGTTTTACGACTTAACTCTCTTATATATGCAACGTAATTCTTAGGAATCTCTATCTTAAGTAAAACAGTTCCCTGTCTCCTTACTAGTTTCCTATCTCTCTTAGATTTCTTCCAAGTCTTTTTTCCGTTATTCTTTTTCATATCTTAATATCCTTTATTACCTCTATATAAGTATAGCATACCTCATATCAAATTGCAAGTGCCCATGAATACAATTCAATCTCGATTAAGTTTGGACTTTCTTGTTGTAAATAATCTTAATCTGAGTTTATTCTATTACTTCTACTAATTTAACTTTTCCTAAAATTAAACTGTGTTCTTTTGGTTTAGTAACCCAATCCCTATACGAGTTTAAAAAAGTTTCTTGTTGATGTTCATATTTTAATTTAATTTTTCCTATTTTTATAGACGGAGTCTCTTCGATAATATCTGACCAACCCCAAACTCCTGCTATTTTACCTCCACCGTTCTTATTTTCTACAAAGAATTGTTGTTCAGAACTACAATGCAACGAACATATACTTATTTTATTGGGAATAAAGGAGTTCTCCTTACATAATACTAAAATATCAGTTAAGAGTTCCAGTATTCTATTCCGAGCCAATACTTTTAAATCATCCAGACATTCTATTTTTACGCCAAATTTTTCTGAGTAGTGAGAATTAGCAAAGTCAGGTTTTTCTTCAAAATATCTATCTCTTTTCTCTACATAGTATGCAGAATATGCCTTATCTACATAATTGTACATTTTTTCAGATATAAGAATATGATCCTTAAATATTTGTATACTATCATTTTTTATATAATTGACAGTTGTCTTATTTTTGCATTTGGTCATTATCTGGTTCTCCTGTATTGCCTTTATATAAGTATAGCATACTTCGTATTAAATTGCAAGTGTCTATATTAAAGTATCCATATTTGAGTTTACAAACTCTTCAAATAGTGGGTGATTAACTAATCTAATTTTCATATTATCAGAAGATCTTGCTATAGATTTAATTAGTTCTAGTCCAAACTCACATTTGTTATCAAAAGCAGTTTCGAGAATAGTTGTAAATTGAACATCATTTGATTCAGATACTCGAGATACCAATTCAGATATTGTTGTTTCTTGAAGTTTAGTTAAAGCCATGGTGAACCTTCTTTCTTTATTTCTTTAAAATTAAACCTTACCTAATTAGAATAGCACGACAAAAAGATTAAGTCAATACATAGGCTTAATCTTTTTAATATTTCGTTACATTTAATATATGTCCAAAGTGAATTTTATTGTTCCAGAATCATGTAATGGGAATATCTTATTAAGAGCTAATATTTGCTGTTCTGTTAAAAGAGGATCAAATGTTTCAGGAAACAGCTTCTCTAGCTTATATTTCATATACTTCTGCCTATTAGACACATGGTTATTTCTACTATTCAGGTATCTAAGAGAGCCTACATTATAGCATATAAACTTAAATCCATTCTTGTAATAAACAGAGTCTTCGTAATTTGGACACCAATCCCTATACCCAAAGGTAGTTATTACTTTCACATTAATACGATTAACTTTAATATACTTAATACTGTTTTTCAACAGCTTGCTGAATCCTCCGACAATAGAAGTATCCCTCATGTTACAGTACCTAACTAATTCAATACTATCTCCTTTTACTACAAAAGACATAGAGCTTATTAAACTGTCTCCAGAACTATATAATCCAAGTGTAAAGGTACTTGGACAATATCCGTATAAGTGATTATACTTATAGAAAGATTTTTGATCCTCAACAGGTACTTCTCTAACTTCTAGATTTCTAGCATATACTCTAAGGTTATTCAGTCCTAGTATATTTCTTATTCTACTTTTAACTATATCCTTATCCATGTATTCCCATATATGATATAACTGGATGTTATTAGCTAGACATACCTCCGTTTTATTTTTATGATATCCAGAGTCCATAAACTGACCTGAGTGGTAAGTGTTACTATTATACTCAAACCCTATATTAAGCTTAGATATTAGTATGTCTATCTCTTTAAACTTACTAGTATCTCCATTATCATGGTGTAATCGATACTTTTCAGTATTAAACCCTAATTCATCTATAAAATACGAGTAGTCTTTTTCTGGAACAGATATGTTGGCATAGCAAATAGGACATCTTATCTTCCTATCCAGAGAGTCTTGGAATACTCCCCCACATCTTCTATGTTTGAAATTGTATATCTTATAACTCTGAACAATTCCACCCTCTTGTACCCTAGTTCCAGTGTAATCGTCTAGTATTTCATATTCTTCTGAATTAAACCTAGGACTTGTATCTAGGATAACTCTTGCTAGGTGTGAATTTCTTATTTTTTCCCGTACCTCCATGCTCTTAGAGGGTATACCTGAACCGTATTTGATACTACTAGACTCTACTACGGTATTCTTAACCTGATCCCCAGTCTTAGGAGCATATTTATGAAAAGTAAAAGCTCTTCTTAATTGTTTTCTTGATATCTCTAAGTACTCAGATAGTCTTGTCTCTGAGTAGTTTTGAGTTGTGTACATGTTATATACTCCATCCCAAAACGAAGTATCTAATAGCATGTACTTAATTCCACTAGTGCTTTCTATAAAATCTTTCTTTAGCTTGCCTGTTCTTGATTCAGCTGACTTTAATATTAAAAACCCATGCTCTTTAAATATAGAACTTAACATTCTAATATCCATGCCTAGCTCTTTGGATAACTTAACAGTACTTCCGAGTATCAAATACTCATCATACTTAGATGACCAGAAATTCTTATCATCTCTTTCTATATCCCCTACTAAAGTTTTAATAATATTTTTAAGCTTAGCCATGTAAATCTCCTTATATGTTAAGTATAGCATACATACATGAATAATGCAAGTTTATGTAAATAATTAGTTACCTTTAAGATATTGATTCGAAGGTTTTTTATACTCAAAGAGATGTTTGTTATCTTGATATAGATTGTACTTTCTATCAAGATATAAAGTTGAGTTGTCATACAGATAACTCAATATTTTACTGACATCTTTCTTTGATCTATACTGAAAGGTTGAATAGAATTCGTAATGTTTAAGTTTAGTACTAGTCAACCCTAATAGAGACTCCGTGTAATCTTTAATCTGCACTGAGAACTGTTTAGTAGCTATAAATCCACAACCTAGTGAGTCCTGCCTATCCATGTAATAAACTGTTCCATCTCCGTCAAAGAGTCCTCTGAGATAATGTCTTTTTAATTCATCAGATAGATTGTCAAACGTGAAATTATAATCATCTTTATGGGTCTTATCTGGAACTACTCCTAGTTTTATTAAATCTTCACATAGCGAAACATTCGTTAAGTGAAAGTATTCCTTACCTTGGTAAAGTTTTAGGCTTGCATTGAATATTTTATTTATTTTTTCAAGATGTGATCTGTCTGAAGGTTTTAATCCTATTGTTAATCTTGAATGTATCTTGTTATTAGACACACTCCCATCAGCCACTATGAATCCTAACCAGTATGCTTTTTCTTCCATGTTTATGTTCTTGAAGAAATCTACGTTCGTGTATCTTAGGCTGTTAACACTTCTATTTCTTTGACCCTCTGCTAGTGTCCTAAGTACAATGCCATTCTTTTTTAATATTCTAGCTATTTGATTACAGGATAATCCTGCTCTTCTACCTATAACATGGCAACCTAGCATGTCTTCTATGTATAGTCTTATTATTTCTTCTACTTCTATTTTCATCATAAACATATTATAGCATATATGGAAGGACATGTCAACACTCAAATAAAAAGAAGAGGGTATTAACCCTCTTCTTTACTAACTATTAGACTTTGAAATCGTTATACTAAGCCACCTATCTCTATCTTAGTGATAAAGCGATTGACGACGACTCTCATAGCCGACCATACAGCCGCAAATGCCTGATGCTTCATTACATTGTTAAGGACTGGTAAAGAGCCATTAACAACAAGAGGCATGTATGGGCAATATACTGCGGGTGCGTCGAAATTTCCTGTTCCCTTGTAAATGCAATAAACATCACTGTCTCCAACTACGTCGATTGCTCTGATAACAGGTGTGTTTTTGTTGTACATACCATACAAAGTAGGTCCAGAAGATGCGAATCCTATTTTCTCGAATACTCCACCTAATTGGTCGAATAGTTGAGAAGCTTTAGCTCCACATACAATAGCAGTAACTTGACCTCTACCGGCTGCTCTGTAGATTTTAGACTCAGCTTCAGAGATTCTGTTTCTAAATGCCATTTTGTGTTCTACTTCGGAGATGCCAGCGTCATGTGCAGAGTTCCATACGATAGGAGTACCAAAAGAAGCAGCAGCCATTCTTGAGATAAGAGTATTACCTAATTCAGCGTTTATCTCTTGAGTTAGGTCATTGATCATCTCAGTTTCGCCTTCTTTTCCAAAGGTTTTCTTTAATTCGTACATTTTCATCATACCCATTTCGGATCTGATAGCAAACAACTCGGCTCTTACATCTGTAGAATCGTACCCAGATTGTACAGTTGGGAGGTTGCCACTTTCTTCAAAGTCTGTTGCAAATTCAGCTGATGCTGTTTCAGTACCGTCAATTACTGGAATGAATTCTACTGTGCAAAGACCTGTTGAATAGTTGATGATACCTGTTGCAAGAGCTCCGCCTGATGGAACTAAATTACCCTCGCCGTCATCTATCAATTTCTGAGTCGGATATTTAGAAAGTTTGATAGTTACTTGTCTTTCTCTAACAGGAGCGGGAGTTAAGTTGAAGTTGTAAATTTGTTGTCCTGCATTAAGTAAGCCTAAGTTTTGAACAACATGCTCTCCTGCGAAACCTACTGCTTGAACTTCTGGAGCTTCTGTTGCGTTTCTTAAGATTTGACCAGTTGTAACAGTACCTCTAGTTGTTCTAGCTTTGATTTGTTTGAAATATACTAAACCTTGTTGAGAGGGGATAGGTTGAACTGATGATAAAAGAGGTATAATTGATGCTGCATAGTTAGCTGTGATAACATCGTAAGCATATTTAGGAAGTTGTCCTAAATCTCGTATAGTACCAATTTCGTTTACCATTCTCTTGTATTGTTCAAACTGTCTAAATTGTTTTCCCAAAATTACAACGTCAGTATTTGAAATAGGTCTGACTTTTGCAAGAGGGGAATCCTCCAACGCATCAAAATAAGGTTTGTATTGAGGAACTTTTAGAAAGGCATCCGCCAACCTGTATCCTTTGTCTTCAGATTTGTTACTTCTCATCTGTAAATTCTCTCCTGTGTTTCTTCTCTAGTACGTATTTACATATTGTTAAATAATTGTCTATTTATAATATAAAGATTACTATTTATTACCTCTCATATGACTTCTGAACATCTCACTAATTAAGGATGTTTCTTTTAATCTTGAAGGTTTTGACTCAGTTATTATTTCTTTTCTAGGAGCTGTCTTCTCTTCCTTGATAACTGCTTTATTTGTTTTGTTTACTTCCTCCAATATTCTAGTTGTTTCTTTTTCTCCTATAGTTTCTAGTAAAGTTTTTACGTATTCGGCAGGTGTCCTGTATGCTTTAGATATTCTCATTACTGAATCATCTAACTTCTCTTGTTTGTTTTTTTCAAGCATTGCTTTGGATAAACTTACTATCTCTGTTATTTCTTCTAAAGTTCCAAGTTTAGCGTACTCTTCGAGTAACTCTTCTACCATTGGGATAGTTTCATCTAAGTCTGCCACTGAACCAAATTTTTTGTATTCTCTGGCTTCTTTGATAGATTTAGATATTTGTTCAGGCTTTCCTAATTTAGAGTAAGCTTCTAAAAGATTAGTAGATTCGTCAATGCTCTCTTTAATCTCTTTAGCTTCTCCTATAAGTTTGTAAGCTTCCAAATCCTCCTTAATAACGCTGAATTCTTTTGTAGACTCAGTTATGTTTTTAATCTCTTCCTTAGCTTTACTTAATTCCTCTTGAATAGATTCTAACACTAGAACTTTTGCATTCAAATCTGCATTTTTAGATTCTAGTACTGCAAAATCCTCTCTTAACTTAGTATAAGCTTCATTTACAGATGCTTTTTCTTTGTTCATGTACTCTAATAGTTCTTTTCCTAATTCCATGTTTTCGGTCTCCATTTTTTCTTTAATCTTGCTAACACTCTCTAATAATGCTGGGTTAGTTTCTAAGAAACCTGGATTTATTACGAAATCAAAGGTTTCTAGACAATAACCATTTTCATCTACAATAGGCATTCCGTTATATTCTTCGTCTTGTTTATAATCTCCTGAAGCTCTTGACGATGTTTTTATCTTACACCCAGCTTTCATAAGCATGTATAGGTTTTTTCCAGCAGGAGTTCCTAATATTAAAGCTTGACCCATTCCCATTCCAGTATCTTCAGCAATCCATAGATTAGTAACTATGTGGGATACTCTTCCCTCAGATATGTCCTCCTCATTAACTTCCCTATCATAGTGTCCGATAGTTCCCATAAGTAGTCGGCTACTCATTCGTTCCCCAAAACCAGGTTGTTGTAGTACTGATTCCCAAAATGTCTTAGGATAGTATCTTTCATTACGAGAGACTCCATTAGGTACAAAGAATACTCCTTCAACTAGAGCAAGTATATTCTTACCGTCCACTACTGACTTCTGTTGACCTTCATTTAGATAATCTTCTTTTAGACTCCATTTATTATCAGGTACGTCCCATAAGGCATTTATCATTTTTTTAGGTTGAGCCATTGTTTATACTCCGAATCTGATTACTTTAATGTAGGTTACTAAGTGTGAAGTTTCTTTCACTCTCCATGAGGATAGTTTGTAAAGATTTAAAACTCGGGTATTGTGAGGTTCTAAACTTTTTAAATCATCCACAAACTCCTTGAAAGCTTCGTTATCTTTTAATGTTGATAATACTAATTGTTCTATGTCCTTATCTTCACCTAATGCTTTTTTGTCTACTACTATCTTAATTGTTATTGTGCCCTTTTCATCATTAGGTATTATCTCCCAACCAAATGGGGTTGTCTTTCTGAGTTCATATCTATGATGATTCAGTGCAAGTCCTACAAAGTCACTCTCTATATCTATGTCTCCAGTATCTAATCTTTCAACTATTTTTAAGTCTCTAACTCTCATAGATTGTCTTCTTTTAAGATTAGCACTCGGAGTCCTTGAGTGAACCCTAGCTTTTATTAGATTAGCATCTCTTTTAGGGTCTTTAACTTGATGTCTGAGGTCTTTATAATCCGTATTTCTAGTGGTAACTACCTTTCCACCTCTTACATTTTTATCAAAAAGTTTTTCTTCCAGATTTTCTTCGTCATCCTCATCGTCTTCGGAATATCTTTTCTTCTCGATATGTCTATCAGCTACTAGCTCTAGAGCTACCCCTCCGCCTTCACTGACAAGATATTCCATCAACCTTTTTATATTTTTAATCATTATAACTACCTAATCTAAAAGATCACTCATCCCTACATCGAGAAAGTCTAATCTTGACTCATGCATGCTACTAAACTCTTCTTTGTCGTGGAGGTTATACTTGGAATTGTATGCGTTTTCCATAATAGCCGAGCCTACATTTAAGAAGTCATCCATGACAGATTCATTTTGGTCTTCGTCTTCATAATTATCTTCGTACTCTTCTTCAGACTCTTCGCCTTCTTCAGACTCATTGTCCTCTCTATACTCGTCTTCACCCTCTTCGTACTCGTCTTCACCCTCTTCGTACTCGTCTTCGTCGCCATAGTCTAAATCTTCTACGAATTGAGACAAAGTATCTAAGTCTATTTCATTCTCAACTACCATTTTTAGAAAGCCTGCGATAGAGTTTTGAGTTTCTTCGTCCACAGCGTTAAAATTAGATTTTAATACATGTAGACCATGTATGTCATCAGCTTCTCCGTCACCGTCAAGGTCAATGCCTTCCTCATCTTCGTCTTCATACTCTTCTGTATCCTCATTATCCGAGTCTGCGTAGTCGTCTAAGTCTTCATCGTCTTCTTTGTATCTATCTTCATCTTCTACTACGTCTTCGATATCAAGTTTTTCTTCTTTTTTAGACTTCTCGGGTTTGTAATTTCCAACAGATGCTCTAAGTTCTTCTAATAATCTCTTGTTGTCCATGTTTAACCTCTCCAAATTTATAATGTATGCTAACTTATAGTTATGAATAAAATCTCTAATTATAATATAAACATAGGGATAGCTTACTCTATCATTTTTGAAAGAATAAGCTATCCTTTAACTCTTTTGAAGTAACTCTAAATTAAATTGACCAATAGTTTACCACTCGAGGTATAATAGTTGGCGGTACCTCAGTTCCTAAGATTTATTTACTAGAATACGTCCCCAATACTTACCTCAGCCCCTCCTTTTGGGGCTGTTGCTGCTGGTTGAGTAGGTGTTTGTGGAGTTACTGGTGTTGTAGGTTGTTTAGGTGTAGTCATAGGAGGGGTTGACGGTGGAGTTGCTGACCCAGTTGATAAATTACTTCCCGATACTGAAGTTCCTCCTACTGGTTTTCTTGTTGTGGTCGGAGGGGGTGCTTCTCCCCCCTTAGGCATGTTAAATGATTTTCCTTTATCCTTATTATAAAGTTTTAAAGCTCCTTCTATGTGAGGGAATGATGACGTAAACATGTTAAAGATACCTATTATCTTATCATTATCCACTTCTACTTGGAATTGATCGGATGCAGATACTTCCCCTAGTAGGTTAAAACAATCCCTTAGAGCTGTCATTGTGGCTACCATTACATCTATATCATCTAGTATATCTAGGTTTGTAACAGACTTAAACTTAACTTTAATATTGTTCTTAATAGGGAAGTGATTTCCAGTATGTATTAAATGTTTGTATATTAAATTCTTAATTCCTTCCCCAAAGCTAGTTTGAATTCCTACTAATTTTCTAGCATATGCGGAATAAACTTTTAACATGTCAGTTTTTCCTAAAAGTTGATCTCCGTACGATAAATAGAACGAAGGAACTCCCATAGACATGGCTATTCCTTTTCGTATATCATTTATTCTATTATTCAAGTCTGAATTATCATAATCAAACCTTATCTGGGTGATAGCTCCTTTACCGTCAGCATGATTTGGGATTACTTTTATCCTTGAAGCTGATTGCAGTGAGTCGGCTACTGACATATTGTCGGTATAAGTTGCTTCTGTATTTATATCATTCAAATAGTTTTCATACTTATCTATAATATCTGTAATATATTGGTTATCTGTATCCGCTGGTATATCAACGGAGACTAAAATTGGAGCCATAACTCTCTTGAGTTCCATGGCAAGACTTGTAGTCTCCAATGTTTGTAATTTTTTAATTGAAGTAAGTACTGGGTATATTACAGACTTACCCATTCGAATACTCTTAGGTAAATTCTGAATATCGTCTGGAAGTTCTACTTTAACTCTTATCTTACTACCATCTAATACGAAGTGAGATAACTCATGACAGTCCAATAATTCAAATTTACCGATTTTAGGGTTATGTCTCATGAAACTACTGAGTTCCCTGCCTTTATAAAGTCCCATACAGTTCTCAGTATCACAATCATCTATTATTTCAACAATTCCTTGACCTTGTACCACCTTAGTCCTTAAAAAATATTCTCCTTCTAGCATCCAATCAGGTACTATATCTCTTGCGAGTCCAGCTATGTCATGTTTCTTGCAAAATTTATCTATTTCTTTCTGAACTCTTTCATCTATTCTTGAATCTTTTCCAGAGTCTCCACAATACTCTACAGATAGGAAGCTATCATCAGATATGCTACTAAAAGCGTCATTAACTAAATTAGCTAAGAGAGCTTGAACAAGTTCACTCTCGTTAGTTTTTCTTAACTGTTGGATTAGGGTTCCTCTATTCTCTAAAGTAGTAGATAATTGTCTTAAAATTTGACCTAAAGCATTCTGTCTTGAAAAAGTACTGCCATTACTCCCCCACCCTCCCCCAGTACCATAAGCATTTGTTATATCAAAAACTTTAGTACTATCTGCAGGGATGTCGTAGTGTGACGTCATTCCTTTAAAAAATGACATGGTGTTATTATATCCAGCTTGATTTAAACTAGAGTCGAAACCTCCGCCAGTAAAACTCATACATTATCCTCCATATACCCTCGTATATAATATAAATTTAGAAGCCTAAAGTCTTATTAAAACCTTCTCTCTTTTGTTTATTTTGAGCTTCTTTCATCAAATTTCCTATATGTCCTTGTATCTGAGGAGGACCTTCATTTTTACTTACTATTCCTTCATAAACATTCTGAAGATTCATGTACTCACAAGAATTTAAGCAAGACCAAACACCTCCCGTAACCGAGTCACTTAAATCTTTTGAATTGTGTACAAATATTCCATTATCCAACGCAAAATTATTCGTGGATGGGACAGTTATATCGTAGACATCTTCGGTTACGTCTAGTTCTATTACGGATACTCTGACTACTTTATGATTATACTCTGGAAGTATGTCTAACTTACCCAACCTTACTAAGTAGTTAGTTAACTTTTTAGGAGAAAGACCAGTAACCCTAAGTATTTCTTCTAAGGGCATGCCTCTAAGTTTTTCTGAGTTTATTTGAAAGGTACTCGAGTCTATTCTCTTAGCCCACGATTTTACATAACCTCCTGCAACATGCATAGCATGTTGATAGCTAAGGATATACTCTTTCCATGGCTCTTTTCTCTGTTTAGCTAGTTCGTCAAAATATTCTTTCTGACCATCTCTCATCGTCTGTTGTTGATATTCCCAAACTTCTGCTTTTCTAGCTTTCCCTTCACTACTTTTCCAGTATATTTCATTTAGTTTTTTACCTGCAATCTTATTCCTAGCTATGATATTTTCATTAGTTAATCTCATATTTAAAATGTCTTGTCTATATTTATCAGTTTTCATGTACTCTTGCCTATCCAATTTAATTTTAAGTCTGTCATCTCTCCTCTTTGAGTTATCTGGATTAGCCCAATAGTTCTTTTTAAAAGAAGCTACTCTCTTATCCGTGTGGAGTCTCCCTAGTCCACTCAGAAAGGCATGTCTTCTAGTGTGATCTGATATGCTCATTATTTCTAAATTTTCTGGAGAATTATCACTTGGTTTGAAATTCCTATGATGTACTACTTCGTCCTTAGCTAAGGTATGCTGATAGTGATAGGATGCTACTAATCTATGGATAAAATTGTATCTTCCTGTTTTATTATTCTTAATTTGAAAATACCTACCTACGCCTCCACTCCTATATTTGTAATTTTGCTCTTTAATGTATATAGGCATTAGAGAATCCTTAGGTTCTAAGTATTGAGCTTGTTTATAAGATCCATCCCTCATCATAAATAAATGCTCAGGGGTGCATCTTATAGGATCTCTCTCATCATCTAGGCAGACTTCTACTAGACAGGAGACTTCTTTTGTCTTATGAGCGTTATATGCCTTGGCTGGAACGATAGTTCCATCAGGCAGGCATCCATATACCCAAAACTCATTAGAAGTTCCTAAATCAGATAACTCTTTAAAACTCTTCGAGGTTCCATCTAATAGTTTTATTTGAGTATCTCCCGTGAAACAGCTGTTTGCGAGGTGATCTACTTTTTTAGTGAGCTCTCTAAGACCCAAAAGTTCTTTTATTAGAAACTCATTTTTAACTCCAATTATTTTATTATTATTTACCAACTCTTTTAAAGCGTAATATGGATCTTTAGTTCTATCTACTGATAAATATGCTGTAGTAGTTCCGTGCAATCTTAAGAATTGTCTCATTACATCTCCTTGGAACATATCTGAGCTTACTACCTTTATAGGGTATCCTAACTTCTTTAATAAAAATATAAAGTCCATTACTTTGTATATGTTAATCTCTTCCCCTTTACGGGCTTCTATAGCTACTGCAAAATCAACATAAAACATTCTTTCTTTTCTTTTAAAGCTTGGCATGTTTATATCAGTTTTATAAAGATCAAAGTCTTCTAGAGTACTGTATACCGCAGATATTCCAAATTTATCCTTTTTTGTCGCAGCATCTAAGTGTATAAATCTATAACATTGTGGATTTAGGGGTTTCTTGAAGTAATCTAGGCTTGTAACATAATTTTCTAACTTATCTAATGGATCATTAAAAGACATGCTTATGACATCACTCTTAAATCTATTAGGGTTTACGAATAGACTTACTAACTGCTTCTTAGATTTGAATAGGGATATGTCAGCTCTTATTCTTCTTCCTGCAATATCCCTTACAGCTCTGGATATGTTTAAATCAAATTCCCTATAGTATTCCATAGGTACTTCTATTGCCAAAGCCTTTATATCCTCAGGTACTTTATCCTCTTCACGAATAATGCATGGTTCTTTTTTATCGTCTCCTAAGAATACCTTAAATTTATCCCCTAAGTAGTCCCCCTTGACTTCCCACAGACTTATGTTGTCGAAATATATACCATACTGATTACTTTGCATCTCTTCTATGGCAGTATTTAGATAGTCTTGTTCGTCTATTGGGGAACTTACCATCCATAGAACTCCTGGTATGAACTCCCCTAAGTGTATAAATCTTGATTTCTTTCTTCCAGTAAATCCCATGTGTAAATCTTTTACTTTTGCTATGGCATCTTTACCTTGAAAAAAGGATACCTCATCCATGAGACCGCAGAAAGTCAATTTTCCTATCAAGTGGTCCATTTTTGAACCTGTATGTACTGTTATGTTGTCTCCTATATGGATTCCCTCCTCAGATACTGAGGATCTAGCTTTTGGAGTTGCTTTTACATCCTTGAAAAATGGAGAAGTGTTTATCATGCCCAACAGTTTTCCAAAAGCTACTGAAGTCCCTTGAGCATGGGTAGGGGCTATTAATGCAAACGAAAATTTATCGGTTCCCTTTGTTATGGAGTAAAATTCATATGGATTTTTAAGGCATAGTAGCTTATACATCTCATAAACCATAGATATTATAGCACATGTTGTGTTATGAGTTACTGTAAAATCTCCTAATAGGTATAAATGATTACAGTCCAGAGTAAACCCATAGTAATCCCCCTCCCCTAGAAAATTTAATGTAAAGTCGGTTTCTAATAGGCCGTCTCTAGTTGATATACTGTCCATCCTAAAGTCTGAGGGTACTCTGGAGAAATCTCCAGATATGTCTACGTAGTACCCTGTAGATGTAAAATAAGTATCCTTTTCCAATTTAGCTGAAAAGCCTAGGGATCTACTCAAATATACTATATCTTCTGCTAATACTAAGTTTTTAACTGTAACTGATAGAATATCTTGATCTGGATATCTGAGATCTAATTCTGAGGAATCTAAGATACCCGCTAAAAGTTTCAATCTATTCTCTTCTGAATTGACTAAGTACTCTTTAGGTATTGAACTATCCCCTGATGTTACTGATTTATATATATGATAGGATGTTGGAAACTCTTCTGGATTATACATAAGAGTGTCCTCTGAGGATTCCGATCCTAACCAACGACCGTAAGTATATGCACCTATAGTTAAGGGCTCTTCTGAATAGTGGACAGCTTTTCTGTACAATTTATTGACTGTTTTAAAGTTATCGTCTTTTTCTAAGTACTCTGATACCGAGATATTGGTTATACTGCCATGATATCTATCTTTTAAACTAAGAATATGAGATTTATTGCAAGTAAAGGAATCCCCATTATCAGAAGGGACGACTTCGTACATATCCTCTCGACCTCTGGCTAATGAAAGAACTCTTCTAGGTGTGGAGTCGTCTCCCATTAATAAGTCCCCTATTTTAACACTCTCTACTCTCTTGATAGAGCCGTCGAACATTAAAATACGAGTTCCTTTTCCTAAGCACTTACCCACCCCTATTGCGGTGGATAGGGCTATCTCATTATACATATTTAAGCAAGGGTGGGGATGTATCTGTTTTAATAAATCTATCCACAGGGGATAGATATTATCACCCAAGGAGTTTCCTAAATAGTATGGGTCTCTTATAAAAGTTTCTATATCCACGGGCTTGGTCTTGTAACAATTAGTTGTCAACTCGTAGATGACTTCTCCCATCTCGTATACAGATAGGTCAGGGTCGCTTGTTAGTATTTCGCTTACATAGTCAAGAGTATCATGATAGCTCATTATCTCCACTTACTCCGTCTTCTTCTCGTTTAATTTGAGTCTGGGCTTCTTTAGCTCTAGCTCTTATTTCGTTAACCACTCTACGAATTCTAGTATCTTGAGGCATGCCTCCCTGAGTTTCTTCTTTTTGTTTTTCAAAATAAGTTCTAAGTAATTCATTCTTTGTCGCAGACTCATAAAGTTTAGCGTAAAAAGACAAGGATACATTCTTGTCTTTTAACATTATCTCATAAAACTTAAAAAAATCTTTTACGTCTAGTCCGAATATAAATTCATCTGAGAATGCAAGTTTCTCTAATTTCTTTATTATCCTATTACACTTCTTAAGATGTTTAAACTCCCCAGCTACCAAATCCATGAACTTATCTGGAGATATACTCTGGGAAGTTAATTTTCTTTTCCTATCAGATGATATTTGTACTTGATTTATAAGTATTTTTCCATCTTCTTCTGGAGCATTTGACATGTTACCTCCCAACCTTCTAAATTATAATATAAAGAAACAGTAGGTCATATTTCGAAAGTAAATGAGTCATCGTCGATCTGGTCTAACATGGCTTTGTAGATCTCCAAATCTTTTTGTTTTGTTATAACCTTATCTGGATTTCTGGTCAATTTAGTATATATGTCATCAGCGTTCGTAAATAATTTTAAAAGTCTGTCTGATTTAGGAATACTTATTTTCTTACCACTTAGCATGAAAAATATGTAAAAGGTATCTTCTTTGTATTTTTTATAAAACTGATACAAATAAGATATGTCTATATTTAATGATTTTGATAAGTAGAATAGTACACAAGTACTTCTATTTATAGGTATATTTAGAGTAGTTGACTTGACTGTTTCCATATATTCCATAGTAAATCCCTCTTCACTGCTTCTATCTTATGTATGTTATTAAAATCTTTATTGCTAAGCTCTTTCATATTTGAGTATACATTCAATAGGTCACAATAATACTCTACTTCATCTAACTCATTCTCACATTTAAGGCTAGTACAGTACTCCTCTACATTACCTAAGTCTTCATCTTCCTCATCTGAGGACTCGTCTGGAGATGAATAGGATGACCTCTGTAACTCTTCCCTATCTATGTATTCAAAATTTAAACTGATAGGGTCTGGGTGGTTCTGGAGTTTATAGTTAACCTTGGTAGTGTAGTTTCTTACTACGGCTCTTATAAAAGTGCCTAGATTTCCTTTAAGGGGATCATAATTCTTAGTAACTTTTTCATATATATCTATAAAACAATCATTTATATTATCTTCCCCGAACTGGTTTTGCCATAAAAACTTATTAAGTAAACTTTTTACATAGGCTATTGCCTGATCGTAAAATACTTTATCATACAATTTACCTGCTTCGTAGATATCTTGTAATTTTTTATAATTACCATAAAGTTTCGGGGTAACTCCAGTTTTTCTACTTGCCTTAGCCTTCTTTCGGGCTTCCGATCTTTTATAGGAAGCCACTGATTTTCTATAAGCTTCATTATCGAAGAGATCGGGCTCATTTCCTAATCTAATAACATTCATAATGGAAAACCCCTAATCATTCAAATTAAAATTCCTACCTTCTATAACTTGTCCATCCTTAAGATTCATTTTCTTAGTAGAACCAGAGTTTTCGACTGGAGAGGTTAACTTCTTGCAAGCACACTCCTTACCACATCTACAACACTTACTCTTATCACAAGAGCATCTCTCATCTTTCATAACTAATCTCCTAATATACTTCTATAAAATCTTGAACATATGTAATAACAGGTAATTTATTGGTAAACTTTAAAATACTAAATAGAATATCTCTCTTGAATTTAACTTTTGAAGAGTAACTTGTTAGTGTATTTATAAAGGATACTAGTATCTCGGAGAGTTCAGACATGTTATCTATATTTAGTTCCTCTTTGTCTATGTACTTTCTAACTTTCTTAGAGATACTTCTATTTAAAGTCTTATCTTTTTCGAATAGGAGTAGAGATTCTATACATGATGTTGAGTCTGTTGTAATTCCTTCAAGAGTGCCTATTAGAGTATCAAGATTAGTCTTCTTAATGGCTTCAAGTATATCTTGGAGGTAACGGTTATTGACTGTTTCAGGGAGTTCCTTAGCTTTAAGCTTAATTTGAGTATCTGGAATAATTAACTCTATCGGTAGTCCGTCTTCATTTAATTCAGAGGTTGCTTTGTAGAATCCTGCATTTATGATCATAGGTTTTGAGAATAAGACGGGGTAATCTATGAACAAACCTAGGTAACTTTTACCCTCTATTAGTTTATCAACATCATCAAACTTTTCTGAAAACATAAAATATCTAATGTATCCAGATTTTAAGTCCTCTTCCAAGAACATCCAATCCTCGTTAATATTTGATCTATCAATGGAGTCTAGTATAGAAGTCCTATCTCCTAAAGATACATATTCAACTATATCATTGCGGACTAGGAGTATTAAATCCTTATTACAAGTCATAGAGTTTTTTTGATTTACTAAAAGCTCCATTCTAGTCTCGTCAGGTTGTTTTAAGAAATATGTTTCGGGTATTTTCAATGCTTTTAAAAATGAAGACACTCCCGCATTTGTCATTTTGTAAGGGTAGTACTTTTCAAAAAACATGTCCAAGTCTTGTAAAGCTAAGATATAGACATCTCCTTTTAAAAAGTCATTTTTTAATAATTCCACAGCCATCTCCCCCTAACAATTTTAATGAAGAATCTAGTATACTCAGATAGTCTAACTCTCCATAACTATTCTCTAAATACTCAGCACAATCTTTATGATTAGGTTTTACTATTCTACATGATATGCCGTTCTCGTCCAAACTCTTGGAGTCCAATTTTGACATCCTTAAGCCCGTCTCATCATTATCATATGATAGTATTACCTTATTTGTCATTCTTTTCAGGATTTCCATGTTCGCTGTCGAAATACTAGAAGTGTTCAGGGATAGTACATACTTATAGTGTTGTTTTAGGTATATTGCATCCTTGACCCCCTCACATAGAACTATTGGATATTCTGATTGATAGTCCTTAAAGTCCTCCCATCCGAACAGTGGGGAAGGTTTTTTAGGTTCGAAGATAATTCTATATTCCTTAAATGAAACGCCTCTGAGTATAAACCCTACTATCTTCTGAGTACACGTAGCTATTGGAATCATTAGAAATTCTGGATGTCTTTCCGTAAAGGGATATAGTTCCTTCCTAGGATATATTTCCTCGAGTCTGAGTTGAGTATTAACAAGGGTTACTTGTAACCTTCCTGTCTTTAAAGAGAATGTTCTAAAGTTTATGTCAGAATCTCTACGTATCTTGGATATAGGAATAGACTTTAAGTATAATTTTATAAAATCTTTTAGCATCCTAAACCCTCTCTCAGATATCTTTTGAATTTGGAGGTAATCAGACTTAATCTTCTCGTTTCCAACGCCTCTAGTGAGACGGCTTCTCGTACTTGGCACTGACTACTTGACTTGACACCCATTCGGGGAATGTTCTCCCTTAAATCAGGGAGTGTTGAACTAACATTTATACTACGATAAATATTATTACAACTATTATGGTTATTATTATTAGTATTACTAGTTTTCAGCTTCATATTCATATTAATTTCAAATTTATAACTTGAGGGTAGCGTTATGCCCCATCTTACTATGTACTTGCACCGATAGTAATTCCTTCTCAGGGGACACATTCTCAAGAGTCGCCTCGTCATATCCCCACCTATGTGGTATTCTTAGGAGGATTTTTCAGTCTTTTTTAAGGACTAGGGTCTCCGTCCAGTAGTCGTGAGTCAAGTCCATTGGAGAAGGGGACTATTCTGACTGACGAGCCTTTATAGGAGTGGGAATTTAAAAGCATCCCTCGCTAAGTTGATTTCACCCTGCTTTGCGTTAACTTGAATTACTTTAAGAAGTTCGTCAACAATTTAAAGTAACCTATATTCAGTATAGCATACTATTTACCCATTGTCAAGGCCTATTCATATTTTTATTTAAAGTTTCTAGGTATTCCCTCATGTTAATATATATATAATAAGAAAGACTAGTATATACATGGGTATTCGTTTTTTCTAGGGTACTAACATTTATACTACGATAAATATTATTACAACTATTATGGTTATTATTATTAGTATTACTGTGGAAACTAGAGAGTAACTTTGAAATAAGGAGTTTGATAAACCCCTAAATCACCGTGTAGGTGTAACTTGTAGTTACCTCTATTGCTTAATCTCTTAACGAGATAATTACTGACATTATTATCTTTTAACTCTTTAAATAAATCAGTTACAAACTCTGATTCTAAAATATCATCCAAAGATACTGATTTTTTAATACTACTTACTTTAAAAATCAGGGATATGGAATTCCCACTTCTGTCAAAATCAAAACATGTCCTGTATACTTTTTTAAATGTCTTATCTTTTTTAAATCTCTCTAACACCCTGATAATATCATGAATATCTATACTCTTTTTTAAAGGTTCTTCCGATTCTATAGTCTCGACACCTTCTGAGTAATCTTCTAGGATAGTTAATATGTTTTTCAAGTCTTTAAGAGTCATCCACACACCTTTAGTTCTATAAAAAAGAAACCCTCTTTAAACCCTTAGGCGGAAAGAGGGCAGTAATAGTAACAGTGAATTTTGTATTAAAGTTTTACATCTGTATTATCTGCTTTAGGAGCTTTCATTACTTTAGATTTAGAAGTTTCAGCAGCATCCTTACCCTTATCTCCTTTTTCAGGAGTTCTGGTAAGTGATTTTTGGAAAAGGTTAATAAACTCTTCCACAGCTGGATCAAGTTTCCCACCTTGAAACTTCTTGATCATGTTTAAAGCCGTGTTAGCACCTTCAACTTTACCAGCATCTCCTAATAAAGTCTCAATACCTGCAAGAACGAATATACTTTCGTTCTTATTAATCTTTTTAGGAGCTTCTTTCTTAGCTTCAAATTTAGATACGTTACATTTAGGTTTAAAGTCCATGCCTTTTTTAGCGGTAGGTGTCCCCTGTTTATCATCTATATTAGTTTTTTTGATAGGATTCTTTTTAAGAACTTTCTTCTTATCAGTATCTACCTCTTTCTTATTATCTGGATGTTCTTTAGACTCCCTAAGTTTGTCTTCTCTTAAATTAGCTTGAGTCTTAATCTTCTGCAACTTGTCCATGAATTCATGAGTATTCATACTATTACCTTTCTTTTGTTAATAATCAAAACTAGTGTCTTTATCTACAAGCATTCTTTTTACTTCTTGGAACAAGTCTCTGCTCCTAATGACATCTAATGCATCCTCTAGAGTAATTGTCCTAGGTTCATGTTTAGTCCTTACCCAGTCTATAAGCTCTTGTTTGTTTATAGGACTTCCTGCGATATTGATAGTATCCTTACTCTCAAGAAGTTGGGTACATAGATCTTTTATAGCTTGAATTTTTTTCATAGTCCTCTTATCCGTAAAGTAATCTAATTATAATATAAAAAATTACTCTCCTCCATCGTCTCCATCCTCTGAATCATCGTCATCACTATAACTATACATGGGGAATAGACTTCTCCCTAAACTCTTCTCCCTATTAGTTTTCTTTCTAGCCTTTTTCTTCTTCTTTTTTTCACCTAGGAATGTTTCACAATATCTATCTACCAGCTCACTCATATATCAAACTCCTTCTTATATCTTATTGTCTTACTCACAATCTTATCAAACTTTTTATTATGATAACTACTACACTCTATACATTTGTTCACAATACTATCTTCTACTAAATCATATACTGTCTGAGTATACCTTTTTCTATTCTCAGATACTTCCTTAAACTCTTGAACTCTCTTCTCAAGTAATCTAGTTTTGTATACTAAGTTACTTTTACAAGAAGGACATCTTTTAGCATAGGATATCTTGAGTCTTCTTTCTAATTTACTCACTACTTCATCAAGAGTTACCTTACCTATAATATAAGACATTAGAGCATCTTTAGAATTAAACTTACAACTTAACTTTTTACTCGACAGTAACTCTTGAAAATCTTCTTTTTTAAGGTTTCTCATAAGACTGTTAAGTCTCATCTTCTTATCAAGTCCAGAAGCTTCTCGAACTACCCTAAAGTTGACCAAATCATCTACAATGATAACCCCGACTCGTGTCAATTTATACTTATTTAGTATTTCCCAAGTTTCCTTCTCATGTTTACGGTGTATTATCAAGTGAACGTAGTCAAAAAATTTTAAATATGATTTTAATTGACTTATAAGTCTACCAGTAGTATCTTGACTCCCTTTAATCTCATAACCATGGAAGATCCCCTCACGAAATAATGCAAAGTCTACTCGACTTGTTCCGTTGATATCATATTCGTTAAGGAATATACCCTCGTTGAAGAATTCCTTGTTTTCTAATATGTACTTGAAGCGAATATCTACATCATTTATCTTAACCATCAGTCTATCTTATCTTTAGTATAGTCACTCTTAACCCTACTCTTTATTTTATCAAAGGAACTCTTACCTAGAGCGACCATGAGAGCGTCCTGAACCCCTTTTAAATAGTACTTATTCTTATCAGACCTCTTATCCCTATAATCGTAGAAAGATTTTCTATACAGACTAACAGATGCCTTATCTAAAGAATCCTTAGTAGGTTTGTTTCTAACATTAATATCTTCTAATATTTTATTCAGTTTTTCAATACTCATACTAGATCTCCTATACATAAAATATAAAAAGAGAAGCTGTTTAGACTTCTCTTTTTATACTAGGTATTAATTATTAGATAGACCAATAGTTTACCACTCGAGGTATTATAGTTGGAGGTCGGTATACATTAGCTATTCCGTACAACGCATTACTAACAGTAACTCCTGCGTCAAATGTTACACCATTATTTATGGATTTATAGACTTTACCACTTATTTGGTTAGTTGCTAAAACAGAGCCATTAACTGTTTGACATACTGCGTACGCCCCATATGCAATAGTTGCTCCACCTGTCCATGAAATACCGTTATTTGTTGATCTATATAATTTCCCACCACTAAAGTTAGTAGCTACGACAGTTCCATCAGCTAATTGATCTATTCCAGTCATTCCTGCAACAGTATTCCCGATACTAGACCATGTCGTTCCACCGTTTACCGACTTGTACACATTTCCAGAAGCATTCCCAATTACAATTATATCTCCATTAATTAATTGCTTAATACCGTATAAACCAACATTAAATGCAACAACATTAACCCCTGCGTCCCATGTTAAGCCATTATCTGTTGATTTGTGTACATTTCCTGTATTAGAAGTACACGTCAATAAATCACCGTTAGCTAATTGAATTACTTGAATACAACATGTATTTGTATTGGGTAGATTAACTCCAGCATCCCATGTTGTACCATAATCAGTAGATTTATAAAGCTTTCCATCAGTACCAATTAAAACTATACTACGGTTAGCAAGTTGAGTCATACCTCTTAAAGGTAGACCACTACCTACCAAAACTCCAGAGTCCCATGTAGCTCCATTATCTGTTGACTTATGTATCCTACCTGAGGTTCCCCCAGAAGCTAAAACGAAATTTTCAGTCATTTACATTATCCTCCTTAAGATGTCACCCCCCCCAGTAGGAGGCAATCTAAATATAATATAAAATATCTAATATCTTCATGCCACAACCTTGACAAAACTTAATATTTATGATATAATGGGTATAGGAGGAACAACATGATTTACTTTTTAGACAGGGATCCTTATTTAGCGGGAAGTTACTTAGCAGATAAGCATTTGAGCATTAATTTGGTTAATACGTGTACAGCACTTTGCAGTATTTTAAAAAAATACAATATGGAGTCTCCTCAGAGGGGGTATGGAAGTAACAATCCTTTAATGAAATGGGGTTCTCAGTCAGATAGTAATTTTAAGTGGCTAATATTATATGCTAAATCTCTAATATTAAACTTTGAGGGTAGATTTAATAAGACGCACAGAACTTCAATAGACCTAGACAGTATAATATCTCCAGTACCAGAGGGAGAGTTGACAGAGTTCCCCCAGATGCTACCTGATAAGTATAAGAATAAATATGATTCTGTAAAAGCATATAGGGACTATTATATCAGTGAGAAGGGGAAACCTTCAGAATATAGGAAGAAAGCTCCAGATTGGATGATAGGTAACTCAAACAGAGATAAAAGGATACTGTATTTAGAATACTTCAAGGAGTTAGGATATAATCTAAGGATATTAGATGAGGTAGAAGGAGTTACCATTCAAAGACAAGAGAAGGACACTTGGAATAATCTAAGTATCTTGGGGGGTAGTGAGGGGATTTTATTAAGGAGACTTATAGACAATGCTAAAAGAGCAAACTAAACTAGAAGAGTTAATTTTTGAACTCTACAACTCTGGGGAATCAACGGAGGAATTACTAACTAGCCTATATACATCCTATGTGACTTTAGTGATGTCAGAGTCAGATACTGACCCTGAGTTAAAGATATTAGCACTAAGTCTCCTCAGGAAAGCTGTAACTATAATAAAATAAAAATTAAATATCCAGTTAATAGAAAGTGAGATTGGTGTAAAAACTAGTCTCCTTTTTTATTTAAGGATACCAGTATTAACGAACATAGTTGTCTAACTTCATCACTCGTCTTCTCTAACCTAGCATTAGTCTCTATCTGAGACTTCATATAGATCTGAAACTCTTTTGCTAATAAATACCTTCCATCATTAAATTCCAAACTCTGATTTCTACATTTCAAAGTGTGATTCTCTAGCATATCTGACATCTTATCTCCCACGATATCCTCCGTCAATGACCTGAATACTCTTTTTCCAAAAAAATTAAGAACTATGAACACTGAGCCTGCTGGAACAAATAAATAAAGACCTACTTTAGTAATAAAATCCATTACTTGTGGAAGAGCTACATTGCTTAAATCCATACACTAATCCTCTAAATGCTAATAGTCTTACAGTTATAATATAAATATACTATATGTATCAAGAAGAGAGCCTTTCGGCTCTCTTCTCTCCTTAACTATTTAAGGTTGTGTACTATGCTAATGGAGCCTCTACATACTCTATCATTACTTTTGAAGCACCTCCAGTAGCAGCTGTGACCACTACTCTAGCAACACCACCATTACCTGCTGAAACTGAGGTAAATTGGTTAGAAGAGTAAGTATTAACAACTGATGGGAGATTTTCAGCAGTTGTTTGGATCTCAGTAGCAACTGTACCATTAACTATAACTTGGATAGTAGCAGTAGTTCCACTTGTGTAAGGTGTAGTAATATCAGTAGTTACACTTTTGACTATAGCCCCTGCTGGTATTACGGCAATTGAACTAACAGATGAAGTACCTACTGATAACAGAATGTGTTTAGAACCACCATATTGTGAAACGATACCTGCAACTAAGTTAGCTTTTGTGATTTTCTTAGTTAAATTGGAATCAGAGGCATCCGCAATAGCGATCATATCTCCGTCAGCTATTTCAGTGATAGTAGTTGTTATATCGTTAATATCTAGGTTTATAGTATTACCTGATTTAGTTAAACCATTACCAGCTGTTATATTACCTGCACTTGAGAACTGAGTGAATAAGATATCAGTACTTTCAATAACAGGACTGTTCTGGATCTGAACAAATCCTTCACCTGACATGGTATCTCCATCTTGTACAAAGAAGAAAGAACCATCTTTAACTTCACTTGAAGGAGTTCCGTCAAAATCGGTTCCGTCAAAATCGACAGCTCTTGTCAATACGAAGTATGTATCCTCATCACCTACTGTAGTTAGTGTATATATACCGTTGTTCATTGCATTTACTTGATTTTTAACTAAGACTCTATCATGTAAAGCAACTGTCTTATTGTCAATAGACAGAACGCCAAAGGCATCCGCTGTTAATTTATGAGTATGCCCCGTACCGCTAGCAGTTACCGCAGGTAAGGCTGCGACAGTAGCCAATCTGACAGCTTCGTGCAAGTTGAGACCAGAAGCTACTGCATCTGTGTATGCTTTAGCATTAGATTCTGCTGTACTAGCCGACCCTGCTGGATCATAATTTACTGCAAGACCGTCTGAGTAGGCATTAGCGTGGGATAAAGCTTGAGCATCTGCGTATAGGAAGGAACCTGGAGTACTCATAGTACCGTCAATAATTTGTACTTGTAAGTCAAGAGCTGATACATCGACACCGTCTACTAAACCTAGTCCAACAACTACAGCAGGAATAGACCCAGCTCCAACAGTACCAACTGTGATCGTACCTGTTGGGGAGGTAGCCCCAATAACTGTATCCGTTTTAATAGTTGAAGCAGTTAATGTTTGTAAATTAGCACCCGTATTGTCTCTAACTTCAAATCCGCCAGCTACCTTACGGAGCATAATCCCCGATGGTCCGCCTACTATGAAATCTGCACCCATCACGCCTGATACATTTTGGAATAAACTCATGTTTTTCTCCTTAATTCTGGAACGTAACCCGTTCCCTTACTTTTAACTAACTATGTTACTGTTTTTGGAATACCCAGATAGCCTGTACATATTATCAACAC